AATTGCAATCACAGTTGCAGAACACGGCTACGCAGTAGCAGTTTCTGAGTTGCTCCTTAACGCATCATTCGATGACGTTATGGCATCTGCTTCACGTCTTCTTGGTCGCCACATGGCTCAGTACCTCGACGTACAGGCACGCAACACACTCTCTGCTGCAACCTCTGCAGTCTTCGGATACGACCGCTCAGGCGTGCAAGGTATCAACTCATGGTACGACGAAGGTTCTGCTGCGTCATCTATCCAAGGCCTAACAGGTAACTTCAAGTTGTCTACAGGTGCAATCAAGGATGCTGCTCTTACCCTTGCTGGTAAGAACATCCCTCGCTTGGGTGAGACCTACGTACAATTCGTACACCCTAAGCAGTCTCGTGACCTTCGTTCGAACCCAGAGTTCATCGAAGTAACCAAGTACGCTGCTCCAGGTAACTTCATGCTCGGTGAAATCGGCCGTCTTTACGACGTAGTATTCATTGAGACAACCCAAGTTAAGAAGATTGCTAACAACACAACTGTTAACTACTCTTCTTCAATCGGTGCTCCTTCAGACCAGACTGGTGTTCCAGTTAACGCTAACACAGGCCCAGGCCTCGGCGGTAACCCAGAAAACCCAGGTCAATCAGCACCTACAGGTACAACCACTGCAGATGTCTACGAATCAATCATGATTGGTGACAACGCATTTGGACACGCTATCTCTCTTCCAGTTGAACTCCGTGACGGTGGCGTTCTCGACTTCGGTCGTGAGCACGCTCTTGCATGGTACGCAATCTGGGGCCTCGGTGTAATCACCGACCAGGCTATCGTCAAGGTTTACACAAACTAAGACAACTCGATGACTGTGGGCCATACTCCTTCTTTGGCCCACAGCCATCACAATTAAAACTAACTTAGGAGAATAAACACCGTGGCAAACACACCAGTAAGTCCGCTTGACGCAACAGGCCGTGCAGCGGCAGCAGCAACAAAAGCAAACCAGGATGAACTCAAGAAGCGCAAGGATGAGATTTCCATTGCAGCACAGATTGAGGCAGAGAGTCTAGAGAACGATGTCTTCGACCCAAAGAAGCCAGACGCTCCTCTAGTTCTAGATGAAATCGAGAGTGTTGGAGTTAGCACTGCTAACGAGCGTGTTGTTATTCGCACGATTACCGACATCGAAGAGATGACCTTTGGAGTAGGAAATCACTACAGTTTCAAGGCTGGCGTGAAGTACTCCGTATCAAAGGAACTAGCCGATTACCTAGAACAACTCGGATATATTTGGCGACCAAACTAAGTCGTCACCAATAGTCCGACCCTCAACTGGTTCCCGCCCTCCTCCCAGTTGGGGGTTGGACCTTTTTATTAGCAATTATTAAGACATAATTGCATAACAGTATTTCGGAGGTTACGTGGCTACTCTCAGCAGTTTGGCAGACCGTTTACGGTTTGAAATTGGCGATATCGGTAAGTCCTTTGCTTGGCAGACTGTTGCTGACGGCATCACCAATCGCTACCTCGTACCTTACTCACCTATCGATGGTGCAAGCCTAGTTGTCCATGTTGGTGGAACAGACGTTTCCAGCCATGTTGAAGTAGAAGAACTAACTGGCTACCTAACCTTTGACACAGTACCTGCAGCCAATGCAGTGATTATCGTTTCTGGAACATACTTCCGTTACTTCCTTAACTCTGAGATTTGCAACTTTGTAGATACTGCTTTTGGGCAACACATTGCCAACCACGCTGATGCGTATGGTCGTGGCTACTCATATACAAGCCTTCCTGGTATCGAAGAGTATCCAGTAGTTGTGTACGCCTCTACATTGGCGCTTTACACACTTGCTACTGATGCGTCATTTGATATTGACATTACCGCTCCTGATGGAGTGGCTATCCCACGGTCTGAGCGCTATCGCCAACTCATGCAGATGATTGAAGAGCGCAAGAACCAGTATAAAGAACTTTGCTCAATGCTCGGTATCGGTATGTACAAGATTGACGTGTTCACATTGCGCCGTACATCTAAGACGACTAACCGTTACGTACCTGTCTATCTTCCTTCAGAAGTGGACGACCGCTCCATGCCACAGCGTGCTCTCCTATCTATGCCAAGTTACGGAAGCGCTATCTCTCCTTCAGATGTGCCTTCTTACGACCTTACAATGTACCAAGGAGACTCGTTCGAAGTTGAGTTGGACTTCCCATTCGACATCAGTGGTTATACCTTCAACTCACAGATTCGTATGCAGCCAGCAGACCCAACTCTTCTTGCTACATTTACTATCACCCCTGTTTCTGGAAACAATCAGAAGTTGACCTTGTCACTTACCAGTGACCAAACAACCATGCTTCCTGAGCGTTCGTACTGGGATATCCAAGCAACATCAAGTGACGACCCTAACTACCAAAAGACTTACATGCGTGGAACAGTGTTCAACACTCGTGAGGTGACAATGTGACAACCTGTAGTTGCGAGAATAACTGCACCTGCGGAACTCAGAGCATCACAGTCCAGGCTAAAAACCCTATTGTTATCCAGGTAGTTCCTCCTACCGCCGCACAATCCACGCAGTCAACAGTGGTTGTAGGCCCTGGTCAGGGAGGCGCTCGTGGTCCTCAAGGCCTACAGGGTGTACAAGGACCTCAAGGTGTACAGGGAACTTCTGGATTAACACTAACCATTGCATACAGGCATGTGCAGGGTTCTCCATCTGCTATATGGAGTGTCCCGCATAACCTTAATTTCTTTCCAAACGTCACTACACTTGACTCATCTGGTGCAATATGTGAGGGCGAAATCTACCACCGAGACCCGAACTACTTGGAAATAACTTTTTCAGCATCGTTTAGCGGCGTTGCGTTCTTGTCATAAGGAGACATGATGGCCCGTAAGTTTTATACACCAATCAGTTTAACTGGTCTTGAATTAACCAATTTTAAGATTCAGAATCTTCCAGATAACCCAGCCCCTTACGGTGCAGGTCACTCTTACTACAACACCACAGCAAAAGAACTCCGCATCTATGATGGCAATAACTGGGTGCCAGTTGGTGGCTCTGTTGAGTACGGCACCTATTCCGCTCTTCCTACTCCAGGAAACAACGGACGTGTCTATGCTACAACTGACACACAAACTCTTTACTTAGACTACAACGGTGCTTGGTTACAAGTCGGAGCATCAGGAACTGCTTCCTACGTAAACTCTGTAAACGGTACCTCTAACCAAATATCCGTTAACCAAACAACTGGTGATGTAACCGTAAGTCTTCCATCATACATTGATGTTACTAATGGTGAATTCCACCTTGCTAAAAACGAATACTGGCGTGATGGAACTCAATTCGGTGTTGTGGTTGCTAACCAATACAGCGGTCACTTTAACGTTGTTGCCGTTGACCGTGCTCTTGAACTTGAGACACAAATAAGTGGAGACATTATCCTTAACCCAGCATCTGGTGTTATTGATGGTTACGGTAATGAACTTCACATTGGTAAAACAGAGTACTGGCTTAATGGCGATATCTCTGGTTCACGCTTAGGCGTTATTGTTGCTCATCCTTCAGACGGCAGTTTGACGATTGCAGCAAGCAATCAACTTAATATTGAAGCACACAGTGGAGAGATTAACCTTGCTCCATCTAACGGTGTCATCAACGGTAATAACAACGAGATGCACCTTCGCAAGACTGAGTACTGGTATGGCGGAGATAATGGTGGTACTCAAGAAGGTATTGTTGCTGCAATCTCTGATGGAACATTCCATGTAACTGCAACAAACGGTAATCTTGTTCTTGAGTCTAACAACAATTGGTTAACACTTTACGGCGATAGTGGAGTTAAATCTCTATCTAACTTCTACTCTGATAATGGCTACAGCATTACTTCTGGAAATAATCTTTATGTAAAGAACGGCATTTACGCTGGTGGTACCGATACTGGAACAGATGGATACGTTTACGTTCAAGACGCTTCTGGCAATAACCTTGTAACACTTGGCGGTGGTTCTGGTTCTGGCCTCATTGAAACCCACGGCGCTGTAAACCTATATCGTGCATACGGTGACGGCGGAAATCTATACGGACAGTTCTTTAGCGATGGCGACAATAATTTCCTCATAAACGCTAACTACAATAACCTTATTCTTCAAGCCGATTCTAGTAAGGCTTACATCGGTTCTGTTACAGATGGTAACCGAATTGCAACGATGTCAGACGTCAATGCTGCTGCACAAGGTCTCTATGTCCTTGGTTCAGTCCGCACTGCAACAGACTCAAACATTGACATTACTGCCAATGCTTCTGCCCCAATCAGTGGCGTTACGCTTGTAAACGGTGACCGTGTTCTCGTTAAGTCACAGTCAACTGCGACTGAAAACGGAATTTACATTTACAACTCTGGGTCTCAGACACTTGTTCCATCTACAAATCCTGTAGATTCAGATATCAAGGAAGGTTCCTACGCTCTCGTAGAAGAAGGAACCTACGCTGCACAGGGTTGGATTGTTACAGCGTTCTCTGCTGGAGCGTCAACCTGGACACAGTTCTCAGCCGCTGGTGAGTACACCGCAGGTTATGGAATTGACATCTCTGGTGGCTCTATCTCAGTAAAACTTGACTCAGATAGCCTTTCAGAATCGGGTTCTGGCCTAAAGGTTAACTACCACACAGACGGCGGTTTGGATAACGATAGCGGTCTATATGTAAAGACTGCTAATGGCGTAAAGATTGATAGCAGCGGAAACGTCACAATTGATACCTCTGTTGTAGCACGCCGTTACGCTTCTACCATCACACCAGTCGCTCCATTTACCGCCTTTGATTTCCCAATCAATCACGCACTAGGAACCGACGTAATTGTTCAGGTATGGGATACCTACTCAAACGGTGGAGCAAATCAACTTGTAGATGTTGATTACTACAACATCCCTGATAACGGCGGAACAACTGTTGTTGAGTTTGCTGTACCTCCAACTGACGGTCAGGTATATCGTGTAGTGGTGGTTGGCTAACAACTAGTAAAGGGCGTACATGAGCCGTAGGTTTTTAACACCGCTTAACGTACTGCATTTGGCCTCTGCGCCAAGCAGTCCGTCTATTGGCGATGTCTACTTTAATACTACGGATAAACTCCTTTACACTTGGGATGGAACTCACTGGGTTGGCTCTGGATTACAAGGCGCCCAAGGAACCACAGGCTCAACAGGACCACAGGGAACTACGGGTTCCCAAGGATTAACAGGAAGCCAAGGCGCTACAGGTTCGCAGGGTTCTGTAGGAACTCAGGGAACCACTGGCGCTACTGGCTCACAGGGAACTACTGGCTCTACTGGTTCTCAAGGTCTACAGGGCTTTACTGGACCGCAAGGTAACGATGGTGCACAAGGTACAACTGGTATCCAAGGTGCTGTTGGACAAACTGGTTCTCAAGGAACTACGGGTAGCCAAGGTGCTACAGGCTCTCAGGGCGCAACAGGAACCCAAGGTACTACTGGAGCAACTGGTTCCCAAGGTACTACAGGAGCGCAAGGTTTTACTGGTTCCCAAGGTTTAACTGGAGACGTTGGCCCAACTGGTAGCCAAGGTGCCACAGGTACACAAGGCGCTACAGGAACAACTGGTGCACAAGGAACTACGGGAACAACTGGTGCACAAGGCGCACAGGGAACTCAAGGCTACACAGGTTCTATAGGTGCTCAAGGTGCAGTTGGTTCAACAGGAACTCAAGGAACTACTGGCACACAAGGAGCAGTAGGCTCTACTGGAGCGCAAGGAACTACAGGTACTCAAGGTTCAATTGGTACACAAGGAACTACAGGTACTCAAGGCGCAATCGGTTCACAAGGCACTCAAGGAACCCAGGGTACTCAGGGAACGCAGGGTACCCAAGGTATTCAAGGTATTCAGGGTCCTGCAAACTTAAACAACTCTCACCTTTCAGTTTCTTTAGCAACTGCAGCAGTTCTTCCAAACTCACCTACTTACACCGCAGGAACTACTGACTCTGCTGGTGGCACTGGTATTGGCGCTTATTTACAGGCAACAACTTTTGGCGCACTTGTAGTTGACGGTGTAACAGTCACTTCAGTTGGTCAACGTATTTTGGTTAAAGACCAAGTAACAACAACCAATAATGGACTTTATGTAGTAACTACTATTGGTAATAGTTCTACTTACTGGAAACTTACTCGTGCGTCTGACTACGACGATAGCAGCACAGGAGAAGTTCAATACGGTGACTTTGTTCTTGTAGTTTCAGGAAACACACACTCAGGACAGTCTTGGATTCAATACGCCACTGGTTCACTTTCTGGTGGGGCAATCAAAATTGGCACAGATGCAATCCTTTGGACACAGACTACTGGTACAGGTGCTCAAGGTGCTCAGGGAACAACTGGTGCTGGTGGAACTATTGCTTATTGGGGTTCTTTCTGGAATACAACAAACGACGTTATCTCCAGTTCAACAACAGCGTACCCATTACCACTTAACTCTTCGGACCCTAATAACTTTGGAGTTTCTGTACTAAACAGTAGCCAAGTTAAGTTCTCTTATGCTGGCGTTTATAACATTCAGTTCTCTGCACAATTACAAAACATAGATACTCAAATCCATGATGCAAGTTTTTGGATAAGATTAAATGGAGTAGATGTTGCAGATACTCGTGGTCAAATTGCCGTAACATCCTCTCACGGAAATGTTAACGGCTACACCCTTGCTGCGTGGAACTACGTACTTAAATTAGCCGCTAATGATTATGTAGAACTAGTATGGCAGTCAGAAAGCACACAAGTCTCATTAGCAACACTAAGTGCTGGAACAACTCCTACTTCTCCAGAATCTCCTTCTCTTATCCTTACAGCAACACAAGTTGCGTACGCTATTCAAGGAACTCAAGGTCTTCAAGGTGCAACAGGAACTCAAGGTGCAACTGGAGCGCAAGGAACTGCAGGTTCTAATGGGTCCAATGGTACTCAGGGAACCACGGGTGCTCAAGGCGCAATCGGCGCTACTGGTTCACAAGGAACCACAGGTACAACAGGAGCGCAGGGCTTTACTGGAACACAGGGTGCTGTTGGTTCTACTGGAACACAGGGTACAACAGGTACTACTGGTGCTCAGGGAACGCAGGGTACGCAAGGTATTCAAGGTCTTAACGGTGGAATGCTCACCGCTGCTAACTACACGGCAAATGGACGCTTGGCTAATGACCAAACTGTTACTGCTAATGCGGATGCTCTTATTAACTTTGTTGATGACTTTGACCCACAGAACTGGTGGGACCCAACTGCACACCAATTTAAGCCAACTATTGCTGGTTACTACCTCATTAACTTTGATGCGTGGTGGGCTTCAGGTTCATTGAGCACTGCTCAGACAAATACTCAGGTTAGAAAAAATGGCGGAACAATAGCCATTTACCAAACACCTGTTCAAACAAGTAATGGGTACACCCAAGGTGGCTCTAAGGTTATTTACCTTAACGGCTCTACTGACTACTTAGATTTCACTGCATATACAAGTAACACAACTTCTCAAGTTCTTCAGTATGGCGGTGGCACAAGCGGTCAGGGAACTTACTTCTCAGCAACCCTTATTACTAGCGGAACTGTTCAAGGAACTACTGGAGCCACTGGTGCTCAGGGAGCCACTGGTGCTACAGGTTCAGCAGGAGCCACTGGAGCGCAGGGTGCACAAGGTTTCCAAGGATTTACAGGCTCTACTGGTGCTCAAGGAGCGACAGGTACCACAGGTTTAACTGGTGCTCAGGGAGCCACTGGTGCCCAAGGAGCAACGGGAGCACAGGGATTTACAGGTGCGACAGGTTCTCAAGGTGCCACAGGAACACAGGGACTTACTGGCTCTCAAGGTGTCCAAGGCTCGATTGGTGCTACTGGTTCGCAAGGCGCACAAGGTACGCAGGGCATACAAAGCCCACAAGGTGTGCAGGGCGCTACAGGACCACAAGGTGTCCAAGGACCTGCAGGAACTAGCCCTTCAATTACCGCAGTAGATGGTGGTACGTTTGATAGTATTGCACCATACAACGGCGGTTACCCCGATACAGTTGCTACCAACATACTAGAAGGTGGAACACCGTGATTAAGGAGAATATCTAAATGGCAGTCCAAACACAGATTCAATTCCGACGTGGAACAGCGTCGTCATGGACTTCTACCAACCCTACACTTGCCGCTGGTGAGTTGGGTTACGAGACTGACACAGGTCTCTTCAAGATTGGTAACGGCTCTACTGCTTGGACTTCTTTAGGATACGCAGCAAGCGGCGCAAGTTACACAGCAGTTGCTACCATCAACGGTACAACTACACTTACTGTTTCTAGCACAACCACATGGAACTTTACTGGAACATCAACACAGACCGTTCTTCTTCCAGCAGTAAGCACCCTTCCACTTGGTTGGTCATACCAGATTCTTAACAACTCTACAGGTAACGTTACTGTCCAATCTTCTGGCGCAAATAACGTTCTTGTTCTTGTTTCTGGAACCAGCGCATTGTTTACCTCTGTTGCTACAACAGGCACAGGCGCAAGTGTATGGGATTACCAATACTCAGGATTTGACGCCATTACAGGTACAGGCTCAGTTGTCCTTGCAACTAGCCCAAGCATCTCTGCGCCAACAATCACTAACGGTGTGTTGTCAGGAACTCTTACTGCTAACTCATCTGCTGGTACAAGCGGTCAAGTATTGTCCTCAACAGGTACAGGCGTACAGTGGGTTGCAGCAGGTACAGGAGCAGCCTTCAGCGAATTCCTCTTGATTGGCGCATAATACGCTAGACTAACCCGCATGAATCTGGTCCAACAATCGGTACAGCAAGGCGGTAAGTTAGCGCCACTCATCATTCCATCAGAAGTAACTGGTGGTACAGGATTACTCAACCCATCCATCTTTATAGATGATGATGGTGATATTCTCTGCATCCTCAGACATATCAACTACACCCTTTACCATTCTGAAAATGACCAACGCTTCCCCAGTATTTGGGGACCACTCTCATACCTACACCCAGAAGAAGACCAGCATCTTCGTACCACTAATTACCTTTGTAGATTAGACAAAGACTACAACATCATTAACTACTGCTTAATTGAGATGCTAAACCTACATGAGCCTATTTGGGACTTTGTAGGGTTGGAAGATGCTCGTCTAGTTAAATGGAACGGTAAATATTACGGCACTGGTGTGCGTAGAGATACAACCACTAACGGTCAAGGCCGCATGGAGTTGTCAGAGTTAGAGATTGATAAAGAAGCCTGGACTGCTAAAGAAATATCACGTGTACGAATCCCTGAACCAGGTGCTGACCTTGGGTACTGCTCCAAGAACTGGATGCCCGTTCTAGATAAGCCCTACTTCTACATTAAATGGACATCACCTACTGAGGTTGTTAAGGCTGCACCAGGCGTTCCAACCTGCGAACAAGTTGCTGTAGTAGAGGGAATCACACCTCCAACTGAACAGCGTGGTGGGTCACAACTCATACGCTGGGGCGATATGTACGTAGCCTTTACGCATGAGGTTGTTCTTACTAAAAACTATATGGGACAGAAAGACGGCGTCTATCGTCACCGCATGTGTGTATGGAACAAGTACTTCAAACTTATCGGAATCTCACCACAAGAGTGGTCATTCCTAGATGCCAAGATTGAGTTTGTTTGTGGAGCCGCTGTCTACAATGACAACCTGCTACTTTCTTTTGGGTTCCAAGACAATGCGGCATTTATCTTAGAACTACCCAAGCACGTCGTAGACAACATGGTTTCGGAGGCATTGTTCGGTGGAAATTAAAGACCTGATAGTTCAACTATCTAACGACCCATTCAATCCAAACCTCAACCTACAGATTGCCAGTGAGTATGACCGCATCGGTCAGACTGCATCTGCCGTCTCGTTCTATTTGAGAACAGCCGAGTACGGCTACTACACCCACTATGAGCACGTGTATGCGGCGCTCTTGAAATCGGCCCAATGCTTTAGCCATCAAAAGAACCGTGAGCATACAGTCCAAAATCTGTACTACAAGGCTATTGCTTACTTGCCTCAAAGACCTGAAGCATGGTTCCTCTTTTCTCGGTACTATGAACAGAATAAAAAATGGCAGGAATCCTACACCTTTGCAGAGGTGGGGTTGTCCCTTCCTCCAATAAAACTTGCGCCTCTTCCTATCGACGTAGACTATCCAGGGCAATATGGACTGACCTTTGAGAAGGCAGTCAGTGCTTGGTGGGTAGGACGCCAAGATGAGTCATTAGACCTCTTTAAGACGTTAGAGGCTAATCCAGAATTAACTGAGGCATATAAAGCCTCTGTTCAGAACAACCTTGCTAGTTTAGGACACGCAACCCCTACTACATAAGGATAATAGCCATATCACCAGCCTCAAGGAGTTCATTCAATGGCAGCAGCATACAAAGTTTTAGGTATGACAGGCGCAGCAGGCGCTACAGGAAACGGCTCACAGCAACTTGCAGCAGCCAATACCAACTACAACCTTTACACAGTTCCTAACAGCCCAACACTGTCGGCTGTTGTTTCTACAATCACTATTTGCAACCAGGCTTCAACCGCAGCGACATTCAACATTGCGATTCGACCAGCAGGTGCAACTCTTGATACCCGCCATTACATTGCATACGGAACTCCTATTGCAGGTAACGACACAATTGCTTTGACTCTTGGTGTAACAATTGCTACCACCGATATCATTACAATTAACGCTTCGGCAACTACGCTTTCATTTGCAGCATTCGGTTCTGAAATTTCCTAAAGGAGGACTGACTTATGTCAGTTAGTCGTCTATCTAAGCAAAGCGTTCAGGCTGGTTTTCCTAAGCAGCAAACTGTTTGGGACCAAACCACTGGTGCTGTTGCCATGGACTGTTTAGGGTCTATTACCCTTGCTGGAACATCGTCCTCTATAGTGTTCCAAAGTATCCCTGCAACTTACACGCACCTACAGTTGCGTACTTATGGGCTTAGTTCTAACACTGATGCTTACATGTACTTTAACACTGATACAACAAATACAAATTATCGTCGTGCTGGTTTCATGGGCGATGGAGGCTCAGGTACCGTGTTCAATGACAACGCCCCTTACACGGATGCTGGTAACGTGCAGTCTTACGCACAGTTACTTATTTACGATATTTTAGACTACACAAACCCTAACAAAAACAAAATGGCGAAAATTTTATTTGGACAAGATAACAACGGTTCTGGTCGTGTTGGACTTGAGTCTATTACTTGGTACGGTGGAGGAACCTCTGCAGTAATAAACAAGATAACTCTTTCTGGTCGTTCATATACTGCTGGTACTAACGTTTCTTTGTATGGGATTCGATAATGGCGACAAACGTACCCATTCAATCAACTACTCTTACCACTAGTCAGTCTAGTTACACTTTTTCTAACATTGACCAAACGTACACAGATTTAACATTAGTAATCTCTGGTGTTGCTGGTGGAGGTACTGGCGGTAACATCTGGATTCAATTTAACGGTGACACTTCTTCTGGACTTTACTCACGTACACGTGTGCTAGGTGACGGTTCTAACATGAGCAGTGAGCGTCAGGCTAACCAAAACTGGGTAACCATTGGGGATGCTGCAAACGGTGAGCAGATTGGCTTAACTATTTGGATACCTCAATACTCAAACCCAAATGTGACTAAGTCTGTACTTTCTCGTTCTTACTCTTCAAACTATGTGAGTGCTTATGCAGGATTGTGGAGAAACAGTTCTCCTATTACAAGTATTACCTTTACTATGGGTGCTTCGCAGAGCATCGGTGCAGGAACTACTCTTTCTCTTTATGGTGTTGCTGCTGGAAGTCCTAAAGCATCTGGTGGAAACACCTACACAGATGGAACCTACTGGTATCACCTATTTACATCTTCTGGAACTTTTACCCCTGCACTCTCTAGCCTCTCATGTGACATCTTGCAGGTAGCAGGCGGTGCAAGTGGAGGCGCAGGTTTTGGAGGCGGTGGTGGTGCGGGAGGAGTTCTCCTTACACAGTCCTATTCCCTTCCTTCTCTTCCCCATCAAATACTTGTAGGCGCAGGAGCCGCTTGGAACTCAATCCAATCTGGCGGATTTTCTGCTGGAACAATTGCCCCTGGTTCTAACGGCAATAACTCTTCTATTGGAAGAAATGGTACTCCATTACTTATTGCTTACGGTGGTGGCGGTGGAGGTTCCTACGGAAGTAGCGCAACGCAAATTGGTCGTAATGGAGGTTCTGGTGGAGGCGCTGGTGGAGGAAGTCCAGTAGCAAACGCTTCTGGAGGAACAGGAACTGCAGGTCAAGGCAACAACGGTGGTAACGGAACACAGTCTGGAAACAACTACACCTATGCAGCCTCTGGAGGCGGAGGTGCTGGAGGAAATGGTATCGGTAACTCAGCAAATACTGCAGGTAACGGCGGTATCGGAGTAACAAGCATCACTATCAGCCAGTTTGCATCTGCTACTGGTACAGGCGTAAATGATGGTTCAGGTAACTACTACTTTGGCGGTGGAGGTGGCGGAGGAACTGCTGACCTTGCAAACTCTACCCGTTCTTCTGGTGGTTTTGGAGGAGGAGGCGCTGGTGAAAGAGCGTACTCAAATAACTCTGACAGCGTTGCTGGTTCCGCTTTTACAGGAGGCGGTGGCGGTGGTGGTTCTTACGCTTCTACTTCTGGTTCTGGAAATACTGGTGGAGGAAAAGCAGGCGGCTCTGGTCTTGTGATTGTGAGGTACTTGGTCTAATGAATGAGACTATGGTAAAGATTGCTTCGTTTACCGTCCCTTCTGGCGGACAAGCAAGCGTAACTTTTACAAACATTCCGCAAAACTTTACTGACTTAAAACTTTATGTATCTGCTCGTACAGGTCGCACCACTGACTACCTAGACGATATGGACATACAGTTTAACAATGATAGCAGTGCTAGTTATAGCACTGTAACAGTGCAAAACAACCAAGGTTCTACTCAGTCATTGAGAAACACTGGTCAAACATCCGCTATTAGAAACACTGTAAACTCAAATACCTCAACAAGCGGTAACATGAGTTGTACAGAGATTTTAATTACCAACTATACTTCTTCAATAGCAAAACTTATTCAAACAGATACAACGGCAAACGACAACAACGGTCACGTATATGCTGGTCTTGCATCCTCTGTCTATACTGGAACTTCTCCTATTACTCAGATTAAAATTACAGGAGACCAATCTGGATTCCTTGTGAACTCTGAGTTCACTCTTTATGGATTGAAGAACCAAACAAAGACAGCAAACAACTACCTAAAGGCTACTGGTGGCACCGTTACAACAGATGGCACTTATATTTACCATACGTTTACTTCTACAGGAACATTCCAACCAAATAACAAACTATTGGTAGAGTCCTTAGTGATTGCTGGTGGTGGAGGTGGCGGCTCTCAAGACGGCGCTGGTGGTGGTGCTGGAGGAATTTTGTACGTTCCACCTATCACTATGTTTAACCAAGGAACATCTTATGCTGTAACCGTGGGCGCAGGTGGTTCTGGAGGTACTTCTGCTGGGGCAGGAACTCAGGGAAACAACTCAATAGTAAACGGTCTTACTGCAATCGGTGGTGGTGGAGGTGCTGGTCGTGGCACTGCTCCAACTACTGGAGGCTCTGGTGGAGGTGGAAACACTAACGGTGGAGCACAAGGCCCAGCATCCGCTACTCAAACCAGCACTAACGGAGGCATTGGTTATGGAAACGCTGGAGGAGGAAACGGCGGAGTTGCAGGCTCTGGAGGTGGCGGTGGTGCTGGTGCAGTAGGCGGAGCAGCAGTGTCTGGACAAGGCGGTAATGGTGGCGCTGGAACAAGCGTGTTTAGCCAATGGGGATTGGCAACCAACACAGGCCAAAACTCTGGAAGTCTCTTCTACTACGCTGGTGGTGGCGCTGGTGGCTATGAAGTCGGCCCTTGCGGATACGGCGGTATAGGTGGCGGAGGAGACGGTAGATTAGTTTCAGCAGCAAACTCAGGAACATCCAACACTGGCGGTGGTGGAGGCGCAGCAGGTTGGAGTGGTTCTGGAACAGTTTACGCTGGTGGCTCTGGCGGTTCTGGTTTAGTTATTCTTAGGTATAAGGCATAAAACAACTAACAACTGTTTATCATTAGACAATCAAGCAAGGAGAAAAATCTATGGCACATTGGGCCGAAATTGACGAGAACAACATTGTTACTCGTGTACTTGTCGTTGCAGATGACAAGACAGATGGTCAAGCATTTTTAGCCGATGAACTTGGCTTGGGTGGAACGTGGAAGCAAACTTCCTACAACACCTCTGCTGGAGAACACCGCAATGGCGGTACTCCTTTCCGCAAGAACTATGCTGGGATTGGGTTTACCTACGACTCTGTCCGTGATGCGTTCATTCCTCCAAAGCCATTTGCTTCTTGGACATTAGACGAAGAAACCTGCATTTGGGCAGCACCAACTCCTATGCCTACAGACGGCAAGATTTACACATGGGACGAAGCAACTACTTCATGGAAGGAAGTAACTGAATAATGTCTGATACACCTACAAAGATTATCGTTGACTGTGCTACTGGAGAGCAACATGTGGTTCCTCTAACAGCGCAAGAAATCGCACAACGTGACCAAGATGCAGCAGCAGCGGCTGATGCAGCAGCGGCACGTGAAGCAGAAGCCGAGCGCATTGCTGGCCTAAAAGCGTCTGCAAAGGCTAAGTTGATTGCTGGCACACCGCTGACAGCAGATGAAGCAGCAGTACTAGTTCTCTAATTTTCCCAAAGGGGAGTCATTCGTGTCTATTAAAAGATTTAATGGTGCTGGCCTATACGGGTCAAAAGCCACTAAAGTGTGGGACCAGTACACGACACTTAATGACTACCAGTCTATTGCTACGGTAGTTGTCCCTTCTGGTGGTTTAAGCACAATCACATTCAATAATATTCCGCAAAATTTTACCCATCTTCAAATCCGATACAGTGCCCAAAACAACCGTGCGTCATTTGCTACCGATGATGTAATCATGTACTACAACGGAGATAACACAGCATCTCGTTACCAATCTCACCGCATATACGGACAAGGCGCATCTACCCCAGCCTCTGATGGTCCAAATGGAGTTGCTGGTGGGTTGGCTGGGTTTATGTACTCAACTACTGGAGGAATAACGGGAAACTTTGGTGCTGGAATAATCGACGTTTTTGATTACGCAAGTCTTTCTAAAAACAAAGTAAGTAAAGCAGTTAGTGGTGCGGACAACAACGGCGGTACTGGTTCTGGTGCGGGACAGATTGGTATTTCGTCTTCACTTTGGACTCCAACATCTATTACAAATATTTACTCAATAACCTTTACTCCTGGTAACGGTACTTTATACTCCCAATTTTCTAAGTTTGCTTTGTATGGAATAAAGGTGGCTTCCTAATGGCAACTAATGGCTCTACTTACAACTTTATTGCTTCTCAAACAGCAAGCGGTTCATCCTCTTCTGTTACATTTAATAACATCCCTCAAAACTACACCGATTTTCGGGTAGTAGTTAACGCACGGTCATCTCGTTCTTCTAACTGGAGTTCTTTATCTGTTAGGTTTAATGGGGACGCAAGTTCTGCTTACTCAGATACCTTTATTCAAGCAAACAGTTCATCTGGAATCACTAGTGGCAAAGAATCGAATGTATCAACTTCCTTTGTAGGAAATATACCTGCGGCAAGCGCTACATCTGCTGCTTACGGAGTTATAATTTTAGACATATTTAATTACAGTTCGCCTAATATGTATAAGACATACAACAGTAAAACGGGTGCAATATTAGACGGAAGCACACAAGATTTTGAAACTAACACTGGTTTATGGAGAAGTACCAATAGCATTACCTCTATAACACTTTACGATGTTTACGGAAACTTTACTTCAGCAACAACCTTTTCTTTATACGGCATTAAAGCGGCGGATACTGGTGCAACTATCCCAACAAAAGCCCTTGGTGGAGATTACATATCTACTGATGGTACATACACTTACCACACCTTCTTAAACTCAGGAACGTTTACACCTTCAGGCACTCTTACTTGTGACCTTCTCATGGTTTGTGGAGGAGGTGGAGCGGCTAACCAAGGCGCTATCGGTGCTGGTGGTGGTGGAGGTTCTGTTTACTACAACACCTCTCTAAGCCTTTCTGGTCCTCAAACTGTTCTTGTAGGAGCAGGAGGCGCTCCAGATAATACCTCTTCTGGCCCTGGTCAAAATGGTGGTATTAGTTCTCTTGGTTCTTACACTTTTGCTTCCAATGCAAACGCTGGCGTGAACAACGGTAGTAGTGGAAGCAACGGAGGTAACGGTGGAGGCTCTCAAAGCGTTATCTCTGGAACAACCACAAGTTACTCAGGAGGAAGCGGTTCTGGACCTTCAGGTTCTCGCAGAGGTGGCGGCGGTGCAGGTGCAGGTGCAAACGGTTCTGGAATCAACCCTGGTGCTGGCCTTAACACGTATGCTTCATGGGCATTAGCAACTAACACGGGTGACAACGGTTACTACGGCGGTGGCGGCGCTGGAGGCTATGAAGTAAACGGCGGTGGAACCTGGACTAGTGGAGGCGCAGGTGGTGGAGGAAAGGGCGGTTACGGAACCACGTCCCCATTCTATAACGGAACTGCAGGACTACCTAACACGGGCGGTGGCGCAGGAGGTTGCGGTGGTTACACAGGAGTTATTGGCGGTTCAGAAAGCAACGGTGGTTCAGGAATCGTTATTGTGAGGTACGCATCCTAATGGCTAAAACATACTCTGCTATTCAAACAGTGACTGCTGCTGGTGGTGAGTCTTTACTTACTATTTATAACATCCCACAAAATTACAACGACTTAAAAATTGTGCTGTCATTACGTGGTGGAACGGGTGTAAACTCTGTTCTCTACTTTAACGGTGTATCAACTAGTTTTACTGGACGCTATGTTGATGGTGTAGGTTCTGGTAGTGCAACTAGTGGTTCTCTTGCTAACTTTGTAGGAAATATAGAAAGCACAAGTCAAACTGCTAACACATTTTCTATTCATGAAGTTTATGTTCCTAACTATGCACAGGCTGTTGCTCACCCGTTTTTTGCAGACGCCGCAACCGAAAACGCAAGTTCTTCGGCTTACATGGATTTTGCTGCTGGTATTTGGAACCCAGGAACTTTTGCTGCCATTAACTCTGTAGGTATTGGGTTAAGTTCTTCCACGTTTGTTGCTGGCTCTACAATGACCGTTTACGGTATAGGTTCAGGCGCTAAAGCAACTGGTGGAACTGTAGTAGGTTCTGGTAACTTCATGTATCACACATTTACTTCTTCGGGAGCATTTACTCCAACAGAACAAATCAAAAACGCCGAAGTTCTCCTTGTTGGCGGCGGAGGTGGAGGCGGAGGAGACATCGGTGGTGGAGGCGGTGCTGGTGGAGTGGCGTACTTCCCTAACCAAACTCTTACAGCAGGCACTACCTACTCGCTAACTGTAGGAGGTGGCGGTGCTGGTTCAGCAAGCAGCGTTAACCGAGGTTCAGTAGGAACAGACTCATACTTTGGCTCATTAGCCCACGCCCTTGGTGGAGGGTATGGCGGAGGTTACAACGGTAACGGTCAGGGTGGTCCAGGAAGCACAGGCGGTTCAGGTGGCGGTGCAGGAGCATCTATAGGAACTCTTGCATCTGCTTCAGGATTGCAACCATCATCAACTCCAGGTGGAGTTGGTTATGGAAACACTGGTGCTGGCTCTACAGGTTTTGGCTCTGGCGGTGGCGGAGGCGCTGGCGGTGCAGGAACAACTGCTTCTGGCGGTTCTGGCGGTGGCCTTGGTGGTACAGGTACTTCAGCATTCTCAAACTGGCATTACGCAACACAAACGGGCGTTAGTTATGGTGGAATCTACTACATCGCTGGTGGTGGAGGTGGAGGACAACAGTCTGGTGACACATACACTGGACAAGGCGGTAACGGTGGAGGAGGCCGTGGTGGTGCGTATCCTTCAACTGCTGCAATTGCAGGAACTACAAATACTGGCGGTGGCGGTGGCGGAGGCGGACAGACCATATCCACTGGTTTTGCTGGAGGCTCTGGCTTAATTATCGTTCGTTACCCAATTAACTAAGGAGACGCCATGCGTGGAAGCAAAGTCCAGGGGCGTTTTAAGATTGACTACGAAGCCATCTCTATGGATGAGGGAATCGTTGATGAACTTCGTGACCCAGTAGGTACCTCTGTATCATGGTGGCAATGGGACGATAACGCCTTAGCCGCAGATTACGACAACTGGGTAGACCCAATCTACGACGTATCCAACCAAGAGGCTGGCAAGGGCCGTCGTTGGAACGACCCCTTTGATGTGCCTGTCATTATGGCCCAGCAACTTCGTGGTACCAACATTATGAACGAGCGTGGTTTCTACACCGTAGATACTTTGCGCCTTGTAATTGCTGTAGCAGATGTAGCCCGTCTTCTTCCAGCACTGATAGACAACCCTAACGTCCACATTAAAGACCGTGTGGTATTCCAGGGTGAAGCCTTTGTTCCTACCCGTGTTTTACCACGTGGAAGGTATAAAGAGCGGTATTCTGTGGTGACTCTGGATTGCAACCAACTCAACCCCGAAGAGATGGTCAACGACCCACAGTTCCAATTCCTCACTAATTAGAAAGGCTCCACATGACCGACGAGACAACTCCTGTAGAAGATACAGTTACAGAAGAAGTAGAAACACCAGAAGTCGATGCGCCAGAAGTAGACGCAGAAGACGATGCAGACATCGACCTTGATGACGAAGACCTCCTCGATGAGGACCTCTTTGACGAAGACTTCGATGACGAAGATTCAGAAGAAGACGACGAAGAATAAGAAAGGCTAAAAATGCCAAAGACACCAATGCCTAAAAAGGGCAACGGCAAGGTAGAGAAGGTAATGAAGGAGTACTCTAAAGGTACCCTTCACACTGGAAAGAAAGGCCCAGGCAAAGGACCTGTTGTAACAAAGAAGTCCCAAGCCGTGGCTATCGCTTTGTCTGAAGCAGGAAAGTCTAAGAAGAAAAAGTAACGTGGCAAATTTTCTTACCCGCCTTAAACCAGCACCATTGAAATATCCCAATGGGGGAGGACTCGCAGCAATGGCTAAAAAAGCACCAGACTCTCAACGGTTAGAAGTTGAAGCGCTTAAGAAGAAGCATGAGGTAGAACTCGCTAAACTTCAAGAGAAGCACGCTGCTGCTAATAAACCAAAGGCACCTACAACAAAGGCGGTTAAGTAAATGGCATCTGAAGCATGGCAAAAGAAGGCAGGAAAGAATCCGAAGGGTGGCCTTAACGAAAAGGGCCGCAAGTCCTACGAGAAGGCCAACCCTGGTTCTGACCTAAAGCCACCAGTTAAGAAGGGTGACAATCCTCGTCGTGCATCATTCCTTGCACGTATGGGTAACATGCCTGGACCAGAGCGTAAACCTAACGGCGAACCTACTCGTCTTTTGCTTTCTCTACAAGCATGGGGCGCATCTTCTAAAGCAGATGCTAAGAAGAAAGCCGCTGCTATGTCTAAGAAAAAGAAGACTAAGTAATGGCAAAGAAGATTAAGGCTGATGGAGAAATCCATACAGTAAAGAAGAATAAAAAGGGAGACGTTATTGTCGACCACCCTGGTAACAAAGGCCCATGGGACAAGATTAATTTGACCAAGAAGGCTGGAGCCAAGACTCTTCAGCAAGGTGTGAAAGCCGTAAAGAAGTATCATCGGACGACAGGAAAGTAAATGGCAAGTAAGCCAGTATGGGAAAAAAAGAACCCAAAGAAGAAGTCAACACCTTTGTCCTCTGGGGCAAAGAGTGCTGCTAAAGCCCGTGCTGAAAAGGCAGGGCGCCCGTACCCAAACGCTGTAGATAACATCTGGGCGTCCCGACAATCGAAAGGAAAGTAGCATGTGCAAATCATGTGGATGTGGCTGTTCCAAGCCTAATTGCAAGGGCGCTTGCAAGAAGAAGCCTTCTACTAAGAAGGGCAAATAATGAAGAAGACATCTGATAAAGCACAAGATGCGAAGGTCATGAAGAACATGACCCCAGCACAAATGGCTGAGTTCAAAAAGAAAGATAAGAAGATGGACAAGGATAAAACCTTGAGCCGTGCTGAGGACACCAAGAAAGATAAGGCCTTAGCAAAGAAGATTAAAGACAAGAAAAAGAAGTAACATTTTAGGGCCTGGAGACAGGCCCTTTTTTGTACTCTTTTCTTATGGGTACTTGGGTTCATAGGCTGTCTGAAGTTGACGCAGAAACCCGCTCTGCCATCTGCTCCGAGTGTGGGCCAGTGTCTTTACGTGCGATTGGCTACAGCAAAAAGGGCAACAAAATGTGGAGATGTAAAAAGGCTAGGGTTATAGAAAAAAAGAACCGTGAAAGGCCTTGGTCTTTGTTTAGAGGTGAGGTTTGTGAACGATGCGGGTTTGTACCTGAGCATATCTCCCAACTTGATGTTGACCATAAGGATGGAAATAAATCCAACAACGACCCTTCCAACCTCCAAACGCTTTGTGCAAATTGCCATAGATTAAAAACCTATCAAAATAGAGACTGGGAAAACAAAGTTCTTTTAGTTAACCCTTTAGAAACCCCATAAGTTCTTTATCCTTAGCAGTATCGGGAAGTCGTGCGACTCCTGTGTAGTACCCACTACCTGCGCTTTATAAGGGGATTTAATCATGCTGCTTACGCCTACCCAATTGGTGGCTATCGTATGAAAGAAATCCACGCATTCAAAAGCGCATTACACCAAGCCAGCCATGAAACAACTCGGCTGATGTCTGCCCAATTACGAACCGAAGCCAAAGCAAGTGGATGGCCTCATCACGTCGTTCGCAACATGGGCGTTACCTACGGACCTAATGGCTTTGAAGCCCACGTCCATGATGCTCATAAGGCAGAGGCAGAAGACCTTGAGTACGGCACTCCTAGCCAACGTCCTACGGCTGCAGTTCGCCGTTTTGCTAACCGCACTAAAGAAGCCGAAGACTTCCTCGTTGGACGTATGTCCAAGATGTTGGGTGACCTATGACCTTCCTGCTTTCTGAAGATAACGCTATTCGTGACCTCATGAAGGGCATGGTCGTTACTGACCAAAAGTCCAACTCTGCTGGTCCAACAACCCGTAATGTCAGCGTGTATTTTGGTCAACCTGACCAGGAAATCCGTGCACAGGCATACCCATATATCACTATTGACATGATTGATATTGCTGAAGATTTTGCCCGCTCAATGCGTGGAATGGTAAAGCCAATGTACATGTCAGACCCAACCAATATGGTTGAGGCTACCAATACTGACCCTGCCGTTCCTTATGACCCAACAACAAATGACTGGTCTATTCACTGGCCTATCCCAGTGAATATCGATTACCAGATAACCACATACGCTCGTCAACCACGGCATGACCGTGAGATTTTGGCGCAGATTATGTACACAAAGATTCCACTACGGTTCGCCATATTGGAACCAGACGACAACACCGTTCGTCGTTTGGATGTTCTGGATATCTCCAAGCGAGATGTGACAGAGCAAGGAAAGCGTTTATTCGTAAATGCTTTCACTGTGCGTGTCTCAAGTGAGATAGCACCAGAAACCTACAACAATGTTTACAAGGCGTTGGAACTTACGGTCTCAGGCACAGAAGGAACATTCGTACAAGGAAGTACGTCTTATCCATTTACTGCCGTTGATACGTTTACTAAATCGGCACAATAAGGAACCTCTACCCCACTAGTTAGGAGAAGAAATGGCATATAGCCGTCCAGGTGTTTACATTACCGAACGCCTACTACCACCAGTACTTCCTAATGGTGTGTCAGCAAACGCCGCAGGCGCAGTTGTCGCTCCATTTGCACAAGGCCCAGAAGCCGTAACTCTCGTCCAATCATGGTACGAGTTCACCAAGAACTTTGGTGGTTACAACGCTGCTTTCCCAGCAACCTTCCAGGTCGCTCAATTCTTTAGCAACGGTGGACGTGAACTCTACGTCAAGCGCTTGCTACACACCGATGCTGTTGCAGCATCAGTCAACCTCGTCACCTCTTCAAGCGCTACAGTTGCTACTGTAACCTCAAAGAACGCTGGCGCAGATGGCAACAAGTTGTACGTTGTACTTTCTGCAGGAACAGTCTCAGGAACCTACACCCTTACCCTTTACAAGGATTCAGGCGTTGTAGATACCTTCAGCCCATCTGTAACAGGAACAGGCGATGACATCCTTCTTGAGCGCTATGAGAACATCGTATTTGGCGACCCAACCTCAAGTGACTTTGCTGAAACAGTAATCAACACTGTTTCTCCAAACATCGCTATCAGCAACTCTGCTACAGGTACACCTGTACTCACAAACCCATACCCACTATCAAGTGGTAACGATGGAACAGCAACCGTTGCTGCTGACTACACCGCTTACAAGGGCGGAAGCGCTTCAGTATTTGAAGACTTCTCAACCTTCACACGCCCATTGGTCGTGTTCTTGCCAGCAGTCCAATCACTTGGTTCTGGTATCGCAGGTGTTTACAACGCTGCTATCTCATGGGCAGAAGCAAACAACGGCTTCGTTGTTGCTGAAACTCCAAAGGGACAAACAGTTGCAAACGCACTTACTTACTCAGCAAGCCTAACTTCTTCTAGCAACGCTGCTGTGTACTACCCATGGACCTACATTGCAGACCCAATTGGTCGTGGCACAGGCGCTCTCCGTTTGATTGGACCTTCTGGTGCAGTCGTCGGTCTCTACCTTGCAACAGACTCAAGCCGTGGTGTCTTCAAGGCTCCAGCAGGTATCGGTGCAACTGTCTCAAACGTTGTATCAATTGAAAAGGCATTTACTTCTGCTGACCTTGACGCAATGAACTCAAGCAACGCACCTGTAAACCCACTTCGCCAAATTCCTGGTGCTGGTCTTTCTGTCATGGGTGCTCGCACACTCAAGCAAGATGGCACAGCAAACAAGTATGTAAATATGCGTCGTTCGCTTATCTACATCAACAAGCAACTGAACAACCTTACTCAGTTTGCAATTTTTGAGAATAACGATGAGGCGTTGTGGGCACGTATCCGCACTGCTCTTGCTGTGTTCTTGAACGAATACCGAAGCCAAGGTGGTCTTCGTGGAGCAACTGCTTCTCAGGCGTACTTCATCAAGTGCGACGGAGAAAACAACACTGCTGCATCAATCGCCAACGGTGAGGTCCATATTCAAGTCGGTGTGGCTTTGCAGTATCCTGCTGAGTTCATCGTCATTGACCTAAGTCAAAAGACTTTGGTCTAAGGCCGAAGGAGAAAGATAAACAATGGCAACAATCAAAAATCCTCGCTCAACGTTAGCCACAGACCCAGTACGTAACTTTCGGTTCTTGGTAACGTTCCAGCCACAAGACACCTCAAATAACCTTTTGGGTAAGGTGACTATCCCTATGGGCTTTACTTCGGTATCAGGATTGTCTGTAACCACAGACTCTATTCCTTACCGTGAAGGTGGCTACAACACGACTGTTCACCAGATTCCTGGTCAAACGTCGTTCACCCCACTTACCTTGCAACGTGGAGTAATCCTCGGAAGCAAGCAGAACTGGGATTGGATGAAGCAGTTGTTCGCAACAATCCAAGGAACTTCAAACCTAGACCCAGGTAAGAACTTCCGTTGCGATATCGAAATCGCTGTTCTCAACCACCCAGTCCCATCTTCAGTAGCAGATGCCGTTCAAACAAGCGGCACAACATCAAATGATGAAGTAGCAATGCGTTTTAAGGTTTTCAACGCATGGCCTACAACTGTTGCGTACTCTGACCTCAATGCTGGAGACAACGCTCTCTACGTTGAGCAAATGACCCTAGTACACGAAGGCTTTGACCTAAACTGGGGCGAGTACAAAGATAGCAAGTTCACTTCAGCAGCAAACTTCACCGACTAATTAACTAAAGGAATAACATGACGCAAACAATTAGTGCAGCGGCTAATCCCGCTTTGGCAAACAACAAGATTCAAGAAGTGATGGCTGAAAAGCCTGTACAAAAAGAAGTAAAGGTAATCCCTCCTTCGGATACCACTGTGGCCCTTCCTGGCGGATACATCAACTCCGCTGGGGAGGTTGTCACAACAGCCGAAGTACGTGAGTTGACAGGAAAAGATGAAGAAGCAATTGCTCGCACATCAACTGTGGGTAAGGCTCTCTTGACCATCTTGCAACGTGGCGTAGTCACCGTTGGTGACGAAGAGGTTACCGACAAGATGCTTGACCAAATGTTGTCTGGAGACCGAGACATGCTTATCCTCGGAATCTTTAAGGCAACCTTTGGCAACATCTCTACCTCTCAAACTTTCTGCCAAACATGTGCGGAGGTTAAGGAAGTAGATATTGACATCAATGAAGATATCAAGATTAAGGTCCTTAATGACCCAGTTAATGACCGAGTCTTTACTGTTTCAGGAAAAAACCACGAGTACACAGTTCAACTTCCAACTGGTGTTACCCAGAAAGAACTGTTCCTAAATACAGATAAGACAAGCGCAGAATTAAACACCATTCTTCTTGAAAACACCGTAATCAAGATTGATGGCACTCCCGTGTACAGCAAGTTGCAGGTTCAGAACCTTGGCCTTGTTGACCGTAAGAAGATTGTCGATGAGATTAATAAAAGAATATGCGGTCCACAGTTTGATGACCTAGTCCTCGACTGTCCAGACTGTGAAGGTGAGGTACGTGTTCCTATTAGTTTAGGCAACCTGTTTCGCTTCTAACAGGCTTCCGTACCAGTTGCTTATGGAAGAGTGGCTGGTAGTAACTGATTTGTACCCTAGTTGGACTCTAACCGAGATACAAAACCTATCTTGGAGAGAGCGTAAGAATTGGATAGAACTCGTACAGTTGAAAGTAAGAAAGGCGTGATGTGTCAGTTGTAAACAACCTCCAAGCCATGTCCACTGGCATTGGAGACTTAACCAAGCGCATCAACGAACTTCATGCTGCCATAAAGTCAACAGGCAGTGAAGTCAATACTACTTTCAGCACCTTAAAGGCTGCCCTCGGTAACGGGGGCCAGCGTGGTCTTATGTCTGGCGGACAAGGCAACTCAATGTTTGGGTCTTTGTCTACCTTCTCTACACAGGGGCAAAGCGGTGGTGTAGGACCGTATCGCCCAACATCTGCAAACCAAATGGAGAGCGCTACCTTCTCTGGTCAATCCACTTACACTCAACAAGCAGCCCAAGCGCAAGTAGGGTCAGGCATCGTACAAGCAGGTGTAGGGCTTGTTCAAATGGCAGCAGCACCAGTTATCGGTGCTTACGGCATGACCATGGATTCTTCTGGAATCGTAAACCGTGCTGGTGCTTATTACCAAGCAGCATTGCGTTCTCCAGGAATGAATCGTCTTAGCCTTGAGAAGGCAACCTTTAGCGCCCTTAATGGCGGTATGACAAGCATTGGTTCAGACGCTGCGGTAGCAAACACCTTGGTCAATGCTGGATATGTTCCAGGAAGCCAAAACTACATTAACGCTGTTAAGCAAGTTGGTGGCGCTGCTAACTACCTAGGCATGGCAAACCAAAATGCTGCAACTGCAATTGCTGGTTTGCAAAGCGGAACCATGGGAGCCAATCTTTATCAATACGGCATTACTACCATGGATACAAGTGGAAACAGCAAGAGCGTAGGAGACATCGCTCAACAGTTATACAAAGTAATGTTTCCTAACGGCGGAACAAAAGAAAGTATTCAAAAGTCCATCCAAAGTGGTTATGCTGGGTTAAACCTACAGGGTTTGAACATGTCCCCTGACCAACAACAGATGATTACACAGGCTTTAATTGACATCTCTGCTGGAAAGAATCCAGACCTTGCTTCTGCAAAGTCCGCTAAAGGAAACATGAATCCATTTAGCGCCATGTATAAGATGAACAATTCTCAAACGAGTATTCAACAATCTTCAGAAACAAGCACACTCAATGGCCTCAATGCTGCTGCAGACACAGTCGTTGCCTTCAACAATGCACTTCGTCCAGTAATCGACTCCCTTGCTTTATTTAAGGGATACCTTGATGGCATGAGCGGCACAAACGTGGGACGAGGAATAAAGGCTGGCTCAAAGTCATTCATGAGTGGAGTAAGCAACTTCATCAGTGGAGCAGCAGGAGTACTTGCGGGAGTTGCTCTGCTAGGAGGCGGTACTCCAGGTTACGGCGGTAAGTTCTCTCGTTCTGGACCAAAGGGTGGAGGAACACCTGGAGGTGGAGCAGCCAATGCACTCATCTCCGCTACCTATGGTGCAACAGATAGTTCGGGTATTTGGGCGTCAACGGGAAACACTCACCAGGGAACTGACTACGACGTTCCTTTGAGTACCCCTGTTTACGCTACACAAGACGGTTATGTTTCTGGAAAAACACTAAGTAGCGATTATGGTAACGCTGTAATCATTGACCATCCAGGTGGATACTCAACTATTTATGCTCACCTTAGCAACAAAGAAGTTAGCCCTGGAGACCGTGTATTCAAGGGAACAGAAGTTGGTAAGTCAGGAAAGTCTGGAAATACAACTGGCCCTAGCCTTCACTATGAGGTGTGGCACGGAGATAACAACCCAGTAAGTCCTACTGAATTGCAGGGCGCTGGTGACCCTGTTATGGCGGGTATTGGCGGAGGCTCTACATCTTCTGCACTTTTGCAGCAGCAATCATTGGCTAACCAAACGGGTTCTGCTAGTTCCAACCCAAGCCTTGGAGCAGCAAACAACTCTAACCTTGGTTCAGCAGCAGAAAAATCTTGGGCAACAAGTTTCCTAACTGCTATGGGCGCTCCAGTAAATGACGCAAACGTTCGTGCCGTATCGACATGGGCGCATTTTGAAGGCGGGTTAAGTCACAATAATCCATTAAACACTGGCTTAAAGATGCCTGGTTCAACAGACTTCAATACTAGTGGTATACAGACTTACGGAAGTTTAGACCAAGGTACGCAAGCAATTATCCAAACCCTTGAAGGTAACCAGGCAGATACTCGTGGTTACAAAAAGATTGTTGAAGACCTTATGGCGGGCGCTCCTACGGGTACCACCCTTAACGATATTAACAACTCTGCATGGCGTTCAGGAAAAACAGGGGACCCTGGATACAACTTCCCTAAAGGTGGAGGAACACCAGGATATGGTGCAAATCTTCCAGACCCAACGTCTTCCGCTGCCGCAAGTGTTCAGGCTGCATCAAACTTAGTTAACAATAGTGGAAACACCGTAAATGTTTACTTGACTATTGCACAAGCATCAGACTCAGAAGCGATACTCTTTGCAAAGAAGGTTGAGTCTTACCTTAATAACAACAGTAATATAACGACGATTGGTAGTGCATGATGGCGGGTCCTAAAAACACAGCAAATAATTACACTGACCAATACACAAAAACAAAAGCAAAGTCTGATGCTGCTAAAAAGGCTAAGTCTGATGCCCATGCTATAACAGCATACAAAGACCAAATCGGTTTGTTGACTCAAGATATAAAGAGTGCTACAACAGCGATGGCAGACCCACAGTCCCAACTCGCTCAATTGCAAAAAGATTTGAAACTTCTCCTTGATGATGGTCATGGTCATACGCTTCCTCCACCCTGGAGTCCTAGTATTACCTCTCAATATGAGACTAACAAACGTGACCAACAGACCTATATCAATCAAATCAATGGGTATCAAACACGCATTGATAGAGACAACAAGCAAATTGCTGATTATCAAAAAAAGATTGCTGCTCTAACAAAACCTACTCAGAACTCAGGTAACACTCAAACAAAAGGTGGAGGTGGAGGTGGAGGTGGTGGTGCAACCTCTACAGATACAGGCGGGTTTAAGTACAACGCACCTATGGTAAGCACTGCCTACTTCAACTCTCTTGCTGGAGCAGACAACATCAGAACTAACTATGAAGCCAACCCATCCTTTAAGAAAGGACGTGGGGGCGTACCTGTTGCATACCACAAGGCGCAAACAGTTGACGGTCTTTATCACTTTGTTGACATCGGAAACTTTACCGATGCAAAACAAGCCTGGTCTATCAATAGCAATGGTCAAATTGCTGGAGGTAAAGGTTCGTTTCAGATGGACCGAGTCGTCAACACCGCTGCCGCTATTGCCACTGCACAAAAGGCGTATGCAAAAGCACACCCTAATGATGCGTCAAAGTTTGACAAAAGAATGTATGGATTCAAGTTCCTATACAACCCAACTTCTATAGACATGAGTTGGGGCGCTATTTTAGGAGCGAACCCAGTATTTGAGTCTATGGGCCAAGACCCTGCGGTTCCTCTTGCTGCAAACCTTCTTTCAAGCACGTTGTCCTTTGACATTGTCCTAAACAGAATTCAGGACTTTGAAGTTATTGAAAGTCCAGGAATCCTTCGTCCTTATAATAAATACCCTTACCCATCTCCAGTAGACCCTGCTGATATTAAAGAGATTTATGAAAAAGGAACTATGTACGACATTGAGTACTTGTTCAAAACTATGCACGGATTTGATGGGTTTACTAACTACCAGAGTAGTTTGATGCAAAATACAAACGACCCTGGTTGGTTGCCTGTACGTCCCGTTGAACTACACCTTGGTAACAAGTTACGTTATCGAGTACGCATTACTGGCATGTCTGTAAAGCACTCTATCTTTAACAGTCGAATGGTTCCAATCCTTTCTACCGTGTCGTTCACATGTGCCCGTTACTGGGATGGCCCTACTACACCTGCGTCAACTAAGAAGAAATAACTATGATATATCTAGATAGCAGATATGCAGATGGTCCTTTGTTCAAAGCGTTTGAGCCAAAAACGCAAACATATCAACAGACGGTCTTTCGTGCTTTCCCTACGTATCATGTCCAGTTCTATTGGTACACAGTGACAGAGATTGACCGCATGGAAAATATTGCTGTAAAAACTTTGGGTAACCCAGAGTTGTGGTGGCAAATTATGGATATCAACCCTGAGATTATCAACCCATTTGAAATCGCTCCTGGAACACAACTGAGGATTCCAAATGAGTAACTATTCAACACTGAATAGATATGGAACAGATTTCTCTGTTACGTTTCCTGATTTTCCTGGGTTTAATTCAGCACCCCATTGGTTTAGGCTGTATCAAGAACAGGGTAAACAAGACGTTATAGAAATTTCCTACCCAAGTTTTAGCATGTACTTTTACAAGACGTTAAAGACAGGTGTGCCAGTTCAAGTAACTTGGACTAACGAACTTAGCAAAGGCGAATTTGTAGGTTACGTTTATAACGTATCTATGACTACTCAAGCCACTGTAAAACGTAACATAACTATCAGAGCAGTAGGCGCTTCCTTTGTTCTTAAAGAAGGTGGCAGTAAAATTTGGACAAACAAAACTGCTCCTGAGATTGTTGCGGATATCTGCAAGACCTTTAAGTTAAAGGCCGTATGCACACCGCACACCACACGTTTTAGCCAACAATCAATGGTTGGTCATACATATTGGGAAAAGATTCAAGAACTTGGGCAACGCATTGGTTATGTTGCTCAAATGATTGGTACAGAACTTCATTTCCACCCTATCGATAACATGATAAACCAATTCAGCACATCTATTCCAGTACTGGCTTATGTGGATGGAGACATCAACGCAGGTGGGGTATACGAGGCGCAAACCTTAGATAAGTTTAAGCCAACTGTCGGTGACATACACGAGCACGGCGGTCATACAAAGAAAACTAAAGTAATTTCAGGAATTGACCCTATTACTGGTAAAACTTACAAAGCAACTTCTTCACCAACGACTGTAGCAAAAACAGTAAGAGCAAGTACTTCTGACCCATTGTTTAACCACATTATCCCTACCCGTGTAACAGACACACCAAATATGGCTAAAGCGATGGCAGACGCTTTTGCACAATTGGCTCGGTTTAACGTCACTGCCGAAGGCGCTGGTCAAGGAGATTCCAGAATCTCTCCTTATCGGTTGATTGAGATAAATGGAACTGGTGACACTACGGATGGGTTCTGGATAGTAAACAAAGCCGTTCACTTTGTTACTTACGATGGACGTTACACCGTTGAGTTCACCTGTATGACAGACGGCACTGACACAAACAAGCCCTCAGCATTTAGACCTACTAAAGCAGGGGTAGTTCCTGCAAGAAATATTGCACATGAGGCTACTACAGGGGCCGTAAGTAAACCCACTACTAGTAAACTTAACACAAAGCAGGCAATGATAAAGCAGACTGCCTCTGGGTTTAAGGTAACACCAAGACGATGGGTTGGTAAATGATGGAAGTCGCTATCTCTTTACCATTTGCTATTGACCAATATGGAAAGGTTACGGACACTACTGACCAGTCTAAGATTTGGTCAGACCGAGTACGTTCTGTTATTGGAACCAATCTTCGTGAAAGATTGATGAACCCAGACTTTGGAACTTTGGTTCCTACGGCTTTTATGGAGACTGATGAAGCAGCCTCTTCTATGGTCTCTACAGAAGTTGAGCGGGCTTTTACTACTCAACTTAGCCTACTGAAGTTACAGTCTGTCGATTCAACGTTTGATGAGTACACAGGCAGCCTAAATATCGACATCATTTACGACCTACCTAACAACACCCAAGTAAACACAACGGTTTCGATTGTTTCAATCAGTGGAACCAACCAACCAAATGAGGAGTTACTATGACCGTTGCGTCAGTATCCGATATTCCAATTTCGATTAACTACACTGGTCGTGACTATTACGCCATTCGTGAGCAACTAATTGCACGAATTCAGAACAGAATTCCTGCTTGGACTGGTACTAACCCAGCCGACTTTGGCATTGCTTTGATTGAAGCCTTTGCTTACATGGGCGACTTGATGTCCTATTACATCGACCGAAACGCAAACGAAAGTTTTATCGCTACAGCAACCCAACGTGATAGCGTCGTTAACATTGCTCAAGCCTACGGTTATATACCCGCAGGATACCGTGCAGCAAACGTTACTCTAACCTTCTCTAACTCCTCAACAGATACTTCGGTAACAATCCCAGCAGGAACAGTTGTGTCTGGTGATGTAGTTACTAACGATGTAGTTAATACGGTTTACTTTACTACAGTATCTGATGTAGTCAGCAACGTAGCGGATAACAACGGAACCGTTACAGTAATTGCTACAGAAGGACAGAATGTTCAGCGTGTTTCTAGTCAAGCAAACATTTACGGAGAACTTCTTGGAAGTTCACTCGGAACACCAAACCAATCTTTTGAACTACTTGAAAACCCAGTCGTAGATGGTAGTGTCTCCATTAACGTACTTGAGGGAGACAACTACTCCTCATGGAAACAGGTTCAACACCTAATTGATTACGGTCCTTATGACCAAGTGTTTGCTATCACAACAGACGCAAACAACAACGTATTTGTTAACTTTGGCGATGGCGTATCTGGTCAAATTCCAACTAACCTCGCAGATATCAGAGCAGACTACACTGTTGGTGGCGGAGTTTTAGGTAATATCAAAGCATTAACAATTACAAACATTGTATACATGCCAGGCGTTAATTCTAATACATTGACTGCTTTGCAAAGTTTCCTTACAGTAACTAACGAAACAGAAGCAATTGGTGGTTCAGAACCTGAAAGCCTTGAAGAGATTCGTTATGCAGCGCCTCTAACTCTACGAACAAATAACCGTGCTGTAACTCTAGAAGACTTCAAGAATATTGCTAAGAGAGTTACTGGAGTAGGAAAAGCAAACGCAACTGCTTCCACCTGGACTTCAGTTACCATCTACCTTGCCCCATCACGGTCTGCATCAGACACCGATTTACAGCCAGGATTAGATGACTCTGGTACACCAACATCTGAATACAACACTCTTGCAACAGACGTTAAGTCTGCTTTGTCTACTTCTTCCCTTATCGGTACGTCAGTAACCACACAGGCCCCTACTTATGTAGACGTTATCCTTGCTATCCAATATGCAAAGCGTCCTCAATACACAGACGCTCAAGTAGAAGCCGATATCAAGTCTAAGATTATTACCGACTATGGTTACATTAACTTAGACTTTGGTGATGTCATCTACCCTCAAGATGTCGAACAATCTTTGAATAGTCTTTCCTCTATTCGTGTGGCGACTGTTACCGCTATGTTCCGACAAGGTGGCTCAGGCCAAAATACCTTGACTGCTTCTGTTGGTGAAATATTCCGTTTTCAAGAGTCGAACATAAGTATCAGTAGCCTCTAATGGACAACATTAAGACCCTGCACGGTTTTTATCGAGGAGTCGTTACAAATAATAAAGACCCCTTAAACCAAAACCGTCTGCAATTGCAGATACAGACTTCACCTGGAGAGGTGACTTCTTGGGCATGGTCTATGGAGCCTGCAAACATCCACACCCCAGCACCTGCAATAGGTCAAGGAGTATGGGTTCATTTTATAGCGGGTGACCCAGAGTTCCCTGTTTGGTTTGGACAGTTTGGAACACACCAAGCAAAAAGCAAAAAATTATTGGTGGCACCTTTAGCAAACACAGTTTCTTTAACTGGGTTGACCCCGTACCTAAAGATTGTTACTCAAAAAGATGGAACTCAAGAGGTTGACCTTATGGCTACTTTAGTTGCCGTTGCCGCAAAACTTGTGGACCATGAAACACGCATACATAGCCTAGAAACCCAATTAACCACTTTACACAACACATTGGCTACAAGAACCTCGCCAAGCCACACACACGGAATCAATGGCTAGTAGTTAAGGCAGTAAATGGGGGGCAAAAAAGAGAAAATAGACCGACAGGTTTGAGAGGATAAGCCACATGGCAAATGCAACGCCGTTATACCCAGGTCAAGTACGTAGTTTTGGAAACGACGTAGTTGACTTTAGCGACACCATCCTCGCTCAACACGTCAACTATCTTCGTGCTGAAGTTAACTCAATTGAGACAGTACTTGGTACGTACCTAACTACCAGTTCTGGGTTCTCTGGGTCCTTTGTACAGCAACCAATTACTTATGTTTGGAACACACTGAAAGACCGTTTGGCAAACATTGAGTACGGACTAAGCACTGCCTACAGTGCCAAGACTCCTGCTGGAGGAACAAGTGGTCAACTTCTTGTAAAGAACTCTAGTAGCGATTACGATTTTTCTTGGACAACCGTTAGTTTCTTACCGTCACAATCTGGAAACAATGGTAACTTCTTAACTACTAACGGAACGTCAGCAACATGGGCAGCCATTAGTCAGGTACCTTCACAATCTGGAGCAACAAATAAGTTCTTAAAATCTAACGGAACAACTGCCTCATGGAGTAACTCCATCGATGGTGGTACTCCCTGACCAAGGAGTTGTAAATGTCTAAATACGGTGACGTAATCTATGGAGGTAGCCGATACGGTGCTACTCCTAAACTCTCTTACTCTGTTGAACCAATGTCTTTGGACGTGGTTCAGTTTGGCGTTGTAAACGCATACTTCCAAGCACCCGCTGGAACATTCACCCGTGTTCGTCTTGTAAGAAACCAAAGCGGATTTCCTGAGACAGCAGAAGACGGCGTCATTGTTTTTGAACAAGGGTCTATGGACGGAAGTTCTTTAGAGGGCCATATCAACCTTCCGTATGTATCTTCTTTAGGCCATGAGTTTAGAGACGGTATCGATAACCCAGACCAACCAGCGATAGCGTCTGGTAAAAACATTTACTACTCAGTGTTTCTATACACAGGTAATCAAATTTGGGTTAATGCTGGAAACATTACCGACGTTATTCCTGCAAACAGCGGTGTAACAGACAAGATGATTAACCTCATGCCTCGTGTGTTAACTAGTTCTGAACTAACACCACTAGGTGTCGTTGATGAAAACTCAGACCTGTACAAATTCTTAGACGGTTTTGGCTTTACCTATGAAGAGTGGCTAACACGCATTGCTCTTATCCGACCATCTCATAACCTTGAAGAATCTAACTACTCAACCATCCCTGGTGAGTTCTTGAACTTAGGTCTTACTCCAGAACCAAACTTACCCGTAGTTAATCAACGTCGACTTATTCGTGAAGCAATATACCTTTACAGCCAAAAGGGAACTAAGGCTGGATTATCAAACTATATCGAATCTTTAACTGGATTTGCACCAACAATCTCTTTGTCAGTTAACCAAATGCTTTCTATTCAAGACTCCACCTTTTTTCAAGGAATTGGAAACTGGACTGGAACAAACGCAGTTATTGAATCCTCTACACCTAATGGCGGAGCACGAATAGTAGACGGAGTTATTGATACGACTTACGCAGGAAAGGTAACCACGTCTGCAAGTAACGCAGTTATTAAACTTGGAGTAGACAGCCCTTTAACAAAGGGAGTTGTAGTAAACCCCAACGTTATTACATCGTATTCCTGCGTAGTAATGTCTCCTACCAGTGCTGGAGATGTAACTCTTTCCTATGAGTTCTATAACAAAGACGCTAATTTGTTAAACTACACATACGGATACATGACAGTCTCTGCAACACCAACATGGAAAAGTGTTCACACAATCTCAACAACTTCTTCTCCATTCGATGCCGCTTATGCGGTGTTAAAAGTCACCTTCAGTAACCCTGGAGTCTATTATGTAGACCAGTTCTGTGTTCAAGATGGGAGTGGTGGTGGAAACCCCCCAGTGTATGACGAAGCACGTGCTGTAAACATTGTTCTTGCTCCAAAGAAGACCAACTACATAGAGAACCCATCTTTTGAAGTCGATGCTTCAGGTTGGACTTTGACAAACCTTACATTTTCTCAAGACCCAACTAACTACCCAATGGAAGGTTACCCAAGTCTAAATAGTGGAAAGTTCACCATGGTAAGCGATGGTGTTTGGGTTTTGGCTAACACCTCAAAGATTCCTGTTGACCCAGGAACTTGGTTCAATGTTTCCATGTTTGCGTACTCCATGGACCTTCCTGGTATGGATATGTACATCGACGTGTATGACGCTGATGACAACCTACTAACCTCCTTTAGCGACTCACACATGATGGGCATGATGTGGATGCGTCACTTTGTTCGTGGACTAATTGACTTAAAGGGAACTGCTGACCATGCCCATGTTCGGTTTACAGGAACAGGACTTGCTGGACAGTCTTTTGCATTGGACATGATTCAAGCAGAAGACACCTACAGCCCAACAGATTACTTTGACGGTTCTATGCCAGTAGTTACAGGCGCACTTTGGGCAGGAACGGCTAACGCCTCAGTTAGTTACCTGTACCCAAACAAAGAGGTCAAGTTCACCCGACTAAAGCAAACCCTAAACTATTGGATGCCGCCTAACATGTTCTGGCGGGTAAGCACACCTGCGGGATTGGAATACAACAGCCAAACCGTGTAATGTGAGGGCATGACTAGTCTCCTCATATCCGTAATTCTTGCAGGTTCTGCAACTACCTTCATCGTTGAGTTCGTTGCTCTTTGGGCAACTCTCTTTTTCAAAAAAGAATCAATCTATGTAGCCCTGTCATTGCCGCTTAGTTATGGCGCCCTTTATCTACTAGGGTGTTCAGGTAAGTCACTGGGTGTTTCTATTCCAGCATCAGCCTTCGTAGCCCTTATGCTCAACAAGTATCTTAACAAGCCAACCCCATCTACATTCCAACGTTTGCCACGACTCTAGGAGGGTCTTATGAAACTTGCCATTATCTCTTTTGAAGATGTGGACGTCACACGTGGCCTCAACGCCATTTTGGACCACTATGCAGATAAATCGCCCGAAGTATTTTTTCCAGTATCACCCGACGAGGAAGACTTTTCCCAATCAGTTCTCCGTGTCTGCATAGACCGTAACGTTAAAGTTACAGCCTTCTTCGACAACGTATTTGGCGTTGACCACATTCTCAATCAGGCATCGGACACCGTCATCACTGACGACCCTGTCGGTGAGTTACTTCGACAGTTGAACACAGGCGACGCCATTGGCATCGTATGGAATGACGAGATTGAAGAACACCACGTTGTCCATTCGGTAGAAGACCTAGCGTTGGACACATGGGACATTACTGAAGGACTCGATAAGATTCAGATTGACGATGACTTCAATGACTTAGGTAGCGATGAGTTGCACGACGCTCTTATGAAGCACCTCGGCATGTTCGTCGATTTGCTGGCAGCGTTCGTGGCTTCTACTGTGATGGAGTCGCTCTCGCAGGCAGTAGCCGAGCACCTTGCTAACGAAATAGGCAAAAAGGACATTTTCCCCAAGCGAGATGATGAGTAGACTGCTCCCGTGAAAATACCTGTAGAAGCCTATTCCGCCAACCTTACGGATTACCAGTTCCGACTACTGGCTGTTTTATGCCATTTAGCGGGCGCCAGAGGCCCTGTAAAGGCTTCAGCAGCCGAGTTGGGTATACAGACTGGCAATGTGCATGAGAAGACGGTTCGTAGAGGCCTCAAAGCCCTTGAGGAGGCTGGCTTCATTAAGCGCACTCCTACCAAGAAGGCTGGCGGTATGCGAGGCGTTGACCGTGTGGACATTTGTGTCCAGGCGGTAGGGGACGCTAATGTCCGCACAACAGGTGATAAGGTGACTAATAGTTACAGTAGCCAAATAGTAGATAAGCCATTAGTACCTAATAGCCAAGATAGTTATAAATTAAAAGAATCTGAAACCGAAGGTTTCACAAAGGAGATTAAGGTTCCTATGAGAAAATGGGAAGATGATGGAGACGATTTGGCGGGCTTTGGACTTGTCGAGGAGCGAGACGCACCACAGCCAAAGATTCGTAAGTCAGACCCCAAGACTCGTGGAAAGCGACCAGAGCACGAGTGGACAGCGATGGACGTTGCTGCTGAGTTTAGTTACCAAGTTGGCAGGAAGTACCCGCTACTTCCAGGAACTGTCAATGTCAAGGAACTATCAGGAGCGCTCCGCAAGTTCCGAACACAGTACGGAACAACCCCGCTCGTAGAGTTAGAACTGCTCCGCCTGTTCATGCAGGACGAGCGTAACTTCCGTGACATCGGGGATGAAGCCCCTCACCTTTACAAGAAGTACCTTGCCTCCTTTGGCAAGAAGATGAACCAAGCACGGGAGAACCTTGGACTGAACAAGGTCACTGCGAAAGTTGAAACTGCCCAGACATCTGATAGGCTCGTTGCTAGCGATGGTCGTTCATTCCAGAACTCGCTGTCTGGACGTGCACAACTAAAGCGGCACGAAGAACGATTAAAGGGCGTTAACAAATGACAGAAGATGAACTCAACGAAGCACTGACGACTTTGTTAGACCTTGGTCTTATCAGTGTAGAGTACGACGAGAATCTTGAAGCACACTTCTCTCTAACTGAAGAGGGAATTCAAGAAGCAAAAAGAAGGGGAATGTAATGAGATTAATTCTCGGCATAGTAATCGTGGTAATCAGTACTGCGACTAGTGCAAACATCATCCTAGGAGGATATAAAAAATGGCAAAGAAAGTAACTTACTCTGTCGATGCCCAAGCCCGTAAGAACACCGAAAAGGGTGGAGCATGGCTTGCGACATTTACACTTCGTAACGAAGACGAACAAGAAGTAGTCTTCGAAACAACTACTGCGTGGACAAATGCTAATGCTTGCAAGCGTTGGTTGAAGTCGGTAGTTGTAGAACGCACCACACGCAAGAGCATCAAGATGTCTGTAACCGCTACAGACGCAAACGACAAGGCAACAGTTGTTGTAGGAACATTGGTATTCAAATCATGAGACTCGTATATCCAACAGACAATAAGTTTCTCCGTTTCCTCGGAGACGTACTCCTTACCTTCGGTTCTTGGTTAGTAACCAAGGGCGAGAAGTGGGGCGGACTCTACGAACTAGAACTCGGTGACGACGAATAAATGTACGACATCAATGAGTTGTCTCCTCTCAAGAAGTCATGGTTACTCCGTACTTCTAACATCCCACGTCGATTCCTCGGACTAGAACCACAGGACATTATTGACCGTGCTGGTTCTTTCCCTAGAGAGGTCAGTGACTGGATTGAGGACGTTGCCAACAAGCAAGTTATCAAGCAGATTGGTCACATCGGTACAAACGGTGTTGGCTTGTTGTTTGATGGCGGCCCTGGCATTGGAAAGACAACTCATGCTGTTGTGGCAGCGATGGAGATAATCCGTCACCTGCCAGAGGACGAGGCCCTAGCCAGCAATGTGCTGGGGCTAAATCCCAAAGACTTTGGACTCAAGATGCGTCCTGTGTATTACATGACCTATCCAGAGTTCCTCTCCAAAAAGAAGTCCACCTTCGATATGGAAGGCGAGGACAAGCGAGAGATGATGTACGAATTGGACGGTCTTCACGGTCGCTCTAAGTTTGACTGGCTTAATGTGCGTGTCTTGGTTATTGATGACCTGGGCAAGGAATATGGTTCTAAATACGACGATACTTCTTTTGACGAGATTTTGCGCCTTCGCTATGACAAAGGCCTTCCGACTATCGTTACCACCAACGTGCGCCTAGAAAATTGGGAAGCACAATACGGAGAAGCCATGGGCAGTTTCGCCAATGAAGCCTTCGTTAGAGTTCCTATAATTGGTTCAGACCTACGTGGTGCACAGTGAAAGGACAACCCATGACAACACCGTGGCGAACGGTGCAGCAGTTTATCTCTGCACAGGGCGTGGGAGTCTTTGACGTAGAAGTCGATACTGAAACAAAAGACACCCGATGCAACTGCCCCGTGTACGACAAGCAGGGTTCATGTAAGCACGTGCGGTATGTCAATATGAAGATTAAGCATAATGAAGGTCATTACTCCATCATGGTTCCTAATGAGGTGCCAGAGGAGATGGCTGCAGATGCTCACGATGACCCTGAGAAGTTCCGTGAGTTCGTTGTTAAATATGCAAAGATAGAAGTCCTATGAAAGGCGGGGACATCTCGAATGTCTCCTCACCACAGGCCATCGTTGTTACAGACGTCATCGTTGGATTAAAGACGATTGAAGAGCGGGTCATTCTCAAAAAGAAGATTACTCATACCATTGGTGAACTAGACAAACTATCTGCAAACAAGTTGTGGGTTCTTTCCAACAACTACGGACTTTCTTTAGAACTTGCTGGCTTTGAAGAAGAAGGCTGGACAGAAGAGTTACTAGACAAAGCGTTCAGTAAGTTAGAGCGTCAAGTTGTCAACCCGTTCAACTACTACCAGTTGTACGAGAACGTGGACGAGTTGGTAGGAGCACTGCCATATCGTGCTAATCTTAAGGCAGTAATAGATGTCCCAGGCCGAGTTGCCAGGTATGGGTCAGCGGGTGTAGAACTAGGCAATATCTAGTCCTTGAGGGAGGGCGTATGTTTTCAGTAGCAAATACCAATTGTCCGATGTGCCATGCTCACACGGTTGAAAGAATTTATGTAAATGGCAATTCGTATTTACAATGTCAGGCATGTGGAGAGCGGTGGAAATAAATGGCAGCAGATAACGAGCATCGTTTACTTAGCAAGATAATCAAGGACAGAGAATTAACTCCTGCCCTACAACGTGGTATCACCGATGCTTGGTTTCTGGATGATGACAATAAGCGTGTATGGAACTTTGTTCGCAATCATTACAGCGAGTACAGCGAAGTACCTACTGCCGTAACTGTTCTTGACCACTATCCCAATTACAAAGTCCTTAATGTAGAAGACAACATCGATTACTTGCTCGACACGATGGTGGACTTCCGCCGTCGCTTGCTTACTCGTCAGGGTTTAGAGGCTGCGGTTGAGCAACTACAACTCAACGAACATGAGTCAGCGCTTCTTGCTATGGAAGCGACCATCACCAAAGTTAACTCGCAAGGAGTTCTTGGTACTCATGAGATTGACCTCACAAAGAACACCGAGGAGCGCTACAAGGATTACCAATCAGTTCAGAACGAAGAGTTCTTAGGTATTCCTACAGGATTCAAAGACATTGACGAAGCAACTGCAGGACTGCAAGGCGGGCAGTTAGTTACCATCATTGCACCACCTAAGACTGGTAAGTCACAGGTAGCGTTGCAGGTAGCAATCAACACGCACCTGTTGGGCAAGACGCCTATGTTCCAATCATTCGAAATGAACAACCACGAACAGCAGCAGCGTCACGACGCTATGCGTGCACACATTGACCACGGACGTTTGCGTCGTGGAAAGTTATTACCAGAAGAAGAAAACCGTTACATAGATATGCTGAACAAGATGGAGACAGAACACCCATTCCACCTTGTTGATGCCGTTAACGGAATCACGGTCTCTGCACTAGCAGCCAAGATTGAGCAGTTAAAGCCAGACATTGTTTTTGTAGACGGTGTGTACCTGATGATGGATGAACTATCTGGCGAGATGAATACACCAGCAGCGATTACCAACATCACTCGTGCACTCAAGCGGTTAGCCCAGCGCATTGACTTGCCTATCGTCATTACCACTCAGACGCTTTTGTGGAAGATGCGAGCAGGTAAGGTCACAGCAGACTCCATCGGTTACTCATCTTCGTTCTTCCAAGACTCGGACGTTATCTTGGGTCTAGAGCCTGTAGAAGAAGACGACACGGTTCGTTTGCTCAAGGTTGTTGCCTCCCGTAACTGCCCACCTAAAGAGACTTCTCTGACATGGCGTTGGGAGACAGGTTGCTTCCACGATGAAGCAGAGATGATGAAGTGCCCTTACTGCTCTAACTGGGGACACTAATGGTTGATGTAGAGAAGGTTCTTCTTAACCTTGACATACCTCTCGTTGCCCAGCGAGGCGAAGAGGTTCAGGGTCTATGCCCTATGCACAAAAAGCGCACGGGTAAAGAAGACCACAATCCATCTTGGTGGATTAACTCTGTAACTGGAGCACACATTTGTTTCTCGTGTGGATACAAGGGAAACATATTTACGTTAGTCGCTGACCTGAAGGGCATTGATTACTTTGACGCTAAAGATTACGTCAATTCCAGTGCCGAACTAGATGTAGACGTACTGTTAAGGCGTATCAGAGAGTTGCCACAGTACGTCTCTACTACCGAAGAACCGCTCGCAATGTCAGAAGCACGGTTAGCCGTGTTCACAGACCCACCAGAAATCGAACTAAAGAAAAGGTTCATCAATGTCGAATCAGCAAAGCACCACGGAATTCTCTGGGACAATAACAATAGTGCATGGATACTCCCTATCCGTGACCCGAACGATTACTCTCTATGGGGATGGCAAGAAAAAGGAGCACGTGGTCGTTTCTTCAGAAACCAACCACAAGGTGTCAAAAAATCCAGAACCGTCTTTGGTGTAGAAGTTATGAGTACGGAGACGCTGGTTGTTGTTGAGTCTCCACTTGATGTACCACGACTTGCTTCTGCTGGAGTAGAGGGTGCTATCTCCACATACGGCGCACTGGTTAGTGAAGAGCAAGCAAAGATTATGCGCCGTGCAAAGAAGGTTATTGCAGCATTCGATAAAGATGATGCGGGGCGCCATGCCAACGAACTTATGCGTGGGTTTGCCAGGAAGTACGGCATTGAGTTGTCCTTCTTTAACTACACGGACATAGATGTTAAAGACCCAGGTGATATGACTGCTGCAGAGATTGCTCGTGGCATAGAGACTGCTCGTGACATGATTTACGGTAAAGCCGCATACACATGGTCTTAGATGCTCGTGGTGTTCCCACCCATGCCTGCCCTAACTGTGGTCATTTAATATTCAAGATAAAAGCCATGTTCTCTAACTACGATATCGCCATGTGGTTTACTGACGCAGAATGCGATGACTGTGGGACTTTGCTGACTGCACCCACACCAGTAGATGGGCCAGAGTTCAATGGCATTTAAGGGAACACTCAAGCCTTATCAGCCAGAGGCAGTAGACCGTATGGTTGAACGCAAAGCCATGCTTGTTGCTTATGAGATGGGCTTAGGCAAAACCTGTATGACCATCGCAGCCTTAGAGACTCTACGAGAGAACAAAGAGTTAGATGGACCAGTATTAGTCATTGCACTTTCTAGCCTGAAGTACCAGTGGGAAGCAGAGATAAAGAAGTTCAGTGACTCCACCACAACGGTTGTAGATGGTTCTCGTTCCAAGAGACTTGAGCAGTGGCAGATAGAAACTGATTACACAATCTGTAATTACGAGTCTGTTGTAAACGACTGGGAGTTCTTTGTTAACTCCCGCAACTGGGGCGCCATCGTATGCGACGAGGCTACTGCCATTAAGAGTTTTCGTTCTAAGCGTTCTAAGAAAGTAAAGGAACTTGCTAGGAGTATCCCGATTAGATTTGCACTGACAGGAACACCGATTGAAAATGGTCGTCCTGAAGAGGTGTACAGCATTATGCAGTTTGTCGATTCAAAGGTCCTTGGACGCTTTGATTTATTTGACCAAACCTTTATTGTACGTAACCACTTTGGTGGAGTTCAGCGTTACAGAAACTTGCCGATGTTCCACACAAAGATGAAAGAGTCGTCGGTACGCAAGACTCAAAAAGACCCAGACGTGGCACCCTACTTGCCAGAGACTATCCACCTAGAACCTTTGAAGATTAAGTTTGACCGCAAGGCTAGTGACCTTTACTGGAAGATTGCCTCAGACTTACAGCAAGAACTATTAGAGGCGCAAGAACTATTGGGTTCTTCCTTTTCTCTTGAAGCGCACTATGGACAAGCACACCAAGCAGGAAGTCCTGCAGACATGATGCGTGGGTCAATTATGTCCAAGATAACTTCTTTAAGGATGTTGTGTGATTCCCCGATGTTATTAGTTGAAAGTTCAAATAAGTTTCATAATGGCTGGCAAGACGTAGACGGAGAGCAAGTCAACTTTGAAGGCTCTCGTGGTGGCAGTGCTTATGTGGCTGGCTTACGTGATGCGGGTCACCTTGATGGGATTACCAAGTCGCCAAAGTTGGAAGCCGTTATCGACTTTGTGGTTCAACACCTAGAGGTTGAGGAGACCCACAAGGTGGTTATCTTTACTTGCTACCTGGGTATGTTGCCATTAATCCAGGAAGCACTTAGTCAAAAGAAGATTGAGTCACGAACATATTCGGGCCTTATGGACGCAAAGTCTAAAGAAGAAGCCAAGGTTGAGTTCCAAACGTCTTTAGATGTACGGGTACTTATCTCCACTGATGCAGGCGGCTATGGCGTCGATTTGCCCCAAGCCAATCTTTTGGTAAACTATGACTTGCCGTGGTCATCAGGCACAGCAGTTCAAAGAAACTCTCGAATTCGTCGGGCTTCCAGTACATGGAAAAGCGTTGTAATTCAAGACTTCTTGGTAGAGAAATCTATCGAAGAACGTCAGTACGAGATGCTACAACAGAAGAACGCTGTGGCTGATGCCGTGATGGACGGCACTGGCATTAACACCAAGGGCGGTGTTGACCTAACAGTAGGTAGTTTGCTAGGCTTTATACAGAACACAAGGGGGTAGGGAATGGCACGAGTAGCCAATACAGAAATCCGCAATGGTGATGAGAATGACCTCATCAATCAAGCAAAGCAATATTCATTTATCAAATCGCAATTAGATTATCTAGAGAAGCAACAGAAAGAACTTCGTGCAAAGTTGTTTGAAGTTCTTGATGAAAGCGGAGAACTAGATGACAAGGGCAATGTCATTGTAGAACTGCCACAAGAAGTTGATGGTTATGTTTCTATTGTTAAGCAACGTCGTGTATCTCGTAAGATTGATGAGACTGTTGCTGCAGATGTTATTGCTGAACATGGACTTGAAGATTCTCTTTACAAAACAATCAAGGTCATTGATGAAGATGCGTTGATGGCTGCTTTGTACGAAGATGTTTTGACTGAAGAAGAAATCGATAAGATGTACCCACAAACAATTACGTGGGCACTAATTTTGAGTAAGAAGTAATATGGCTGGTCTACGTAGCGACGATGAAATCGAGAAATCATTTGCTGACCTCGAATACATCCCTGGCTCTAAGAAGAAGCGTCGTGAGGCAGACCCAAAGGTTTCCCGTCGTAAGGCGGGAGAAAGCAATGGTTGGGATGAAAAGCCAATCATTAAAACATTAGGTGGAAAAGAAACAGAAGTCTTTACAATCGGTGCATTAGCACACGCATTGGAAAAGTCGATTGTCTCTGTTCGCCTATGGGAGCGCAAGGGGTACATACCTCGTGCACCTTATCGACTTCGGGCTAAGACCGTAAAAGGTCAGAAGACTGGAGGAAATCGGGTGTACACCAGAGCGCTCATTGAGTCCGCTGTTGATGAATTCAACAGACGTGGCTTACTCGGTTCTGCTCGTGTAGAGTGGAACCAACACGAAGACCTTACAGAGGCTTTAGTAAAGCGCTGGAAGGACATCACATCCACCGAGAGCCAATAGGCCTCATTACCGAAAGAAACACATGCCAATTACAAAACCGTCAGTTGATGCTGACACATATCTCACTGAAGACAGTGAGAACATCCAGCCAAAGGTTGGAACAACAGTGCAAGAAGGCTGGGATGCAGCCGAGTCACTTCTCAAGGTAGAAACATCAGAGTTCCCAACGGATTTCCGTTTCTCTGATGAACCACAACTTGTGAAGTTTTTGCAGGACCGTCCATTCGCAACATACGAGCAACATTGGATTGAACGCCCAAAGGGTAAGAAGTCCTTCGTTTGCATTGGCGATACCTGCCCACTTTGCGATGTCCTTGGCGATAAGCCTCGTGGCAAGTTCGCATTCAACGTACTCGTACTTTCTGGTGACAACCAGGGTGTACAGGTACTCACAGCCCCTCCTTCACTCGCACGTCAAATCAAGAAGGCTCACGATGATGAGCGCAAGGGACCTCTTGATAAAGAGTTCTGGGAGATTTCTCGACTAGGCACAGGCCCAACAACGCAGTACACCCTCAACTTCGTTCGTGGTCGTGACCTTGCCGAGGAGTGGAAGTTGTCGCAAGACGACGTCAACGAACTCGTAGCGAATGCTGTTCCCTTCACAGCAGATGAAGTAGTACGTGAGACCCCTCGCTCCGAACTATTAGAAATCGCTCGTTCGATAGCGTAAGTACTTCCACAGTAGGAGAGGCCTGTTTTCCGTTTCCAGGCCTCTCTTACACAACCAGAGGGGTTATACATGAACATCATTACAACTAAGAAACAGTTAGACGACCTTGTTGAGTTTTACTCCAAGGTAGATGGATTCGCATTCGACGTCGAAACAGTTGGTGAGAACCGCATCCAACCTGTAGTCAACGACGTACTATGGATATCACTAGCGACAGATGGTCGCACCGATGTTATTCCCATGGGTCATCCCAACGGTGACTTCCTGCATTGGGATAAAGAACTTCTCCTTAGTGGTCAACGTAAGGCCGCAGCAGGTAAGCCACTAACAGATGCTGACTACTCCAAGAACCAAGCCAAGTGGAAACCAGTCTTTGATACACCACCAGCACAGTTACTTCCTGGAGATGTATTCAAAGCATTAAAGCCATTGTTCTTTAGCGACAAGTTAAAGGTTGGTCACAACGTTAAGTTCGACCTCAAGTCAATTGCCAAGTATTACCGTGGCGTTGTTCCTAACAAGCCTTACTTTGACACCATGATGGCTGCGTTCGTTATTGACAACCGCAGTCGTGGCAAACTTGGACTCAAGGATTGTGCAGAACGATTCCTTCAGATAAAGGTTGAAAAGGGTATTGGAGCAATGGTTGAGGTTCACTCCTTCAGCGATGTTGCACACTACTCAGGCTTCGACTCAGAAGTAACGTGGAAGTTGTACAAAGCATTAGAGCCTAAGTTGCAGGGAAGCCTAAAGCAGGTGTGGGCATTGGAGATGGATGTCATTGCTGCACTCTGTGACATGGAGTTAGCAGGAGCAAACATCGATGTTGAGGAACTAAAGAAGTTAAAGAAGCGCCTTGAGATAGACATTGATGAGACTAAGGCTCGTGCATGGAAGTTGGCTGGTAAAGCCTTCCCCATGAACTCAGTGCCAGAAAAGCAAAAGATTTTGTTCTCACCAAAAGAAGAAGGCGGTCGTGGCATTAAGCCAAACCTCAAGATTAAGATTGCCCTTACTGGAAAAGGACAAGACACCGCTGCAGCAAACCAGCCGTTAAGCATAAGCCATTACTCTGTATCATCAGATGCGTTGGAGTTCTACCGTTCTAAAGACGAGTTGGTAGATGCCATCCTTGATTACCAAGACTTAAACAAGTTGATGACTACCTATGTAATGCCTTATTTGGGTGGCGAGATTACTCGTACCACTATGGGCAAAGAGCGCATTGTAGAGAAGAAGAGCCTAATGATTAACGGGCGTGTACATACAAACTTCAAATCACACGGCGCCGAAACAGGACGTTTCTCCAGTAGTGACCCAAACCTACAGAACATTCCTAGTAGTGGACAGTACGGTAAGTTGATTCGTAACCTGTTCGTTGCACCTCCAGGATACAAACTGGTAGTTGCTGACTACTCACAGATTGAGCCACGAGTTATCGCAGCCCTATCAGGTGACCCCATCATGGTGGATAACTACCTAACTGGTGGCGATATCTACACCACCATCGGTAACACGATGGGCGTAGACCGTAAGGCAGGTAAGGTTTTAGTTCTGTCGATTGCCTACGGTGTTGGTCCAGATAAGATTGCTCAACAAGTGGGCTGTACTCCTACAGAGGCCCGTAAGTTGTTGGACGACTTCACTAAGAAGTTCCATGACATCTCTAAGTACAAGGCTAAGGTTGTCCGTATGGCAAAGGCTGGCTCACCTCCTTATGTGGAGACCATCTTTGGTCGTAGACGGTACATCCCAGACCTTAAGAGCACCGACAAGGGGTTATTCGCTAGGGCTGAACGTCAAGCGTTTAACACCGTTATCCAAGGTTCTGCAGCCGATATTATGAAACTCGCCATTGTTAGAGCACACTCCTGCTTTATCGACGAGCCAGATGTTAATGTGGTATTGACTGTGCACGATGAACTCGTTACTGTTGCTCGTGAAGATTTAGCAGAAGAAACAGCCGAAGCCATTCGGGATTCTATGGAAGGTATCAAACTTCCACAGATTACTGTTCCACTAATAGCCGATGTAAAAATCGTAGACAAATGGGGAGAAGCCAAGTGAGTAGTTTTCTTTGTAAAGTATTTGGTCACAAGATGTACAGCATTTCGTGGACACAACAAGACTTCACTATTTTGTGCACTCGTTGTGAGAAGCGTTGGGAAAGCAAGGGTGTGATTACACATGAGTAGTGCAGACTGGTGGGCTAAACAACTAGGTGCAAAGCCCCAACAACAAGCACCAGCACCTCGTCCAGCAGCAATGCCAATGCCACCATCGCAGCAACCTATGACTCCGTATCAAGCGCCACAACAACAGGCGCCAACTACAAAAGCGCAAAGCGTTTCTCAGACTCAACCATGCCCTGAGTGTTACGGTAACAACTACATGTCTATTGGAAAGATACAGGGACCAAGCGGTCTAGTAGAGACATGGCGTTGTTATGACTGTGGCTACCCCAACATGCAATCAGGTAGTTCTCATGGAGCATTGACTGGGGCAAAGATTGAAGGCTCTGCAAAGCCAGCCATCGGAAATGATGTGCAAAGTGGATGGAGTCCAATGCCAGCAGGTTACAACCCTGATGGAACCAAGCAATGATTAAACCTTTTGACCAAACCCTTTATCAAGAAAACGATGATGCAAAGCATCAAGTGATTGAGTGGTTGTCTAAAGAAGGCTTTGATGCTTTTGTAAACCCCGACCAATACGGCATAGATATCTTGGCTGACAAAGATGGCGACCGTTATGAGGTAGAGGTTGAAGTCAAACATAACTGGGTAGGAGAACGGTTCCCATTTGGTGAGGTTCACTTTCCAGCCCGTAAAAAGAAGTTTGCTAGGAAGAGTGAGTTTGTTTGGTTCTTTATGTTAAACCACGAAAGAACCCACGGACTGATAGTAGACGGATTCGATTTTGTAAATGGCACCACAGTACGGAAGAATACGTCAGAGATGGACGGGGATTTCTTTGTGGAGATTCCGACATTTAATTGCAAGTTTGTAAAGATGGAGAGTGAGTAATGAATGATGAAGCCCGCAAGGTTATGGCGCAACTTAACAAGCGCTTTGGAGAGAATGTGGTGGTTATCGCTTCTGATATCCGTGGTGACCTTATTCCTCGCATTACTTCAGGGTCGACTACTTTGGATTATGTGCTGGGTGGTGGGTTTCCTGGTAATCAATGGAACGAACTAATCGGAGAACCTTCACACGGTAAGACCGCTCTCGCTCTAAAGACCATCGCAGCAAACCAAGCAAAGAACCCAGAGCACACAACCGTATGGGTTGCAGCAGAGCAGTGGGTTCCAGAGTATGCAGAGATGTGTGGAGTAGATACTTCACGAGTTATTGTTATTGAAACTTCCATCATGGAAGAGGCGTACCAAGCAGTCATTCAGTTTGCAGAGTCTAAGTCTGTAGATGCGATTGTTATTGACTCACTACCAGCGTTGTCCCCTGCTCCTGAGATGGAGAAGGACATGAGCGAAATGACTGTTGGTAAGGGAGCGTTGCTCACCAATAAGTTCTTCCGTGTAGTCGGTACCGCAATGAAGCGTTCTCTTGTAGAAGATGAGCGCCCTGTACTAGGTTTAATCATCAACCAATACCGCATGAAGATTGGCGTCATGCACGGAGACCCACGCACTACTCCTGGCGGTGAAGGTAAGAACTATGCGTTCTTTACCCGCTGTGAAGTACGTCGTGATGAATGGATTGAAGTTGGCTCAGGAACTAACAAAGTTCGAGTTGGTCAACGAATTAAAGTCCGAACACTGAAGAACAAGACTGCACCACCACAACGTGTTGCATACTTTGACTTCTACTTTGCTGAAGGCGGAGCCTGTGCTCCTGGTGAGTTTGACTTCGCTAAAGAGGTTGCCTCACTCGCTGTAGTAATGGGAATTGTCGACCGTAAGGGTGGATGGTTCTATTACGGTGAGCGCAAGTGGCAAGGTATTGATTCAGTCATCGCTAGTATCCGTGAAGAAGTTGACCTCAAAGAAGCAATTGAAAAGGCTGTATTTGAGTCAAACGAATTACCGATTAGCGCTGAAGAAGAATAACCGATAGAGTATTGCAATGAGAACCGAAGGCCAGAAGCAATCCAGAAAGCATGAGGACCGCCTCGCTAAGAAAGTAGGCGGGTCACGTACTGCGGCCTCTGGAGCATTTTGGTCAAGAAAAGGCGATGTGCGGTCAGACGACCTTCTGATTGAGCACAAGTTTACTGGTAAGAAACAGACAACTGTAAAGTCTGATGTTCTCAAAAAAATTACGAGAGAGGCAATCCTTGATGGACGTATGCCCGTACTGGGCGTCCATTTGGACGGGGAGAATTACGTGATTCTCCTTGAAGACGATTTCTTAGAGATGAGGGACCGACTAAAGGATGCCTAACACATGGAAGAACCAGAGCACACTTGGCGATATGAGGCCCGTTGCCAAGGCGAAGACACGGATACTTTCTATCCGCCAAGAGATAAAGAGCAGTACAAAATCATTGCTACTCAAGCAAAGTCATTTTGCTTTGGTGACAATCGCAAGAATCCTTGCCCAGTTCAAAAGCAATGCTTATGGGATGCGGTAAGTAGAGAAGAGCCACACGGTATATGGGGTGGCTTGAGTCACAGAGAAAGAAATGCTTTAATACGTAAGTGGCAAAAAACCTACAAAAAGAAGATGACCTTGAAGGAGTTCATTTTCAGTAAGGACTAAGAAATGGAAAACGACCTAAAGCGCTTTTTAGATGCTAAGAAGCGAGAGCCACGTTTGATTGGTGATGTAGAGCGACACTTAATGCGTCGTCCTCTAGGAGACCGTTCAACGACAGTTCTACACCCATCGGAAATCATTAAGAACGATTTCTGCTACAAGTACTCGTACTACTTGATGACTGGCGGAGTATCGAAGAAAGAGAAGCCAAACCTTCGTTTGCAATCTATCTTTGATGAAGGCCATGCAATCCATCATAAGTGGCAGAACTGGTTCCATGAGATGGGCGTCCTTTACGGTCGTTTCCAGTGCAATCATTGCGGTGAGTCTGTAACAGGCATTTCTCCAACTGTCTGCGAAAAGTGTGGGGACACCCGCATGGAGTACAAGGAAGTTACCCTTGTGGATAACGACCTAAAGATTGCGGGTCACACCGATGGTTGGATTAAGGGAATTGGAAACGATTGCCTTATTGAAATCAAATCCATTGGTTCAGGTACATTCCGTTTTGAAGCACCTGACCTTCTTTTGGATGCAGATGGAGACATCTTTAAGGCGTTCAATAGCATCAAGCGCCCATTCCGTAGCCACTTACTCCAGGGACAGATGTACCTAGAGTTATCACGCCGCATGTTCGGTGATGAAGCCCCTACTGAAATCGTGTTCCTATATGAACTAAAGGCTGACCAGTCATACAAAGAGTTCACTGTTAAAGCAGATTACGAAACTGTAGACCGTATCTTCTTTAAGGCTAAGAAAGTAAACGATGCAATTAAGGCTGGTGTAATGCCAGAGTGTAATATTGACCCAGACAACGGTTGCAAGCAATGTAACCTGATTGGGGAGTAATGTTAATCCTTGGAGACGCATCAAAGGTAGCCGTAGACTTAATGAGCCAACAGAACATCAACATGTGGCCTGAGCAAAGCAAGCAACCTGTTATGCCCAAAGACATCTCGGTTCTAGATAGTGAAGAACTTAGTGAGTTGTTTACCCGCTTAACTGCATGGTCAAACTATGTAGCAGGTCAGTTGGCAGCAGCACAGGTTGATGAGAAGTTTCTGGAAAAGAAACTCTCTAACTCAGAGGCACAGTTGTTCTTGGCTAAAGACACCAGCAAGGTTAAGGGAGAGCGTGTAACGCTTATCAAAGCCCAAGTTGCTGCTGACCCAATGATTATTGAACTAGAAGAAAAGTTAATGAGCGCATACGCATACCGTAAGATGGTTGAAGTTGTAGCCAGTAACTTTGAGCGAGATGTAGCGTTAGTATCTCGTGAGATAACACGACGCACTAACGACTTCCGCTCTAACCGTAAGGACAAATACTCACTGTGATTATTGGACTATCAGGCTACGCTCAATCTGGAAAAGATGAAGTAGCCAAGATTCTCGTATCGGAATACGGATTCACACGAGTAGCGTTTGCTGACAAAATTCGTGAACTTCTGTATGAGATGAACCCAGACTTTAGAGACACGCTGTTGCAACAAGCGGTAGACCGTCTTGGTTGGGATGAAGTTAAGAAAGACCAAGCAGTTCGTCGCATGATGCAGAACCTGGGCGTTGGTGCACGAAAGATGTTTGGCGACGGATTTTGGGTAGCACAGGTATTCAACGGTTATGACTGGGATATTCCAACGGTCGTTACTGATGTGCGGTTTCAGAACGAAGCAGAATTGTTAAAGAAGTGGACTCCTGATGACACACAGATTTGGCGTGTAAAGAGGCCAGGAGTTGAAGCAGTCAACGGACATATATCAGAGCATGATTTGGACGATTACAAATTTGACCAGATACTAAAGAACGAGGGAACTTTAGAGGACCTAACAAACATGGTCCGTAGACGTATGGAGTTTACCCTCAATGCCAACTAAGTTAATTGACGGCGGTTTAGATAAACGTGGTGAGATTACTATTGGTATTGACCAATCACTCACGGGATTTGCACTAACGGCGCTCCTTGTAAACGAACCAAAGAAGCATCTTACGTGGGTGTATAAGTCTCCTTATTTCGGTATTGAGAGACTGGCAGATATACGCCAATGGTTGCAAGATACATTCTCATACCTAGAAGATGAACAAGAGTTCACTATCAAGGATGTAGCCATGGAAGGAACAGTGTTAGCCAGTAATGCAGCACTCGTCCTTGGAGAGTTATCAGCCACAGTCCGTCTTACTATTTTTGACTTCTTTGATGAAGGCGATGCCCGTAAATATCCACTTAAAGTTCCGCCAATGACTCTAAAGAAGTATGCAGCAGGAAAAGGCAATGCCAAGAAACAAGAGATGCTGTTACAGATATACAAGCGTTGGGGTGTGGAGTTTAACGATGACAACGCTGCTGATTCCTATGCACTAGCCAGACTAGCCTCTGGCAATGCTGACGGCGCTATTGAAGCAGCGATTATTGCTCAGATGTCAGACCCTAAATACAGAGACCAACCAAGGATTTAGCCTTATCCTTTAGTTCGGGAGTGGCGCACCAACTCGAACCAAAGGACCAACAATTGACTAACACACCAGAAGTATCTGCTGAAGAACCGTTTTTACGAGTCAGCGCATCCTCCAATCCCCAGAGCGTTGCATCAGCAATCGCCCATGCCTGCTACGACAAGCGTGAGGTTAAACTCCGTGCCGTAGGTGCTGGAGCAGTAAACCAAGCAGTTAAAGCCATCGCTATTGCCCGTGGATACGTGGCACCTCGTGGTATGGATTTGACCGATAAGCCAGGGTTTACAACCATCGAAAGCCGTGACGGAGAGATTTCCGCCATCGTATTTCACATTACAGCGTCCTAATAAAGACGTATCCTTGTACCTAGAGTAAGGAGTCACAATGGCATCTTGGACATCATTAGGTCATGCCATGCGTCGTCGCATGGGTGCACCATCAAACCATCTAGAGTCAGCAGGTAAATCTATGGCACGTAACATTTCAACCCCAGAGGAAGTTATTGCTTCTGCAGAGCACGCTAACAGCCCACGTAAGTATGTTGGTCAATCAACAGGCTTCGAGGCAGTAAAGCCAGAGCGTGGAACGCTTGTTGCTAAGAAGAACACACAAGCATCTAACCCAACCGCTGGCGGAAAAACAAACAAGAAGAATGTTCTTGCAGGAAATGCAGCAGCATCAGAGCGCATGGGTGCACGCTATTCAACAAGCGTCAAGTTCCCAGCAGGAACTGAGCCAGCAGCAGCGCCAACAATGCGTAATGCAAAGACGGTTCCTTCAGTTGCTGGACGTCAAGCACCTAACTTTGATAGCGGGATGAATAGCGTTCTCTAATGTCTATTCTCTCTGACAACCAGTTTCATGAGAGTGTAACGCCTGAACAGTCACATGTTGAGGCGCCACTCTCATTGAGTTCATCCACAAACAATTCCGCTGCACAGGCAACTGCGTGGCGTAACTCTTCTTTGGGTGGAGGACGTCCTCTCTCGTTCTCATCAAAGACACGTGGTACAACGTTTAACTGGGATGACGCACCAAAGGCATCACTGCCATCATCAGACACGGGCGCATCGTTCGGAGGCAAAGAATGAGTCAAGAACACCTCAGCCACTCAGAGTTTGCTGATGTAGTAAACAAAGAAGGTGGCGCAAGCCGTAACTTCCAAACCAGTGCACCTGCAAAAGGTCCTGGTGTTATGGTGTCTATCCCTGGTGCAGAGAAGATTACAAACGCTCCTCTTACTGCAGACCAAGCAAAGTCATTCCGTAGAGACCACGATGCCATGGCAACGGGAAGTGACTACCACGGTGCTTGGAAATCTGGCGACAAAGTTTTCCAAGATGTTAGTCGTAAGCACACCGATTTAGACAGCGCACGTAAGGCTGGAGAGCGTGACAAGCAAATTGCTGGTTACGATTTAGGCGGAACTGATGAGCGTCGTCCAGAAGGTGGCGAAGTATTCTTTGGTCGCCATGTTCCAGGAATTGAAAGCAACGAAGAGTTCAAGGGCGGAAAGAACAAGACAAGCCAACAAGAGCGCATGTCTCCAAAGCCAAGTAGCCGTTCACAAGAGTTTGCAGAGCAATCACATATTAGCCGTGGTGCAACTGTAGGCAAGCGTGGTGGCAAAGGTACAAAGAAGATTTCTATTAACGAAGTTTACGCAACAATCGCAAAGAACCGCCGAAACAGAGGCGTCTAATGGCAGGGGCCACTAATAACTTTTCGCCACAACAAAACTGGCAATCGCTAGGTGGTAATGGTTTTTATGGCTACAACAACCAGGGCGGTGCTGGTACACCTGTAGCACGTGACCCACTTGACGCTACCCGTATTGGTGTAGGCCGTGTTCCTTCTGCAGAATATCCTGACGGTTATCTCGGAACGATTCGTTCACGTCGTGATGACCGCCTACTTGATTCCATCAAAAGCCGTGTCAACCAGAAAGCCTATCAACGTGGTGTACACAAGGGTGAGCGCATTGAGCCATCCATGTACTTTTGGCCTGACAGCATCAACCCTATGATGGGTATTCAACGCCAGATGGCAGCGACCGTAGACAAGTCCAACGGAGTTACCGTTTATCGCACACTTCGTAACGCCCCACAAGTTGCCCTTACTCCTGCCCCTCACCTTGTTAATGATGGCAAGGCAAACACTGTTGCAGAGGAGCCAGGTCAAATTAACGAACGTCGTCAGGCGATGCTCGCTTACTTGAAACCAGCGTGGCGCTAATGACGCAAACGTTTGACGGCAATTACGATTACACCAAGCCTTGGCGTGCACCGTTACAGCCTGACCAGATTGCTAAGAAGTGGCAGTACAACGGCCCATGGGCAACCAACATGGAGCGCCTAACTTCTCAAGCGTTGATGGTTATGTCTATCCCAGGTGCAGAACTGCAGGCAATGGTACGCCCACCTATGCCACAGATTCGTTTGTTTCCAGACCGATATGGCTATGGAGACCGTTCACAACCTGGCATCGAAGATGTCGTGAGTGTAGACCGTAATTATCACGAACCTCGTGTATCTTGGTTCTCTGGTGGAGTTGCTGGTTACGAGGCAGCCTCCCGTAATGATTTGGGGAATAACTAATGTACAGCCCTCTTAGTTCACTTCAGCATTCGATGTTTAGAAAGCAACATCGCACGTTTGTAAAGAACCAGAAGCATCCTGTTGTGCCTAACCGTGCATCTGCCTATACAGCATACCCAACAGGCGCTGGCTCTAACCACACTAGCAAAGAACTGAACGTAAGTAACATGCGTTCATGGCACGCTGGAGGTGCAAACTAATGTCAGGTAACTATGGTGATGGCGCAGAGCCAATGGAATGGCAAGCCAAGACAATTGCCGAAAACGCAATGCGTTATAACGGTTCAGCCCCATGCCCAACATGCGGCGTTATTATGAACCCAGTTGAATTTCTCAGCAACCGTGGACACTGTCTAGCCTGCACCACACAGATGAAGGCTAAGCGAGCACAGAACAAGATGGTGCGATAATGGCAAAGAAAAAAGCCAGCGATAAGGTTGGTATGACGCCTGAACGTCGTTCAGAGATTGATGCAGAGACAGCAAAGGCACTGGAAAGCGCTAGAGCGTCAGAAGAAGCACGTCGTGCCCGTAAGACCTCTACTTCGGTAAAAGGTCCTGACAGAATTTCTTTAGAAGAATCAAAGGCAGCGGTTAAGAAGCGTAGTGCAAGCCGACCAACCGTTAAGCGAGACGAATCAACTGGCAAGATTGTTTCAGCAAAGCCGCCAAAAGCGCCAATGACAGGCACTCCTGTTACTGTAGACGCCAAGACTCGTATCCTTCACTCAAAGACTGGCACAGTCGTTGCTAAGCCACGTAAGAAAACTCGTACTGGCAAGAAGTTAGACAAAGCCACAGGAAAGATTGCAATACCTACAGTAAAACGTGGTGAAGACGGCAAGGCTGTAGCAATCCCTAAAGAAGAACGTGTATCCCCTGTCACTCAGTTACCTACAGCAGGTCCTGATGTAATGGCGCCAAAGGGTCCAGCAGCACCGCTTGCTGGTCCACGTGGCGGAGTAAAGCCAAACAAGAAGAACCTCAACAACCGAGGTAACCTCAAGGGGTTTGCTGTCTCCCACAAGATTGTGGCTGCAGCAGCAAATGCGGCAATGGGTCACCTACGTGCCATGCACCAAACCCACGGCACCTCAGCCTTCCACGAACATCATGAGGTTTTTAACCTTATCCACGCCAATATCGCCAAGATGTCTCCAGATATCCACGCCATGTTAGGTCAGGGTCGCCACGAAGTGATGAACCCAGGTCCTGAAACTGGTAAGCGATTAAACGATGTAGAAAAGGCTGTAAACGATAGAATTACTATAGGCAAACAAGCGCAAGAGGCTCGTGCTCGGCGCCAAGACGAATCAAGAGGTTAATATCATGGCAGTTAATTCATCCCGTTCGATGAACAACTCTCTTAACGAGGGCGCAACAGACGGTAAGTACCGCAAGGTTCGTCCAAACACTGAAGTCATGCCAGGACTTGGTGACTCAGCAACTGCTGACAACCGCCAATCACTCAACCCATTCTGGGGTTACGGTTTCCTTACATCTGATTATCCAAACAAAGTGAATCCAGGTAAGTAATCATGGCAATTATCCGCAAAGGCGATGCACAAGCAACTCGTGAATTAGCAAAACGAGCAATCAAGCAACAATCTGCTCGTAGTCGTGCCTCTAAGAAGTCATTAAACGAGGCTGGGTTAGTAGACAACTACTTAAATGAGCGTAGTGTCATGGTTAACCCAGACGGAACTGCAACAGCAAAGAACCCTCGTACTGGACGTCGTGAAGCATTTGAAGGTCCTATCAGCGGTAGCAACACTATGCTAAACAAGAAGATGGTAAAAAGAAATCGTCAAACATTAGGTTCTGGGGTTATTAAAGCAGGAAAAGTTGTAAAGGGAAGCGCTTCACTGTTAAAAAAACCACAACCTAAAAAAACAACAGGTAAGTAATCATGGCAACAATGGTTCCAGACCGTGGAGATAGCCCAAAGCGTAAAGTTCGTTTTTATGACGAAAAAAGCGGTAAGTCACACACTGCTGATGTTCGCTGGGTAGGGAAGAAAACCCAAAAGCCACATGCAGGTGACATCAAAAAGAACATGAAGCATTATGGACAGACTAACTCAGGATGGGAAGTACAAGACTAATGGCTAAAGCACGCAGAGTTACACACAAGACAGTCGGTGAAGCCGTTGTTAACCGTGAGCGTTTTGAAGGCCCATCTAGCCGTGGTGGAGCACCAGAAGAAGTAGGTACCTCACGAGGTCGACTATCTTCTGAAGAATCAGCAGTCATGGATGCTCACAAGCCCAACTACGTGGTTAAGTCCTACGACACCCCAGTCGCATGGCACTCAGACGAGCATGGCTGGCACGTACCTGCTGATAAGCACAGCCCCACAACCTCACGTTTACAGAATAACATTCGTCGTTCACTGAACGGTCACTTCACTGCAGGTCATCAAGGAGCACGCTCTTAATCTGCTAAGATACTCGGACTACTACAAGGAGCATAATGAGTAACGTACCTTTACTGGGACAAAAAGATGTACCACAGAACGAGCCTATGTTTCGTTTGTTGTACTGTCTTGTATGCCAAACCCTAGATGAGTTGCCACCCTATGATGGCGTTCCTGAGCAAGACCACCTACTCGCTATTGCGGTAGAGACTCACGTATTTCCATCAGGAGAGCCACACAAGGGTAAGTTGTTCGTCCTTCCCTTACGAGCATGGGCAAAGCCAGAATCTAAGAAAGAAATCATTCGCCAGATTAAAGGCGGAGGTTCTGCTGGTCTTGCAGAGATTGACGATAGTTTTTACGACTCACGTTCGACCTTCATGGAAGGTGCGATGGAGTGCTACGGACGTCACAACAAACCTAAAGAAGGTTGTTCTGACTGGCATAGCAAAGAGAAGTTGCTCATACCTAAGACTGTTAAAGAACGTAAAGCAGAGGGTATGGCACGTTACCAAGATGAAGCAGGACCAAAGACATACCTATGCGATTTCTGCCCTGTGGCAATCGGCGTAGCCCAACGTAAACAAAAACTGTTAGGAATGAACTAATGACGCTCTTTTCTTATTTAGTAACCGCTCAAGAAGACGGAACTATCACAACCACACCTACTGAGGCATCAGAGGACGTAACCCGCAAGGCTACGACATTTGATATCTACCAGACCAGCAAGGAATTGGTAAACGATATTGAGTCTCAGATGCTTGCTGACCGTGTTGCCCGCTATGTAGTAGCACGTATGCAGCCAAAAGACAACTCAGAAGAGATTAAGGCAAAGATTATTAACGCCTTAACTGATAGGGGCATAGACACCCCACAGGAGTAATTCCTAATAGACTATATCCATGATTAGTCCATTTGGGAGTAACGCTCAACCCGTCCATATTCAGGGTTCCGCTACCTCCTACTTCTCTGCCCCTGAGCAAGAGTTAGACCCAACTCTGTTCGATGGCGAGAAGATAAAGGGCTGGGTACGTAACGGAATCCTGCAACTTCTTTTTGGGTTTCTCAACGAGACATACCGCAACCCTGACCTATGGGCACACGTATGGATTGCTGGTTCAGGAGTCTCCTACCAGTGGTCTGCTGCTCGTCAGCCAGGAGACTTAGACGTCTTAATCGGCGTTAACTACATTCAGTTCCGTCGAGTACAGCCAGAGTACGCTGGTCTATCTGATGTTGAAATCAGCAAGATGTTGAACGAAGATTTCCGTGAGCACCTACAACCAGACACAGAAAACTGGAATGGTTATGAGGTCACGTTCTACGTGAATCCAGGCGCCACAGACATAAAGACGATTAACCCTTACGCTGCCTACGACCTTACACACGATGACTGGACAGTCCGACCTTCTAAAGAAGGTGCACCACACAATGCAGTGTGGGACATGATGGCCCAACGGGACTTGTCTATGACCACAGATATCGTGAGCCGTTACACACAAGCCATTACCGAGATGCAAGCGGCTCAGAACGACGCCGCACGACGTAACGCCGAATTCCGTATGCACTCTGCACTCATGCAGGCATCAGCACTTTACGACGATATCCACCACGCACGTAGATATGCGTTCAGCCCAACAGGTAAGGGCTATGCAGACTTCTACAACTACAGGTGGCAAGCAGGCAAGAAGTACGGAAGCGTACCTGCCTTACGTAAGATGTCTGAGTACTGGTCAGCCTACAAAACACAACAAGCAGACGATACCTACGGTGTTGAACTGCCAGATACTCAGACCCTCATTCGACGGGCGGCAACATATAGGGCGCATGGATAATGGCGTCACTAAACGGAAGCCAATTTAGCGGGCTACACGCCCCATCCATGTCTACAGGGGTCAGTCAAACTGCCTCAATGTCCAATCCTCCAACGACCATGACTGGTCAAGTATCTACACCAGGTAGTGCAAGTGCGATAACAAACGCAGTTAAACAAACCACTGGCGTTAGTGATTTTCAGGCTGCTAGTCGTTCGTTTGCTAAAGGCGGATTTGGCAACACAATGGCTGGTATTGGTCACTCTATCATGGGTGGAATTAACGCTGCCTCTACAGCGTCGATGGCAATTCCTGGAGTTGGTGAAGGAATTAAGGGTGCAGACATTGGATTGAATCTTGCAATCAAAGGCGGAGACGTCTTTAAGGCTGCAGATGCAACGATGGCTGCTGAAAAAACAGGAACAGCCGCAAAGGTTGTTTCTAAAGCAGCGGACACACACCTAAGCCCATCACAGTTTACGCACGAAACCCCTACTCTTTATCACGGTACTGGTGCAAGCATAAAGCCTGGAGCCGTAGTTGCACCTAAGCCAACAGGTGTAGCAGGAACAGACGCTGCATGGGCTACCCCAGTGGGCAGTCTTGCAGAAAGGCACGCAGCGGCTCATGCGATGGGACTAGGAGCCGATAAGCAAATGGCATTTTGGTCTCCTGTTTATAAGGTTTCCCCAGTAGATGCCGCTGAGATGTCAAAGACCACAAGCGCATTTGCTAAGAACCCAGCGATACCTCACGGTGATATAAAAATGGGAGTTACAGAGTTTGCGTCTAAAAAAGGGTTTACAGTCGATAAGGTAAGCCATCTAGTTGAGAATCCTGAACTAACAAAACCTGCAGTACCACAAGTTTCACCTCCTAAGCCTACTGCACCAAGACTCTCCTCTAACACAAGGGTGCTCGATTAACTAAAGGACTACATGAACATACTTCTATCACTAGACGGCGTACTAAGTTCGGAATCAGGGGAACCAATCCGAGCAGGAGTCGCTCTTTACTACGCCCTAAACATTAACAACCGAGTCGCACTTATGACTGCCCGTGGCGAAGAAGACGCCAAACATTGGTTACAGTCGCACGGAATCATTAACTACGATGACTTGATTGACTCTTCTTTTGCCCTAGAAGGCGAAGACCTAAAGAAGAGACAGTTCACTGTTAGTCGTAGCCGTGCCCCGATTGAGATGTACGTAGACTCAGACCCAACCATGTGTGCATGGGTATTTGAGACTCAGAACGTCCCTTCTGTCCTGTTCGCTCACCCAGCCTACCTACGAGTAGAGAACCGCCCAGATGCCCCTCGTAAGGTTCGTAAGTGGTCAGACATTGAGGACTCGATTACTCGTGTAAACATTGCTAGGTCAATAGATGCCCAGAAGCCTAGAGACCTAGAGTTCTGGGAAGACTAATGAGAATCGTCTTTAGCGGAGCCGAGGTAGGCTCTAACCGTACCCTTTTGGAAGGTCAGAAAGTTGAGTTGATGGGACTCAACTTTTGGGGCTTACGCAAAAGAGGTTTGCCCAAGAATAAGATTTGGCTGATATCAGAGCACTTCCATGAGGACACCAAAGTCATCATTGAGTCTGGAGCGGCCCAGGCAGATAAGGCAGGACTCTCTAAAGAAGAGTTACTTTCTTTAGCAGCCGAATACCAGGAGTTCCTGGTCAATAACGCAGACAGGGCCACAGCGTTTACTGAGTTTGACTCCCTAGTTTTGGGAAAGGACTGGGTAGAAGCCCAGCGCCCCTTCTTTGAGAACGACCCAAAGTACTGGGTGGTCTGGCATGAGGAGTACGGTCTGCCAGCCCTCAAAGCGCTCTCTGAGGACTACGAGAACGTCGTTATACCCAACGCCGAGATTGAGTCTGTAACCAGCCTCTCAGCCCTCACAAGGGCGTATGAACGTCAATTCGGAACACGGTTCCACGCCCTTGCCTGTGCCAAGCCAGACAACCTACGACAGATACCATTTGTGACCGCCAGCACATTGTCATGGCTATCTCCCATGCGGAGAGGCGAAACAATCGTCTGGGATGGAACCAAGTTGAACCGCTATCCCAAGCGGATGAAAGACCAAGCCAGACCTCGATACAAGGCTATTGTGGAGAAGGCTGGACTGGACTATTTAGAGTTTAGTAAAGATAGTACCCTCGAAGCGACTAGAGTTGCAGTCTGGTCATACCTACAGATGGAGTCCTCCATGGATAAGAAAACCCCCAACTTCCACATCATCGAAGGCGGCAAAACCCCCAACTTATCTGATAACAGCGAGGATACCCTATATAGCAGTTTGATGGATTTAGGGGGGGTACCATCTGATAACAGTGGTGTTGAGATGCGGAAAAATTCGCCAACTGAACTGGTAGAACGTGACGCTTCTGAGAAGGTAAACCTCCCTGTTTTCGGCTACAAGATGAAGACTGTGGTGGAAACCAACGAGGACGGTAAAGACGTTCTCATGGACGTCCCTGTTGTTCAGACTCAGCAATCTTCTTTACGCCAGTGCGATACCTGCTTTGTGGCATCGAACTGCCCAGCCTTCAAGCCGCAAAATACCTGTGCCTTTAACCTGCCGATTGAGGTCAAGACCAAAGACCAACTCAAGGCTCTCATGGTCTCAATGATTGAAATGCAGGGTCAAAGAGTCGCTTTTATGCGTTTTGCTGAAGAAATGAACGGTGGATACGCTGACCCTAACGTCTCTCAGGAGGTTGACCGCCTCATTAAAATGGTCAAGGAAATCAACGACATGAACTCTGATAAAGAGTTTGTTCAGATAACCGCCAGCCGTCAATCCTCTGGTGGAGTCCTGTCTGCTATCTTTGGTGACAGGGCACAAGCCCTAAAGGAACTCCCAGAGTCCCTGAAGGAAGACACTGTTACAAAGATTATCAAGTCTTCTATAGAAGATTAGTTATCTGATAACAGCAGGGGGAGCAGTGTGGAGCAAGGTGGATAGTAGTTTAACCTTTCCTCCCACCCCTTCCCAGTAAACAAAGTTAGCAAGTGCATGATAGGTTTCGACCCGTCACAATAGTCCTCCCCACATAGGGGTATTTAGATAAAAGTAGAAATGGTGATTAGGAAATGGGATTGTTCTCGTTTGAACTAGCAGGGGAATTCGTTGAGTCATACAAGGGTAAGAAGGCTCCCTTTGGGTATAGGGATGCCGCTGGAAACTCTGTGGGGGAAATCACATTCCTCCGTACCTATTCTCGCCTAAAGGCAGATGGTACTAAGGAGACATGGGTGGACGTTTGCCAGAGAGTTATCAACGGCATGTACTCCCTCCAGAAAGACCACGCCAAACTCAACCGTCTTCCATGGTCGGACGCCAAGGCAGCAGCCTCGGCTAAAGAAGCCTTCGACCGTCTTTTTAACTTGAAGTGGACTCCACCAGGACGAGGCTTGTGGGTCATGGGAACCCCACTCGTAAATGAGCAACGCAACTCAGCCGCTCTACAGAATTGTGCCTTTGTATCAACAGGCTCGATGACCAAGACAGACCCAGCCAAACCGTTTGCCTTTCTCATGGAAGCCTCAATGCTCGGAGTGGGCGTTGGGTTCGATGATAAGGGTGCAGATAAGGACTTTACAATCTATGAGCCAGTACAAGGTGATACCTATGTTGTCCCAGACACAAGAGAAGGATGGGTTGACTCAACAGCGACCCTCCTCAATGCTTACCTACGACCAGATTCGAAGGTACCAGTATTTGACTACCAAGAGATTCGCCCAGCAGGAGCACCAATCAAAACCTTCGGTGGCACCGCAGCAGGACACGAACCTCTAAAGAAGTTACATGACTTCATTAACGACATGTTCAAGGGCCGTTCTGGTCAGAAGTTAACTCGTCGTGACATTGCAGACATTGGTAACGTCATTGGCGTTTGCGTTGTCTCAGGCAACGTCCGTCGTTCAGCCGAACTTCTTATGGGACGCTTGGACGACCAAGACTTCTTAAACCTAAAGAACTATGAGAAGTACCCTGAGCGTATGTCTCATGGATGGATGTCCAATAACTCTGTTGAGGTATCCGTAGGACAAGACCTATCTCCAATCATTGACGGTATCGCCCGCAACGGTGAGCCTGGAGTTATCTGGATGGACGTGTCTCGTCAGTATGGTCGACTTGCTGACCCAATCAACAATAAGGACTGGCGCATCGCTGGTTACAACCCTTGTGCTGAGCAGTCACTAGAGTCTTATGAGTGCTGTACATTGGTTGAGACTTATCTCAATCGCCATGATTCTTTAGAAGACTTCAAAAGAACTTTGAAGTTTGCTTACCTCTATGCCAAGACTGTGACTTTGATTCCTACCCACTGGCAAGAGACCAACGCCATCATGCAACGTAACCGCCGTATTGGAACCTCAATCTCAGGTGTGGCTAACTTTGCAGACAACAACGGCTGGTCTGTTTTGCGTACATGGATGGACGAAGGCTATCGAGTCATCAAGGGTTACGACGTGAACTACTCAGAGTGGCTCGGTATTCGTGAGTCCATAAAGACGACTACCGTTAAGCCTAGTGGCACAGTTTCAATCCTTGCAGGTGAGTCCCCAGGCGTTCACTGGGCTTCAGGTGGCAAGCACTTCCTTCGTGCGATTCGATTCAGCAACAACGACCCTATGCTTCCGCTATTTAAGATGGCGCAATATAAGGTTGAACCTGCAAATGAGTCGCCAGAGACTACGAGTGTTGTCTTTTTCCCTGTAGAGACTAATGCTAAGAGAGCCGAAAAAGAAGTTTCAATCTACGAGAAGGTTGCTTTGGCAGCGGCAGCACAACGCTACTGGTCAGACAACTCTGTATCTGTGACTGTTACCTTTGACGCTGACAAGGAAGCAGAGAACATTGAGTCTGTACTGCACATGTACGACGGTCAGTTAAAGACGATTAGTTTCCTTCCTATGGGCAACATGGTCTACCCACAGATGCCATACACCCAAATCACTGCCGAAGAATACGAGGAAGCAACCATGAGTCTCTTCCCCATCGACTTCGCTGGTGTCTATGCAGGTATGGCGGCAGACGCCGTAGGTGAGGCTTATTGCACCACAGATGCTTGTGAAGTAAAACTGATTAAAGACAACCAGTAACTTCTAAAGAAGACAGCCCCGTTAGGTCACACTAGCGGGGCTTCTTTTATACCATTAGCACATGGCTACAGAGACAGCACCCACTAAAGACGAAATCAACCACGTCATCTTGACTGGTGCAAACACCCCACTTGGTAATGGATTGGTACGACACACAGGTCGTCACCCACAGAGTCCAGACCACCGCATTACTGTTGTAACTTCACGTCCTGCTGGTGGAGGTCGCCCAGTCATCAAGAGTGCTAAGCGTGAGTACATGCCTTCTAGTGAGGTTATCTCCCAAGCACAACAACGCCAAGCAGCAGTGAAGGCTCGTACTGACCGTAGCACTGCTAACAAGAAGGCTCAATTAAAGAAGAAGCAAGAGCGTTCTGCATTGGCTAACAACAAGCAAAAGAAATAGTCTTATAAAGAAGAAAGCCCCCAGTCTTTTGACTAGGGGCTTTTTCTTTTGGTCTTACTTAATGCTTGCAATCTTTGCGTAGCCAGTCTTTTTTTTATTCATGCTACCTGGCTTCTTGTAACCTGAGCCTTTAGGCATATTTGCTATGCGGATTTCTAAGGCTGCTTTAATTTTGGCTTGATTCTTCTTTGCACCCATGCTTCCCCCTTTCGTATCTCCATAGACTAGCGGATAAAGCCCCCGTCGTCAAACGAGGGCTTTACCTTTTGCTAGTGCTTTGCCTTTGTCTTTGCTTTTGCTACGGCTTTTGCTTTGGCTTTCACCTTTGCTTTGGCTTTTGCTACGGCTTTGGTCTGATATGGGTACTTCTCCAACCACATCTTAACGACGCTATTGCGAGTACCTTTCCATGCTGACCAGTCTTTGCCATGGTCACTCATTTGATAAGCGACATTGGCATTGACTACAGGGTTTAGCAGTTGAGCGTTATATTCTAAACCGTAAGTTGCTCTACGGCTCGGTCCCATTGAACCAAGCATGTTAATTTGGAATAGACCGAACGAGTTATCGCCAGTCCGTAGGTTTCCATTGTAGTGTAATGGCTGTCCGTTTGATTCTTTCTTAGCAATCGCCCACGCATACTTCAGGGCTTGACCCTGAAATCCTACTGCCTGAAGGATAGAGACCAACTGAGTATCCGAGAGGGTACTCGCATTGGAATACTGAACCGTTACGGCTTGTAGTGCGTCTGCTCTGCTAGGGGCTACGGCTGGGCTTGCCAGTCCTATAGCCACTGCTATCGCCATACTGGACATTGAGATAGTTCCCACTGCCAGTCTTACTTTTGTTACTCTCCTAGTTATTTTCATAGCATCACTCCAAATAGTCATTAACAACCTCGGCTGCCTTTGACTGCTGGTGACGGATACGGTGCAGATAACGCTCCGTCGTTGTTATCGACTGGTGACCTAGACGCTCTTTTACCTCATGGACATCAACGCCTTTTGTTAGAAGGAGAGTGGCGTTGGCGTGCCGTAAGTCGTGCGTTGTTGGATACCAGCCAATACTTGACTGGGTTATGGCTTCGTTCCAAATGGCTCGCCATTTATCACGAGGTAGATAGTCTTCGCTTTTGCTAAGGCTTTGGCTTCTGCTATTGCTTCTGCTACGGCTTTGGCTTTTGCTAAGGCTTTCTACTTTGCCTTTCGCTTTGTCCTTTCTATAGTGACTGCGGTAATCCTTTACCGCTTGCTTGCATTGGTCACACCTACAACCTCCTACGTTGTACGAGTAGGGTGTTGCGTGTTGGAATGTTCTGCTTCCAACGGTGTAACTTCCTTTGCTTTTGCTAGGACTTACTATTTTACTTGGCTTCTCTACAACTTGCTTCGAGAAGACCAAATCTTCTTTTGATAGGGCTTTTGCTGAGACAAACGCCTGGATTTCGGCTATCAACGAAGAACTTAGTGTAACAGTCCTCTTATGACCGTTCTTTGTGCGTGGCTCTACCGCAAATCTTCGCAGGTCGGAACTATATTTTTTGCCTACATCTGAGACTGTTCTTCTTATATACACTTCTTTTGAGGTAAAGTTAAAGTCTTTAACACGCAACTCTGTTGCTTCTCCAAACCGACAACCAGAACCCATCAGAAATCTGGCAAATAACTTTGCGCCGTCTGTGGGTAACTTCTTTACGATAGCCTGAAAGTCTTTAGCGTCTAGCGTGTAGGTTGGGTCGGGTCTTACTATCTGAACTTTGATACGGTGGGTTGGGTTGGTTGGGATTACCTCATCATCAACGGCTAACCTGAATAGGTATCCTAGAGCCGTTTTGAGGTGGGAGATTGTGCTAGGGCTTATGCCCTGCTTCTGTAAGTCCTCTAGCAACTTACGTATATCTTGCTTCTTGATTGCGGTCATCTTCTTGCCTTCTAAAGTGGGCTGGGCATACTTCTTTAGAAGGGTGGTGTAAGTCTTTTTAGTGATAGCCCGTAGGTCTCGTCTCTCCAGCAATTTGTCCATATAAGTATCGAACGTCTCTTGGTATTCGGGCAGGGTCTCAAACTCTCCTGCTTCGGCTAGGAGTCCTGCATTTAGGGCTTTGGCTTTGGTGGGGTAAGTTCCCACGCTTTTTGTCTTGCCCTCTGAATTGCGGTAATAGCCTGTATAACGCTTGTTACGTTCGACTACATACGCCATGACTTGCCCCCTTTGTGTGGCGTGGGTCACGTGTGACCTACATCACAGAGCCTATCAAATTAGCGGTGGATTGCAAAATAGAACAAAAAAGGGGGCAGACTGCCGATTGGCAATCTACCCCCCTGAGTGCTAACTACTCGTCTAAAGACGTTTAGCGAACTTCTTTTACCTGTGGCTTAGTTCTTTGCGCCTGACTTGTTAAGTGCCACTTGTTACATATCGGACACTTGTAGGAAGCGCAAGGAAGTTTCCTTCCGTCTAACCAATGAGACTTCCAAATAATCGAAAGGACTCGTTCGGCTTTTGCTCTAGTAGGAAATGCTTTCTTATCAACACACTTAGCCATGCAAGCACCGTTCCTTGCAGTCAGCGCAGAACCACATCACATAAAGACCTTTAGTGGTCGTTACGGCGTGACCGTCCTCAAACGCCTTCTCTTGCCCGCAGGTGTCGCATAGTTCTAAAGTTACATATCCCATAGTGCCTCATCTTGTTGTGCTTCTAGTTCGGTATCTACTGCCTTATCTAAGGCTTCGGTGCAGATACAACACTCTGAGCAGGTTAAGCAAAACTCGCAGACTTCATTATTATCCCACGAGTCACACTCATCACAATACTTCTTATCGGTATCGCCCTCAGACTCCATTACTCCTCCTCGCCATTTGCTCCGAGAGGCTTACGATATTCGATACCCCTATGCAGGATAATCGTCTTAAAGGTGGCACTTACATAGTTACCGTTATCATCAACATCTCTTGGGTTGTTAATCTGTTCCGCAATAGTGTCCAAAAGAATATCCATATTTCTTTTGCTCAATACTCGGTCAGTATTAAACTCAAACTCAATCTTGTAATTACGGCGTGCCTTAAACTTAGACTTCTCAATACGAATAACTGCTTTTTCCATTTAGTCCTCCTTAGTCTCTGAGACTACCTTTAGTTGGTAATCACTCTTGTTCATATCCATATTCCCAATGACTTGATTAGTCTTATCGAACACGACCTCGTAGAAACTTCGCAGGTCGGATACGTCTTTAGTGTCGAAAGTAATCGGCACTTGTGTTGTTAGTTCTACCATATAAGTATTTATTGCCATTTGTTTATGCCTCCCATAGTTCTTGGTCTTTTTCTATATCTACTACTACTTCTGACTCCTCTAAGTATTCATTTAGACACTCTAAGATTTGGTCTCCAACATCAGGACTGTCGTACACTCCGTTAGTTGTGGACTCCCATGCTTCATCAAAGAGGTTATTTAGTTTCTCATCAGTCAGGGAGTAGTTCTCCTGCATATCTCCTAACGTGTCCTCTACCCAACTCATAGCGAGTTTTCTATCCCACCAAAGAACCAAAATACTTTCTTTAGGGTCGTACTTAGAAAGTTCTTTTATGATTTGTTCTACTGTTGCCATTTGTTATCCCTCCCATAGTTCTTGGTCACTTGCCGCTTTTTCTCTTTCTACAACATGACGAGTGCATACATCTTGGATAATGTCTGAAACACTTTCGTTAAACTTCTCCCAAACATACTCGTCGTTCCATACCAGCCTAAAGATAGTGTTAAAGATTTCATCTGAGAAGTCTTTATCAACATCAAAGCCGTTTACGTCTTGCTCTAAGATTTCTGTTGCTAAGTCTGCCTTCACGTACCACATATCAAAGATAGGTTCGTTAGGGTCTAACTTCTGTAACTGTTCTATAACTTCTTTTACTGTTGATACTGCCATTTGTTATCCCTCCCATAATGCTAGGTCTTGTTCTTCTTCTTCTAACAACGCAATAATCGTGCGTTCACAATCAGAGCGAGTTCTGTAATCGTTGCTATCTGTCCTTTCGTATTTATCTTTAGTAGAGGTCTGCACTAGCCACCACCAATCGCTATCGGGATTTCGTGAGATAACGAACCGATTATCTAAAGTTGCATACGAGCCTGTGTGTAACTTCTTTAACTTTAACTTATACATCTTAGACACTTGTTTCCTCCGTATCCCATAGCCCTGCTTCTTGTTCGTCTTGTTCTAACTGGCACTCACTACATATAGAAGGAGTATTTTCTTTATAGCAAGGCAACCACTCACTACAACTCATGCAACTGTGGTGTTCTGACTCCTCGCCCCAATACTTGTCGTAGATTTCACACGTCCACTCGTCACCTTCCTCCTCTAAGAAGTCCTGACCATTTGCATACGTGTAAGTTCCGTAGAACGCACCACCTTCGTCATAGTATTTGTAAGTCATTTTGACTTTTGGATTGTCTTTAGACAACTGCAAAAGAACATAGTGAACTGGTGACCATGCAGTCCAAAAGTTAATATGCACCGAACCCTGTTCCCAATCATCAGTTATATATGGGTCGCACATATCCCACTTAGTACCCCAGTTGTTTATTGACCAGTTGTACCAATTTCTTTCCTCATCAACTGGCATAGGAATAATCTTGTGAAAAGAAAATGGACTAGCAGGGTGAGCCTCTGTTGCTTCACTCTCTGTAATCTGAACCTGCTTCATCAGTTTATTTAACTGCTTAGGCTTTCCAGTTATATAGAGAGTGCTTACACAATGATTTGGCATTTGTTATTCCTCCTTTAGTTTTCTGTTAGTTAATTGACGGTACGCACCCGATTTGCCGTCAGTCTGACGGTATCCATATCGGACTAGGCGTGAGTTAATTGCGGCTGGTGTAATGCCTAAAGAACTTGCAACACGATAAGTAGTGACTCCACTATCTACGAGTTGCTTAACGAGTGCCATAAACTCCTCGGCTTCCTCACGATACTTAGGACTACTGCTACGGACTTGTCGTGCCTTGTCGTGTAGTTCTTGTAGTCGTGTAAGGACATCAGGGTCAATGGCAACTCTCTTTATCTGTTGCTTATAGACTTCTACATGAGGAATTGGTGGGATAGGTAAGTGCTTTATCACCAACTGCACCCCAGTCTCGTTGTTGCTATCAAACTTGGCATAAAGACGAATAGCCTCTCGTGTTAGTCCTAGTTCATTAGCGATAGATTGCAAAGTCCAACCAGCCTCAGACAACTTAGTTGCATAGGCTCTACGTTCTTTTAATGGCAGACTTCTTAAGATTTCCCCAACTTCTTTAGGGAGAACATGGTGCTTGTGTACGGTCTTGTTACCAACAAACACACTTTCTTTTTCTTTTGTATGTCTAAATGGATAAGTCATGGGTTTATGCTCCTTGTTATTTCGCAGGTCGGATTAGCGATACACCGTTGTTGGTGATAGCCGTTAGTTCTTGTTGCAACTTAACTACTTGCTCTGCAAACGATTTGCGTGCGTAGTCATGGTATGAGTCAGGGATTTGCGCTAAGACTTCTTTATCTATTTGGTGAAACCACTCATCACGAAAACGCAAGCCACCGTCTTTACGATAGCCTCGCACCTTTAAGTTGTTAAGTACGAAGGACTCTTTATCCTCGTAATTGAGTTGGTAATCTAATCGTTCTAGTCTTACCTTCTTTTTAGTACCAGTCTTTTGCCAACCATTAGTTGCAGAGTTCCAGTTGTAATCCCACTCATCTATCTCAATGATTATCTGCTCTGTCTCTGATAGTTCTACATAACAACTCATGCTGATACCGCTACTACTCTCAACACTTGTGTCTGTGCTTGGTGCAGTTATTACTTTCATATCATGTCCTCCTTGTTTCGGTACTACGTATAGGGTCATTAGTTCTCCCATAGTTCTTGTTCTTGTTCTAGTTCTATTGCGTAGTCTCTATCCATAATCTCTAGTAAGTGGTCGTAGGCTTCTATGGGGTTGTGGTGGACACAATCCTCAAACTCCTCCTCATAAATACTTCGACACTCATACCAGTTGTTCATGTCTATAACTAACTTGTCTTGTTCTACGAGTTCATACAACTTTTGGTCGGTGTTAATTCCTGTTCTTTCTAAGTCCTCAATAGTTACTAACTTATCGTCCAAAAGAAGTCTGACTTCTCCATAGACTCCAACATAACCGCACTCATTAGTTGGAGTCTTTACTGTGATTACTGGGTTGTGACCGCCATGCCAAAGACTGTCTGCTTTATCAGGGTCAGTTAGGTCGTGAATAACATCAGCAGACCAGCCTTCGGGTGCTTCATATACAACTGGCTTCATCAGTAACCGTATTTCTTGGCGCATATCGCACCCATACCACCAGCGATTGACTTGGCTTTTGTAAGTGTGCGACCACAATGGCAACAACGACCAGTCTGTGCTGAGTATTTAATTGCGTCTCTTAGTGTGAGTCGGTGTGCAGGAGTAATAAGTGGCAAGATATTTTTCTTGCTATCGTCTCTAACATACTTCTTTTGCTCATCAGAGTACGACCACACCTGCCACTTCTTGCTCTCTACTCCTAACCTAATCGAGTAGATAACTCCTTCATATAGATACGCCCCCACTTCTGTAATCTGCATAGTGGGTTCTTTAGTTGCTTTAGTACGCAACGTGTTTATGAGTTCTGATACTTCTTTACGAGTGAAGTATTTTAATTCACGCACCTTGTTCTTTTGCAAGACATAAAGGTAAGCCTCTAACCCACCTTCTTTTGTATCCACGAGACTCTGTGCATACGCAACTTGCTTATCAGTTGCGTACTCAACGTAGTCAGGCTTAGTAGGACACGACAATAGTGAAGTGATTAAGTCACCAGCACCTTGCACATTTAACTTCGTTAGTTCCTCGTCAGTTAATTTGCAAGCGTGTTGCTTTTCATTTAGTAACTTCTTTATGAAGTTTATTTGCTTCTCACTTGCATAACGCACTTGGTACTCACCGTACTGATTGCCACCTCGTGAGCCACCTGCCTTGTGAAGTGTTGTGGTCATAGTGTTTTCCCTTCCAGTTGTTGATTGGCAGAGTTCTTTATATGCGCCTGTACGTCACTCACACCATGAGCGACTGCATAGAACCCTCCAGCATTTAGTCGTGCCTTCTCCTGCCCCAGCACTCTGAGCAGGAGAGATACTTGCTCCTCTGATAGTTCGATATTCATTACAACACCGCCTTTCCTTCATAAGCGAGTTCCAGCAAACGCTCAAACTCTTTAATGCCGACTGTTACAACGCCCTTGTAAGACTCCTCGTAACCTGTTGTATCAACACTCACCTCTGCATTACCCACGAGTTCCGAGAGACTTGTAAGGATAGAAGTCTTAGAACGTGCGACTTCCTCCTGCACTCGTGCTTGTAGTTCACGTACCTTTCTACGCTTCTCCTCCTCAATGCGCCTTGCTTCTTGCTCCGCTTGATTACGGTTAGCCCATAGTGGCTCTAGTGTTGCCCACTCAATGAGAATATCTGCTAGTCGTGCAGTCCAGTAGAAGTCATTACCGTTCTTATCTTTAGCAGTTACAAGAACGCCAACTGAACGGTGACCTTCTGGTGCTTTCTTAAACTGTGTACGGTCTTGTGTGCGACTGTTAGGGTCATACTCAAACTTAGTTAGTTCCAACACCGTTGCTTTTAGAACGTCAGACTCTCGTACTGTATTAACGTCACGACTGTTCTTACTGTTGTATTCCCATGCAGGAAAGATTGCGTACTCTGTACCAACTTGTAGTTCGGATAGTTTCATTTAGATATGCTCCTTATAGATTTTCGCAGGTCGGATTTTTTGTAATGAGTGGCGAGCAGATAACTCGCCACTCTCTTGTAACTTCTTTAAGCATTAACCAAACGGCGTGAGATAGCAATACGCACTAGGTCTTTACCGAGTGTGAGAATATCTCGTGCAGTTTTGATATTAGTCATTAACTCAAACTCGTGGCGATAACGATTAAGAACATCATCATTTAAGTCTGAGTCATAGAGAAGTGCTTGGCAGGTAAGGACACCAGCGTTACGCATTTCTGTAACTGCTTGCTCTCCTTCTTTTGTATCCCATGCACCGTCAGTAATCATAAAGAGGATTTTGATTGGCTTCTTGCTCTCAGCCAAAACTCTCTTAGCAAACAAAAGAGACTCACATGGATTTGTTCCACCGCTTGCTCCTCCGTCACGAATAGTTGTACCTGCTCGTTCATCAGCACCATAAAGAAGTGTTGTGCCGTAATCGAATAGTGCAACTGTTGTACGTGCTTGCACACGCTCTAGTGCAGACTTAATAGCCCACATGGATTGGTAAGCATGATTGGCTGAGTCACCACTCATACTGCCCGACTTATCAAGGAGGATAACTGCCTCAATATCGCAAACATCATCTATGCCCTCAGTCCATGAGTCAAAGATTGTGTCGAAGTCTGCTCCTTGTATATAACGCTGAACGTTCACCTTTCCAGTATCGGTAGCACGCAACCATGCTGGGTCATAATCAGAACGCAAACGCTCTAGTTCACGACCAAACGATTTAGCAACACCGATTAACTCAGGAGGAGTTGCAACGTCTTTGTAGTTAGCACGTTCAGGAGTCTTAGCGTTACCGCCGTCAAGGTCGCTAGAGATACCTAACTGTTTTGCAATTCGATTAACTTCTTTAGAAAGTTCTTTTGCAACATCATTAAATATATCTTGCAACGTATCTGTGACTTGTTGATTGTCTCCTGTTGTTCCAATGCTTGTACCAATGCCCTTGCCACCTTCTTGTGGTGAAGGACTGTCGTACTCGCTATCGCTTTCAGTATCAGAGTCACCGTCACCGTCAGAGTCACCGTCACCGCTACCGTCAAAAGGCTTACCGCCATTACCGTTAGCAGTATTGGTATCGTCTTTAGCAGTATCGCTATCGCCGTTACCTTCATCATCAGACTCATCAGCAGGAGTATCAAGAACAACATCAAGAACAACATCACCCTTCTTAGGAGAACGTTGCTTGTCTTTTTCTTGTTCTGATTTTTTCGCAGGTCGGACGTTGCTTGACTCGTATCCGTCTGTTGGTCGGTGGTCGTGTCCATGAGGATTATGCACTCGCACCCAAACGTCACGTCCACCTTCTCCTTCACCTTCACCGTTGCCAGTATTAACTGGTGGAAGGTTCTTTAGAAGTTCTGCATACTCTGTAATGAGTTGGTATGCAGTCTCGGTCACTTCATCATTACCAGTAAGAATTAAATCGTTGTATTGGTCAATGATTTCAGCGAACGCATGAATATCTTGTGGGTTCTTAAACTTATCTACCGACAACTGGCGCAACTCAACTGGTAGATAAGTGCGACCATAGATAAGTGGGAAAGAAGTTGCTACTGCTTCCTCGTTCTGAATTAGATAGTCAGCGATTGTTGCAGTAAGCCAACCTTCCAATGGTGGGAGATAGCCAACGAGTAAGTTCTCGATACGCATATCCTCTAAAGAATTAAAGGCTTGCCATAACTCACGAGAGTTATCAGACTCTTTAATCTTGATAACAAGATTGCTTCCGTTTCTTGGCGTATAACGCAAATGAGCGTACTCATGGAAGCAGAGACCTTGCAACGACAAAATTGACTTAGCAGTGAAGTCATATTTAATTTCTGCAAGATTAAAACTTACTGACGAAGTGCTTGACCATGCAGGGGCAGGATACTCAGGACGATTAACGATATTGACTTTAATCTTGCGACCAGTCAAAACGCTAAGTGTCTTAGTGAATATCTCACCAAAAGACTGTAAGTGATTTTGCTTTTTGATTTGTAATTCTTTTTCTTTATCTGTCTGTTCTACTGCAAACTTCGGCATTACGGTAGTCATTTATTTGTTGCCTCTCTATTTATTTCGCAGGTTGGATAATGAGTGGCGAGCATTTACTCGCCACTCTACTTGCAACGGTATTACGCAACAACTTCGCTTTCGAGATGAGAACGGTGTGCTTCCAAAAGAAGTTTCACACTTGCCTTCTCATCATCTCGGAAGTTGTTAAGGAAGTTATCAACTGCATAGTTGTAACTAATATCTCTAGCAAACTTCTCAAAGTTCTTTAGAAGTCTTGTAGAGATTGGTGTCTCATAAACACCAGCGATTGCTTCCTCACGCATTTGTTGTGCGAGGCGTAGCAAGGTCGGTGACTTAATAAACTGCTTCTCAATTTCGATGTCGTACTCGAAAGTCCACTTGTGTTGGAAGCGGTCAGCGAACGCTTGATTAAACTCTTGCGTTCCACGATAACCTCGTGAAGCAGGATTGTAAGAACCGATAAGCAAGACATTTTCTCCTGCTTCGATTACTTCGCCCTTGTGGTCTAGCAATATCAACTGACGGCGTGAGTCCAACGTTGGGTGAATTGCAGAGGAAAACTTAGAGGGCATACAAGACAACTCATCTAAGTTAATAACTGCATTTCCATTACGCCAGCACTCTGTAAAACCACCGTCTTGCCAAACAAGATTGCCTTGCTCGCTAGGAATAACCTTGCCGAACAACTGTCCTGTATCTATGCCAACGTTAAAGTTCACCGAGTAATAACGCAAACCTCTTTTGCTTGCATAGACCATGCCACTTGTTGTCTTACCAGTACCAGCGTCTCCTGCAATAAGGATATTGTGACCGTTCTTCATGGCGTAGTCGTACAACTCTGTTTCAGTTTCACCACTTGCAAACGTGCGTTCGACATAACCTGAGATTTCAGGATTGCTTGCAGAAGGTACGAACGACAATGAGTTTTCATCAAAGTTGTGTTCGATTGCTTGCAACGGTTCACGAACAACCTTAATGACTGGTGCTGGTGCAACTGTTGTCTGTGCTTTCGTTGCAGACTTATCTGAACGTCCGTCAGAACGATAAGCAGACAATAGGTTGGGGTCTTGTTGTATCAAAGTATCAACCTCTTTCAGTAAGTCTCCAACTGTTTTGTTAGAGACTGATTGGTGACGTAAGCGATATTGCTTCGTCAATTTCTGAATTAGAACAACTGGGTATGAATTGTTAGCGAGTGCAGACTGGTCTGCTTCTGTAAGTGGTGTTGATAGAACCTCACCGACAATAAGGTCGGTGTAAGTATCAGCGTTAGAAATAATTGTTTCGTAATCAAGCGCATTAGTCCAAGCGTTGCTTTCGCCTCGCCCTCCATTTGTAATGCGAGTAAGTGCGTACTGCTTACCGTTATGGCTTGCGAGTAATAGTTGTTGCAAAGTATCTGCTTGTGAAGTCTTACCTGTAATGAGAATTGCATACGACATTTATTGCTCCGTTTTCTTGTTAGTTGTTAGAGTGAGAATTGGTGATAGAGACTTGCAACTTCTTTTAACTTTTTTTCTGCTTGCTTGTTCACGTCACGTAACGCTTTACGCAACTGTTTTTCTGTAACCATTTGCAGTAATGCAAGGTGCATGGTGTAGAACAACTGCTCATCATCTAAAGAAGGATTAAGAAAGTTGATTGCTTCTTTTAGTTGTTGTTCCAGTTGTAGTTTTTCTATGAGTACGTTTTTCGCAGGTCGGATTTTTTTTCACACCCATAACCCTTCTCGTAGTTGGTGTGCAAACGTTACGAACGTGTAATCGTCTTTTGTATTTAGTAATCCTTTTACTATCGGTGTCTTACATGACTGACGTTCTTTTAAGTTGGCGTGTAACTTCTTTACAAACAAACGCAACAACTTAATTTCGTTTTGATATGAGTCAATATCAAACACGTCAATAACAAAGAACAACCCTGCTACTTCTGAAAAGTCAATGCCACGAATACACGCAGTATTTTTTGGCACGACAATTTTATTTCGTAATAGTTCTTGCGCTTCTGCTGGTGTGATTTCACAAGACACTTAGTAGTTCCTCCCTAACTTCTTTAGTCCAGTTGTTCTTTTGAGTTGTGCGACCATGACTGTCGTTCCTATGCCACTTACTAAAGTGACGTGTGCCTTCTGAATAGAACCAGTAATCAAAACGTGCGCCACGTTCAGGTAAGTCTGACGGCTTCACGTAATCAAACGGCTTGTGTGCAAACGTGTGCGACATTAGTTAGTTACCTTTCGTAGAAGTGATACCAACGACATGAAGGACTCTCCTTCATCATCTATAAGAAGTGTTACGCCTTGCTCATCAACTGTTGCGATAGTCATTTATTTATTTCTCCTTTTTCTTGTATCGGTTTATTAGTGAGGATAAAGAAGGTCAATGCAGTATTGCGATAGTTGTTCGATTGGCTTGTGCTTGCATACTTCGGGAGTTGTTATATCAAACAACTTATATATAACGTAGATTGCAACACCAGCGATTAGTAATGCACGCAAACGCTTTCCACGTTTTGTTAATCGCCACGTTGTAGTTGTAGAAGTTCGCAGGTCGGATTTTTTGTTAGGCATTATTTTCTACTCCTGTCTTAACACTAAACGGTGCTAACTGAATTGTTTTGTTAGTTAAATAAGTATCAAACAATTCAGTTGCAAGCATTTCTACGTAGTGTGTATTTAACTTGTCGGAGATTGCAGACCAGTCTGTCTTTTCATTATGAAGTGCAAAGTAGATAGCAACAATGTCTTTTGTTTCGAGAACGAGTGAACCAGTTGTTGAGTCAATTACCATTTGTATTTTTCTCCTTAGTGATTAGTTGATTGGTAGTTGTTATTACGTTGTTGTGCAACTAGAAGTTAATCTGTCCGTAGATTGCTTGTTGTAAAACAAGATATGCAAAGCAACCGTCATAATCCTCATGGTCGAGTCGGTGACCGTAACAATGAGTCTGATTGTTCTTTAGCAAAGTTGCGTAAGCGTTTAGTAGTTGTTCGATATTAAGAACGCAAGGTAACTCCTTGTAATAACCGTTCTCATCTAAGTTATCAACGTCTAAGTATTGCAACGTAATAATTTGTGTGTCCTCGTTGTAATCCAAAGTACGTGGTACAACAAAGTCGGTGCAACCATAGAAGTCAGAACCAGTAATTGCGTCAAAGAACTCGGTGTTGTTGATTTCTTTTGTGATTGTGATTGTTGTTGTAGCCATTTATTTGTTGCTCCTTTTTTATTAGTTGTTGTTGGTATTTGTTAGTAAGTTTTTTTGCAACTGATTAAAGAGAAGCAAGTTGTGATTGCAACTCGTTGATTTGGCGAGTGATTACTTCCTTCTCAAAGTTAGAGAAAAGAAGTTCGACATATTTGTTAATGATTGTAAGCACGTAACTTTCACCAGCGATAACTGCAATATCGTGCGCCTCCTGCAAACGTGAAGCGGTGTGACGTTCTACGTTGATGTTGTTGATGTTGATATGAGATGAGCGAGTACCTAAAGACGTTTTGTATTCGTTGTACCACTCACTAAATCCGTCAGGAGTTCCAACGTGATTGCGATAACCAACACGAATAACACTTTCGTAAAGTTCCCAACCACGTTGTTTTGTTGTTTCGATAGAAACAATTAAACCGAGAACCGAATACGTATTCGCCAAACCACTCTTAGATGAATAAGCGATTGACGAATTGTTTTTGATTGTTGCAGTTGTTTCGTTAATCAAGTGAGTTGTTAGTGTGCGTGTATCCATTTAGTTGTTGCTCCTTTTTTATTAGTAGTTGTTATTTTGATTACGTGCAAGTGATTAACAAGTAATCACCACCACTCACTCGTGTTGTTGTAAGTAACCGTTACAACGCAACGAGTGAGTGATAGAAACTAATTGTTATTTTTATTTCCAAACGTATTTAGTAGAAGCAAGCGCAACATATTTGATTTCGCATTAGACCAACATAAGTTTTTCTGCACGAGGCAAAGTCATTTAGCGTGTTGATTGCTTGTAAGAATTATTCTTACCGATATTCAGCAACTCTCAGAAGTTTTATTGTGAGGTTCGATAACTATTAAGTGCGAATTGTTTTTCGTAACGTGCAACACGATTGCACTCATAACAATTAACAAGTAATTAAGTTAGCGATTAGTTTTGCGAGTGATTTATTTTGCGTTGCGATTTCGATTACAAACCAAACAACGAAAACAAAAAAAGTTTTTAGAAAACAAAAACGTTTTTGTTTTTAACTACTCGCCCTCAGTCCGATTTCTCGGAGGAGTTGCTGACCCCCCAAGTATAGGCGAAACGATTTGGGAAACGCAACTCGGATAAAAGTGGCGTGTTATGCCTATTTCAGAGCAGGTATTAACACGAAAATTGCGAAGGAGGAGTATTACGGGCGGAGATGCTGAAGTCCGATGGTGATTACATATAAAGAAGTTTCGCAAAGTTATTTTGTGTTATTTATTTTCAGTAAAGATAAATAAACAAACAAAAGAAAAGTAATTAAGTAATAACAACACAACGTTGCTGTCGTGACTGATGACCACAGCAAAGTAATAACCAAAAAGATAATTAAACAAACGTATTTAGTAATGATTAGTTGCAAAAGATAATGCGTTGTAATACATAACCAAAGTAATTGGCGCATGATTATTAGTTGGGGGTTATAGGGGGCGAAGCCCCCTAAAGTAAAAACAATATGGGTAATAACTAATAGAGAGAGAGAGATATATATAGATAGATACTTACTTTAGTTGTGATGAATAGTGATGAATATATTTATATAACAACTGATACACAATGCAAGTTAGTAACGTTGTTAAATAGTAAGTGATTAACAATGCGTTTAGTAACGTTGTAATGAGTTGATAAGAGCAAGGGAAGTGTGCCGTCAGTCTGGTATTGCACGCAGTAAGTATTAACAGATAGATAGCAGTAGCCAAATTGTTAAAGTAATTCACTATCATTTTCGCTATCAAACAAAGTGATTACGTTGTTATTACGCAGAGATAGAACAATAAATACTTCTTTAACAAACAAGTTGTTGGTGTAATCATTTAATTTTTTTGCAAAAGAGATATAGAACCACCCCATAGTTAAGTGATATTTCGCTAGTTAACAGCCAGGTTGGAGCCACGGTTGAGGGTGTGGAGGCTAGGCAGTAGCCGTAAAATAGCCCTATGTCAGCCTCAGACCACCTCAGTGGGCAATTCAAGCCCAAGCGCAAGGTGACCCTTTCCTATCAGTACAACGACAAGGGTGTCACTATGTGCCCTAAGTGTCACAAGAATGAGATAGAGAGAGAAAAGCAAGGCAAAGGACATTTGAAACCCTCTACCGCTGATATCACTGTGAAGTACAACACTGACTTTGGTCCAGGAGACTTAGAGACCTGTTCTGGCGGATGCGGTAGAACCATCTACGGTCGCAAGGGTACTTACGAATAAAGTTCTGCTACACTAACGGCTCAACCATAGAGTGGAGTCCCACGGGTACGAACCTCTACGACCTGGGATACGTCGTTAAAAACTCCTGCAAAGCCCCTAGCCTGCTTCAACTCAGGTACTAGGGGTTTTGTGCTAGAGTGACGCTACTAACCACGGCTCTGAACAAGTCATCGTTAGTTCGTTACCGCTGAACCCAACCTGTGAGCGCATCATACGAAGGTGTTCAGACCGATGAAGATTGCTCTGCGAATATCTCACTAGGCGGTAACAGGCAGCAGGTGTTTCCCATGGCTGCCAATCTATCCCAGGTCGTCTAACGGTAGGACATCGCCCTTTGGAGGCGAGTATCTTGGTTCGAATCCAGGCCAGGGAGCGTACCTCCCCTAGGAAACTAGATTTCTCTTTTTCCAGTAAAGGCAGTAGCCTAAATCCATGAAACTAGAAACCCTTGATATCGGATTAGACCTACCAGTAGTCGTGATGGATGATGACTTCGTGGAGTATTTGGAAGAACACTCAGTAGAGACAGTAGAGGTCGATGAACTGGCTATCTACTTCTTTGATTGGATGAAAGAGCACTGCGAGTGAGCCACATCGTCAATCTCTCTAAAGAGGAAGTTCGGATGTGTGCTGATATGGCACTCAACCGTTGGATGATGAAGTTCGGCTCAGAAGACCGTCCTAACTATCAGGACAAGAGCAAGTTAGAGCCAGAGATTGCCGCTAACACTCGGACCATCGTGGCTGAGTATGCGGTGGCTAAGTTATACAAAAAAGCAATGTGCCTACCTTTTTATCCCAATGAGGAACATTCTTTCAGAAAAGACTTTCCTGATGTATTTCCCAATATAGAAGTGAAATCAATTCGCACTAAGGATGAGATACCTGTCTTCCCCAAAGATATCCACGAAGGCTGGGTACTAGTCGGGGCACGTGTCTTAGATAGAGACTACTACTCTCAAGTTGAGGTCTACGGATGGCTCTCCATGGATGACGTTCAACGTGATGAATGGAAGTATGCTCCAGAAGGTAGTTGGAGAATCCCGCTCGACCAATTTAATCAGGAGATGCTATGACCCACGATGAACTAGTAGAGAAGGTAGAGCAAGCCATCCGCATGCTCCACGGACTCTGCCCGCACATGCGCCATGAGGAAGTACCTCCCCGTACTAAAAGCAATTGCATACTCTGTATTGCACAGACCGCCGTCACTATCGTAGAAAAGGAAATGAAATGACCATACCAACACCGTCGTACCCATATCAACCCAATACAGGTACTTACTATTACACCAATGTACCGAAAACTACTGACCCCAAACTCTTAGAAGTATTAGAGCGAATTGCAGATGCGTTAGAGGAATTAGCGTATTAATGACTCACGATGAATTGCTCAACGAGATAGATGCAATTATTTCCATTGGTTATGCAGAGAGCGGATTTTCTGAATATGCGGCTAATGGAACTAGAGCGGAGAAAGCCCTTCGTGCAGTAGTGGAATTGCATAAGCCAGTTGAGTATGCAACGGGAGCAAGTACGGCAATTGGAACTCCTGCTTACCTACCAACCGCCACCGCTTGTTCTTGCAGTAGGGCATTTAACGACTATGACCGAGTTCCTTACCCTTGCCCAACTATTCAAGCCATAGAGAAGGAGTTAGGATGAGTATTATGATTAACGACTGGTGGCAGCAGATTATCGTAGGGGCTGTAGTAGCAACAGCAGTGAAATGGTGGTTAAGCAAATGACCTACGACTTCATGGCTGGGGAGTGGTATGGAGAATGTGGCGCCTGTAAGACGCCTCTCTACGCTCCATCAAAAGGTGCCTATCTACTCCAATACTCCATACACACCCACTCAGATGATTGTCTCGGAGGCTACTAGTGCGGATAGTCAGAAGTACCAACGCCTACTCATTTGACCTAGGTGTCTATCTGATTAACTGGGGGTATCCGATTGCCCACGAATGGGAAATTGGTATCCACCTCTTCAAATGGAATATAGGATTAGAACTACATCGTAAGAAGGAGGAGCAATGAGCGCATGGCTTACATGTCTGGATTGTGGAGCAGAAGCGACGGGGGTAGCAGGGTTATCTCTGGCAGAGGAGTACTGTGTATTCTGTCACATGGACAAGGGGACACTAGGCACGATTGAGGGCTTTCGTACCGTTACTGAGGAAAAGAAATGAAGAAGATATATAGCAATGAAGTCACGGTGATGTATGGCTTCTCGTGGAAAAGAATTGGCTTCGGGTTTTCCATCGACCAGACCGCCTTCACTTTTGACTTTTTGATATTTTGGCTGGCGGTGGAATGGTGAAGATGAAAGAAGACCAATTCGGGAGAAAAGACGCCTATCGGGGCGCAAAGCACGAAATCTCGTTACCACTTACCAACACACATCGAGACCCATATACCAAGCGTGAGTACACGAAGCGAGTTGAGGAACAACTAAAGGAGAGGAAGGAACGTATGCACGCAGGGGGAATGGCGCCACCCAAGTACGACCTACCTAAGACCGAAACTGAGTTTGGAAAACAACTGACCGTTTCCGTCACGATGATGGACACACCTGAGACCGAAGCGCTCGTTTTTAATCAGGTGATACAAGATTACCAACAATACAAAGCCGAGAACTTCCCTGACTTCAAGGGTTTCCCAGAGATTAAGAGCCAGTTGGACCCTATCCAATCGGTCCTCAAGGTCGGATGGTATGTGGTCGTTCCCAACAGGTTCCTTATCGACTCCAATGAAGAAGAACTCTGGAATAGTTAACTCCCCTATATCTGTCATTACTGGAATAATGGACCCATGGATTCTTGGAAGAAGTGCATCAAATGCGACCACAGCGTTATCGCTGGGGTGTGTGAGATTGACACGTGCAAGTGCATTTGCGAGACCATAACCCGTGACGAATACTCATCAGATGAGGTCTGGTAATGACACTAAAGAGCAAAGCCAAGAAGGTTTACGGTCCTTATCCAGATAAGGCTGAGGGCGGTCGTATGAAGATGACCATTTACGACCCAAAGACTGGTAAGAACACTGGCAGCACTTATGCCGCCCGTTACAAGAAAGAAAAAGAATTAGGTCGCACTCTTCCTAAGACAGAGCAAGTTGACCACAAGAACAACAACAAGAAAGACGATAGCGCCAAGAACCTTCAGGTGATGAGTCGTTCTAAGAATATTGCAAAAGGCAACCAACACAGAAAGAAGAAAAAGTAATGGCACTAGGAAATGTAGGAAACCCAGTTCCACCAGTTACCACTGCACAACCAGGAACAGTAGAGCGTATGCTTGAGGTTGCTAAGTCACAGGTTGGTGTTATCGAGGGTCCAAAGGATAACGAAACACTTTACGGCGCTTTTACAGGCGCTAACTTCCAGCCATGGTGCGGCTCACTCATGATGTGGTGTGCAAAGCAGGCTGGCGTAACAATCCCTAACACTGTTTACACACCTAACGGTGCAGCAGCATTCAAGAAGGCTGGTAAGTGGGCAGATGCAGCAAATGCTCATCCACAACCAGGCGACTTGATTTACTTCTCATTTATCCCACACGCACTTCCATCTAGCCCAATTCAACATGTGGGGATTGTCGTAAAGGACAATGGAGACGGCACTGTTACAACCATCGAAGGAAATACAACCCCTGACTCAAAGCCAAAGGGTTCTCCTAACAATGGTGGCGAGTGCGCCATGAACGTCCGTGCATACAAGGTCGATAACAAGCGCCACCTCTGGTGCTCTATCGTCGGTTTTGGACGCCCAGACTACGCAGGTGCCGCAACAGACTCACACCCAGCCACTCCACCTGCCCCTAAAGCGGTCCCACCGTTCCCAGGACAGGTTAAGCCAGGCGACAAGGGTGATGCGGTCAAGTTGATTCAACAAGCCCTTGATTTGGACGCTGATGGCGATTACGGCCCTGCTACCAAGAAGGCTATCATCGCTATCCAAGACAGCCACGACGCTATCGATTCTAACGGAATCGTCGGTCCTAAGACTTGGGCCGAAATTATGAAGCATTTGGACTAATCGGACATTGAACACAACCCCTCTAGCCTCTGGTAGGCTAGGGGGGTTCTCACATTACTAGGAGGCAAGATGACGACGATTGCAGCGATTCAGGGTAACGGTTGGGTTGTTATGGGTGCAGATACCCAAAGCACCGTTTCTGAATATAAGAGACTGAAGATGTCGAATGACAAAGTAATCGACAACAACGGAATCCTTATTGCTGGTTGCGGCATGGGTCGTGGCATGGATTTGCTACAGAAGGCGTGGAAAGCGCCTCGCCCACGCAAGGCACGTATGACTGTAGATGAACTAGACGCATGGATGGCAAAGACCTTCATCCCTCAAATGCGTAAGTTGTTTATCGACGGTGGATACGACATGAAGGATGATGGCGAGTACGCACAGCACGAAGGTGCGTTCATTGTCGCTGTACAGGGCGTTGTGTTCTACATTGACGACGACTACTCATTTGACCGTGAGGCTCGTGGTGTTACTTCGTCAGGTAGCGGTGGAGATTTTGCCGCAGGTTCTCTGTATAAGAAAGACCTCAGCACACTTGAGAAGGCAAAAAAGGAAATGGCTACTGCCATTGACGCTGCTAGAGAATACGATGTGTACTCTGGTGGAGAGACTAGGATTTATACACAAGTCGCAAAATAAGATAGGGTTAATACATGGAACAACTTTCAAATCGACAAAAGAAAATCGAATTAGGCAAGGCTCGTCAGTTAGAGACCTTGTTCGCTAAGCGACGCCAAGAAGCAGAAGAGCGCTGGACAAATGCTCAAATCAAGGCTGCAGGGTTTCAATCCGTGCTGGACTATGCGGTTGACCAATACACGCAGCACAAAGACGAGTTAGAAGAAGAAGTGATTACTAAAACAGAAGAAATGATTAAAGAACGTCAAGAAGAAATAAAGCAGTTTCTTATGACAGAGAAAGATATCTATTTAGAAAAGATGGGAATACAGGCGGACTAATATGAACCCAAGTGATTTTGGATTAGAAGTAACAGTAGAGATTATCAATCCTGCAGAAGCAGAAGCATACCTAAAGAACAATGCTATGCACCGTAAGATTAAGCAGAAGAAGGTTGATGAATACAAGAACCAGATGGTGGACGGTAAGTGGCAACTCAATGGTAAGGCTCTTATCTTTGACTCCAACGGTCGTCTACTCAATGGTCAACATCGCCTTAGTGCCGTTGTGCAATCTCAAGTCCCACTCACCACAGTTGTGATTCGTGGAGTTGACCCATCGGTTCTAGAGACTAATCCTGAAAATGGCGTCATAATTGAGGAATGAGTAAAAACCACGAATTCGAAACTGGCTCTAACAAGCGCAGTAAGAAGGCTGTGATTTTTGACCTAGATGGAACACTGGCGGATATAGAGGATTATGAAGCGCTCCACAAAATTGATAGCGACGAGTTTCGTGTTGCTGCTCGTCATGCCGAGGCTTATCCACACATTGTGGCTTTGGCAAAAGAGGCGAGAGCCAAAGGACGAGATGTAATCATCCTGACCGCCAGGTCAGCCCACTATAGGGACGACACCAAAAAGTGGCTTCATGCCCATGACGTCCCTTATGACCAACTCTTTATGCGCCCTATCGATAACCACGAGAAGGACAAGAAGGTCAAGAAAGAGATTCTGAAAGAAAACGTCTTGCCTAATTTTGAGGTCAAGAAAGCCTACGATGACAAGAAAAAGAATGTTAAAATGTTCCGTAGTGAAGGCATAGACGCAAAGAGGGTAAATTGAAGAAGCAAAAGCCACAGTTGGTTCAACCTACTTCGGGGGACTTTCGTCTAAACCAAACTGCACCCATATTCAATGACAGGCGCACAAAACGTAATCGTGACCGTTCGACACAATCTCGGCAAGCAATCGAACGGAGTAAAGATGAAAGATAACTTGAAACTTTTTTATAACATTATTTTCCGCATTATTGCGGCATTCACTGCAAGCGCCCTTGGCGTTATCGGTGCTGGTGCTGTAGCGGGTATCTCAACTATTAAGGCTATGAGCGTTGCAGGTATTACTGCCGTTGCTGCTGTTGTTGAGAAGTTGGCTCGTGGATTCATGGATGATGGCAAGTTGACTCTCGATGAGATTAACGCTGCCTTCTCTGCGATTGACACTCAGGCTAAGACTGCTGCTGACCTTCAGGTTGAAGCACGTCAGGCAGGAACAGACATCACTGTAGGTGCAGACGGAACTATCAAGGCCGCTGCTCCAGCAGCACCAGCAGATGCTCCAGCAGCAGATGCTCCTGCTCCAGTTGTTGCTGACGGTCCTGCTCCAGTTGCAGTTCCAGCAGAAGCCGCTACAAACCCAAACTACAACTAATTACCAGTTGAATAAAACCCTGAGCCTTTGAACTGAAGGCCAAAGGGAGTATAGACTCGCTGAAGAGCGTAGCCACACGTATCGCAGACATACTTAGGTTCTGCATCGTGGATGCTACGCTCTTTTTCGTAGTTAATGTCGCACTCAATGCAGGCGTACTCATAAATCGGCATTGTCGTCTTCCGTTTCATCTAGTGGAATACCGTTAACGTATTTCCATCTCCAACTATTACTGTTCTCTGCGGTAATTCTTCTGTGGCAGTTAGCGCATCTAACTTCGCCCTTTTTTAACTCTTCTATAATCCTATCAATAGCAATGGTGTCACGTATGGCATGGTTAATGCCAAATTCTTTACCTGTTACGTGGTCAAACTCTAAAACCAGCAGGTCTGTCTCACCACAGTCTACGCAGGGGTTTTGTGCGTAGAAATCAGCCAGTAATTTACGTATGGCAACTTTTCGGGTCTGCCTAGTGGTGTATATTTTGTCTTTACGTGGCAATAAGTTCTTTTCGTAATCATCACGTTGATAGATGCTTTGGCAAGGTCTGCAGTAAGGCTGCACCCCACTTGCTCGCTTTTTGTTGTATTCCGTTAGTGGCTTTGTTTCACCACACATATTGCACGTCTTCATAGACAGCCTTTCACTCCGTATAGGTATCCCTATGCTTCTGCTCACAATACCGTGCTAAGGATGCAACCACAAATCGAGTGCCGCAAACCTCGCAGATGTATCTTTTGTCGTAGGCGTCTATGGTCTTATTATGCGCTTACAGTTACTGAAAAAGGGGGCAAAATTAGAGCATGATTTCTCAACCACAATTTGGCTCACAAGCGATGTCTGCTAGTAAGCAGGCAACTCCTGAGTCTGACAAGTTTGATGGTCCAGGTGGAATCAACACTCCTGGTGGAGAGAACAAGTTTGCTGCTAATTCAAACGCTCCACTTCCAAAGCCAGGGTTCAGTTCATGACAACCGCAGTTAGCCAAAAAGAGTTAACTGCAGAAGACCGTTGTGACCGTTGCTCCGCTAGAGCGCTTGTTCGTGCAACTTTGACAAATGGTGAACTTTATTTTTGTGGTCATCACGCAAAAGAAACTGGGTACACACTTTTGATGAAGTCTGTGTCTGTGTATGACCCAGAAGGACTTCTTGATTATGCCGACCGATAGAATGTCAACGCCTCCTACGGCGTTCTCATATCCGTTAACGTCAACGGCGTACTACTACCAAGGACGTCCCACACCTTTTGCTCCCGATTCTTTCTACCAAATAGGTCATGGCATGTTTGGTGGACCAAATGGAACTTATGGCAGTTATTCTTACGGACCTAATGTCCAACCAGTAGACATGAAAAACGACAGACAGAGGCAAACAGGTGAGTAATCTTAATTCAGCACAGTTCGACCGAGCATTCGACATTGAAGCACAGCAGACTCGTAAGAAGATGCGTCGTGGTCTTGAGGGCGCTTATGCAGGAATCGGAAGTAACTACGCTAATTACCCATACATGATTGGCGCTATGGGAACTGGTGGAGATATGACTGCTCACCATGAACAGGGAGAACTTTCTGAGAACATGGGAGAGACTGCAGAAGACCATGTCAATGAATCAATGGGTGCTGCAACTAATGGTGTTGTAGATACACAAGCAGCGGCTCCAACATCTGATGGTGGCGGCATTGGTGGAACTATGACTTCAGCGGTGGCAATGTGATGGGAAAGCAACTAAACCGTAAAGTTCTAAAGGTAAACAATCGCAGAAGTGTTAAACAAGAGTTTACTTTTAATAACAACCTTGGTTACAAATCAAAAGCAGACCCAAGCATCGTTACCTGGGCAAGTCCTGGTAAAGGTATGAATGGTGAGTCTGTGAACTCTTCTGGAGACGTTGGTTCACGACAAATTGCGAATAGGAACTGGCGCCCAATCTAAATTGGTACACTGCACTCGTTGAGGGGGCAATAAGCATTCCGAGGGGAATACTTGACCAGACTACGTTTATACGTAGCACAATTCGTATTACTAGTTAGCGCTCTATATCCGCTATTACTTGCATCACCAGCACACGCTGATACCTACACATTAGACCAGTACAACGCACAGGTTGCTGCTGCTACTGATGCGGTTCAGGCTGCTCAAACAGCGCTTGACTCTGCCAATGCAACTCTTTCTGCAGACATCACCGCAAAGGCTATTGCTGACCAAGCAGTGGTAGATGGCGCTACCGTAGTAGCACAAGCGCAGGCTGCTTATGACAACAGTTCTATCCCAGTAGTCTCACAAAATGGTTCTGGTATTCACGTAGATATTTACAACAATACTTACCATACTTTTTCCCCTAACCCATCAACCCTGTGTCGTTCAGACACGTTTTCTCAGATTGCTGCTAACTGGGGCAATGGTTCCGTTGCTGGGTGTAATAGTGACCGTGTGACCATCCATTACACAGGAACACTTACTGTTCCAACAACAGGCTCTTATAGGTTCATGAACATAGCCGATGATGGTTTTTATATGACTTTTAATGGTCAGTTGCTTATTAACGATTGGCGTGACAAAGGCTGTGGAGGTTCTTGGAGCCAGTACGTCACCCTAACTGCAGGAACCCCGTACCCATTTGATGCTTGGTATTACGAAAATGGTGGAGGCGCTTGTTCTACGCTCTACTATGCAACACAAGGCACTAACCAGAACGTAGTTCCAGCATCGTGGTTTGGAACAGCAACAACCGCTTACGCTAAAGATGATTCGCTTCTTCCCGCAATTCAAGCAGCCCAAACCGATGAGACGAACCGTCAAACAGTAGCCGCTCAACTTGCAAACCAGGTGACTGCAGACCAAGCAGCGGTCGATGCTGCTCAAACATCCCTAGATGCAGCAAAAGCAGCCCTTGCTGCTATTCCTCCTATGGAGATAGACCCACCCACAAACCTTGTTGCAACGGTAGATAGTGGAAGCGTAACGTTGAGTTGGAATGCACCTGCTGCAAATCTTATTCCAGAACGGTATGCAGTAATGTGGACTGTTCCTGGTGCTAATGGTTGGGGAGTAGCCTCTACCACAACTTCAATTACTTTAGATAAACAACTATTTTCTTCGACAGGTGGTTGGAATCAGGATTACACATTTACGATTCGTTCTGACCACGATACTGCTCGTCTGTATTCTCAATACTCAAATCCTGTGACTGTTCATCTGAATGACCCAAATCCACCAGTTGTCGTAGTGATTCCTCCATCGCCATCCGAGACTCCAACATCCACGGTTGAGAGTCATACCGTTGTTGACGTTCCCACTCCTTCACCTTCCGAGTCTCCGTCTCAAGAAACCACAACACCGCCAGTCCAAGACACAACAACGGTGCAAACACCAATACCGTCACCAAGTCCATCACCTACACCAACACCTTCACCAGAGCCGTCAACAGAACCACAACCACAATCGCCGCCTCAAACAGACACATCAACAGCGACAACGCCTTCAGAACCACTTAATCCTCCGTCTGATTCTCAAACAGTGACGGTTGATACCACGACTGCTGTTGTTGTGGATACATCGACTGTAACTGTCCAGCCTCCATCACCTCAACCTTTGCCTCAGCCTGAGCCAGTGACTCCTGTTGTGGCACCCGTAGTTCGTCCAGAGCCTTCTCCAAAGCCCGCTCCAGCGGAAACACCCAGTCCTCAACCCGACCCTTCTCCGACACCTGAACCCTCTGCAAGTGCTTCACCTGCGCCAACACCGACGCCAACTGATACCGCATCTCCTAAACCCGACCCTTCTGCATCGCCCACAGCAAAGCCAACACCAGAACCAAGCCCGACACCACAACCGACCCCATCACCCACGCCAAGCGCTTCAGCCCAACCCGAAGTGACTCCTTCACCACAGCCCACCCAACCATCGCCAACCCCAGCGCCAACAGCACCAGCACCTGCTCCCGCATCTGCAAACCTCATTCCTGATAATCCTAATTCCTTGTCTGACACTACACCAAAAGTTGCCCCTGCAGAAGTTCTAGTCGCTCACGTTCAGGTAGATAAGCCTGGAGTAGAAAACGGCGGAATTGAGTTCTTTGGAACAAAGAGCGCCCCACAAGTTGTAGGAGAAGATGGAAAGTTAACTCCTCCTGCTCCACCTCCAGGTTCTGGACTACCCATTCCTCCAGAGGCAATCACAGTTGCGTCTACCTTTATCGGACAACCAGGTGGAACTACCTTCAACGCACCAGACGTAGCCGTGCCTGTTATCGAAACCCCAGTTACAGGCGCTATTGCAGCAGTACCTGGAGTGCAAGCACTAAACCACGCATTCGTCGCTATGGCGAATATCGGAAACGACATGTCTCCTGTTACAAGAAAGAAAGCAAAGAAAATCTTGGTAGTGACAACCGTCATTGCCGCCGTTCGTAGAAAGTTTGGTAACTAATGAAGCAATTCTTCAAGGATGTCTCTAAAGACTTCTTCAGCGAAATCTGGACCTTTGTAGGTCTATTCTCAGCATGGCTCGTCCTTACGGGAAGCGCCAAGACAGTCATTGGTAAAGTAACTCTTGCGTCATTTATCGTGTGGATTCTTACGCTTAGACTGCGTAATCCAAAAGAATAAAGAACAATTAGTTACTCACTTTAGGAGACGAATCTGTGACAACCTTCTTTACCACGCTGGGTATTGTTACTGGCGCCCTCATCAGCCTTGGCATCATTCTTCGACCAGTTCTAAAGAAGATAAAGCGTTGGGGCACATGGATGGAACGCTTCATGCGGGATTGGGAAGGCGAAGAAGCCGAACCTGGTCGTGACCGTGTCCCAGGGGTCATGGAACGCCTTAACAAGTTAGATGGAGAACTGACAAATAACGGCGGTTCTACCGTCAAGGACAAGGTCGATAAACTATATAAGAACCAGTCAGTTCTTATGGAGGCCTTTGTAGAAATGGGTGAACGCCTAATTTCTATTGAAAATTGTTTAACGAATACCCCTTCAGAAGAAGAAAACTAGGAGACGATTAGCACATGAGTATGATGAATTCGTCTCCAGCCAACCATGGAAGTTCTACATGGAACCCTGTTGAGGCCCTTACTCGTAAGTTAAGCGAGAAGGTGCAAAAGAAGGCAGCAGAAAATCAAGGCGGTATGCAAAAAGCACAGTCTCTTGACCACGCTACACAGATGCAAGCAAACCAACATGACCATGACCTAAAGATGCTCGTAGCAGGTCACGTCCTTGGTAAGGACGCTGCAGAACAAGCGCATGGTCATACTATGAAATTAGAAACATTACGTGGCAAGAATGCAGTTAGCCTTTCTCAAACAGAAGCAGAAGGCCGACTTAAAGAACAAGTTGCTGGACAACGTCACGAAAAGCGTATGGCTGTTCTTAACCATAACAACACCATGGAACAGGCTGCACAAAGCCATCACCTTGCAACAGGTTGGTTGGGAAGCACACTTCGTCATGCAGAAGGTGGCTCTCCTATCTCTGTAAGCCACAACGGTATCTCAGCAAGTTTTGTTAAGAAGACCCCGAAGCAAAAAGCAGAGGCTCCAGCACAAGAAGCACCTGCTCAAGAAGCGCCAGCAGAAGAACAAAAGCCAGCACCAAAGTTTGTTGGTCAAGATAAGAGCGGTCGCTTTGTAAGTTCTAGCGTCCCTACTAAGGGACCTAATGCTGGAAAAGCACCTAGCCTTCCTAAGTCATCTGCTGGAACAGGAACGACCCCTAAGAAACCACGCACACCAAAGGCATAATACATGGAAACAAAATGCGCTAACTGCACAGAAGACGCTCACTACGTCTACCAGATTGCTGAAAACACAAAGATTCTTTATTGCACAAAGCACCTTCCAAAATTCTTACAGAATGCTAAGAAGGCTGGACTTCTACAAACAACCGACTCCTTCGTTCAAGCAGTAAACGACGTTAAAGAGAAAATCAATGCGCCTGTTACTCCTGAACCAACTGTTGCACCTACTTCGGAACCAGACCCAACACCTGAACCTGAAGCAGAGACTGCACCAGTGAAGAAAGCGGCTGTTAAAAAGACGGCAAAATAATGCCTATCGTTCGTAAGTTCGCAATCCAAGGTCATGCTGTACCATCTACAGTGCACAGCCCAAGAGGTCCGTTTCCCCCTGAAGTTCTAGCCCAACCTCAGATGGAAATAGAGGAACACCATTCCGACTCCTTACACGTAGGACTAGACGATATACGCTTCTTCAAGTGCAGGGCTTGCGAAGAAGTACTTCTTGAGACTGAACTAGACAATCATGATTGTGAGGAAATAAATGGCTACTAACCAAGATGGTCACCTTCTCGATTCAAAGGGAAACGTGGCAGTAGATTTTGTGTGGGGTAACTTCCCACTACAACCAAACGACGTTCGTCGTGACAATGGTGGAACCAACCTTGACTACACCCTTGACTCACACAACATCGCAGAAAGCGCATACAACGGCTACCCACAGTACACACCAAATGACGACGGTGCCTTTACTGCTGGCGTTGCTTACGTTGTAGTTCCAAATGTTTTGGGTCAACTTACAGCAGACGCTGTAGACACACTCACCGACTCAGAATTCACCATTACAACTGCAGGTGCTGCTACAAACTCACCTAAGACAGTTACCGCTGTATCACGTGCTTCAGGCGGCGTAGCAGTTCTTACCGCTTCAGGCGCTGGCGCAGCATACGCAATTGGAACTAAGGTTACAATCGCTTCTGTTGATGCAACTGTAAACGGTACTTGGACAGTTGTTGACAACGCAACAAACTCAATTTCTGTTGCTACAACAACCACCACTGCACTCTCACTAACAGGCCTTTCAGGAACTGTTGTTGGTGTAACTGGAACAATCAAGTCCCAGTCAATTTCAGCAGGTGCTGGAAACATTGCAGTAGGTGCAGCAATCACAATTACTCCTTGGGCATAACCCAAAGGTAACTGAATGACTCGTGCGGGCGGTGGTGCTTCCTTCGGTAAGAAGGTTGCGCTGCCGTCTTCACAAGAACTACAGCAGTCTCTAGGTGCTGGCAAAGTTTATGGCTTTACACAAGCCCAAACTAGAGGAATGTATCAAGCCACAGGGTTCTCTAACCCATTTGAGTCTCTCCCTACCGCTTCTTCTAAGGGCGCTTTCTTTGAGACTATTTCACTTTTAGGTTCGCAAGATACGATGGATTATTACAATCCACAATCGTATAACCAAGTTGCAAAGCGTAACCAAGCAGGACAAGCCCTCGGTCCAGGTATCGACCAAGATGTTTATTACATTGACAGAGACGGTAACTTTGTAGACCGCTCTTCATACCGTCAGTCATACGATGTAGATGATGACACTGGCGAACTTGTTGTTCCAGGTATTGCAGGACCTCAAGGTGAAGAAGGCGACGCTCCAGCGCCAATCACTATGGTTCCAACCTCTACTACTAATCCAGGGCGTCCACGTACCGTTGCTGCTGGTTACGACGGTACTCGACAGGTAATCACCGTCGTATTCCGTGATGGTACTTTTTACAACTATTACGAAGTCTCGGCATCTGAGTGGCAAGCATTTAAGTCCCGTGTATCTAAGGGTAAGTACATTTACCAAGAACTTGACTATCACCCACGTGGACCTGCGAATACTAGTAGCATTCCCGCTGGCGTTCGTGAGTCCTTGTACAGGCTCTCACGTGCAGTACAGGTTCAACGCCAAGGTAAGCAAAAAGCGACTAAGAAGAGTTCCACTAAACCTAAAAAGAGGTAGACGTGCCAAAGGTACACAACATCGGCCCAGCATTCGTACAAGTAACCAAGTTCCCTTATGAGTGGAATAAGAAGGTTGTTGTCCGTGGTTGGACTCAAGAAATCGAAGAACCTTTTAGAACCTCCAAGCCTTTTATAGTACGCTTACCTAAGTACAAGGCACTAGTCTTAGGTTTTTGGACAGGTAATAAAACTGAAGAAGAAGCATTAAATGGCGCACTAGAAACACGGGAAGTGACATACGATGATTTTACGGAAGAAGCAGGATGGACAGCCCCAGACGAAAGTGGAGAAGAGAGTCTCGAAAATCTCTACTCCAGACTTGATAATGTGGATGGAGCAGTCGATGTACACGATTGGCAAACATATTACCGCTTGGCAAAGGAATCAGAGCGAAACTGACTTGGACGAAGTTTTACTTGGTTCTGAGGTTTTTTACGCAATTGCTAAAGAACTCAAGCGACGTGCCTAAGTTGTGGTACGCTTCTCTTGCTTTACCTCTCTCTAGGTCTGGCGAAGACCCACTGCAAAGTGGGTCTAGTCATTTAACGAGGACTCATGGATAATTACGACGAAGAAAAATTTGAAGAGATTAACCCAGAGTTTTATCTCAACGATGAAGAGCCTATTCAGGAAGAAGAAGTCGAAGAACTCGATGAACTCTCCCAACAGTTTGTAGATAAACTTGTCGACAAGATTATGGACTTCCTTAAAGTCTTGGTTGGTCATGACCTACACCCTTATCAAAAGCCTTTAGCACGCCGCATCATTGAGTCTGTCATCATTAACGATGGCGAAGAAATCACAGCACTTGCTGCACGTCAGTCAGGTAAATCAGAAACAGTTGCTGACGTAGTAGCCACACTGATGGTTCTTCTTCCACGTCTTGCAAAGTTGTACCCAGACCTTCTCGGTAAGTTCAAAGACGGGTTATGGGTTGGACTCTTTGCTCCTACAGAAGGACAGGCTGAAACACTCTTTGGTCGTACTGTGACCCGCCTCACATCTGAGCGTGCGCTAGAGATTATGGGCGACCCTGAAATCGATGATTCCGCTGCTCGTGTGGGCGGCGTCACACGCCAGATTAAGTTAAAGAAGTCTGGCTCTACCATCACGATGATGACTGCTAACCCACGTGCAAAGATTGAGTCTAAGTCATTCCATCTCATCGTTATCGACGAGTGCCAAGAAGCAGACGACTTCACCGTATCTAAATCAATTTCGCCAATGCTTGCGTACTACGCAGGAACAATGGTTAAGACTGGAACTCCTACAACCAGTAAGAATAACTTCTATCGTGCAATTCAAATGAACCGCAGACGTCAGACTGGTCGTGGTGCACGACAAAACCATTTCCAATGGGACTGGAAAGAAGTTGCAAAGATTAACCCCAACTATGCGACTCACATTAAGAAAGAGATGCTTCGCATCGGAGAAGACTCAGATGAATTTCAAATGTCTTACAACTGTAAGTGGCTTCTTGAAAGAGGAATGTTTGTTACAGCGAGCATTATGGAAAAGTTGGGCGACACATCTCAAGAACTGGTTAAGTCATGGCACAAGACCCCCGTCGTTGTGGGAATCGACCCTGCTCGCAAAACTGACTCGACAGTCGTTACTGTGGTATGGGTTGACTGGGATAGGCCTGATGAGTTTGGTTACTTTGACCATCGTGTATTGAACTGGCTGGAGATGCAGGGCGACGATTGGGAAGAGCAGTACTACCAAATCGTTAACTTCTTGGAGAACTACGATGTACTCGCTGTCGGTGTAGACGCCAACGGTGTTGGTGACGCAGTTGCTCAACGTTTGAAGTTGCTTTTGCCTAGAGCCGAAGTTATGCCAGTAACCTCTAGCCCTTCTGAGCAGTCAAAGCGTTGGAAGCATCTACAGGCTCTTATTCAAAGAGAAATGATTAGTTGGCCTGCCCATGCAAAAACACGGCGCCTACGTACTTGGAAAAGATTCCATCAACAGATGGTGGATGCCGAAGTTACCTTCAAGGGTCCTAATTTCCTTGTAGCAGCCCCAGACGAGTCCTATGCCCACGATGACTTTGTGGATTCTTTATCGATTGCTTGTTCTTTAACGCAGAACCTAGTTATGCCAGAGGTCGTTGCCTCTAGCAATCCTTTTTTCTAGTTAAACAACAAAAGTTACCCAAAAGGGTGGAAACTATTGCCTAGGAAAAGGCCTTTCCGTATCCATCCTTAAGGAGTAAGTATGACAATCTCACCAGCACCTAAGTTCCCAGAGCGTGCACCACAAGTTTACGAAATGAAGGCTGCAGGCAATGCAACCCGTCGTGGTCCACTTCGCTTTGAAGAGGGAATTGCAACAGACACAGACGTCCCAACAGATTTCCAAAAGGGAATGCAACAGGGCATGGTCTCTGCTGCAGGACGCCCAAACCACAACGCAAACGTCTTCGAGAAGCCTGCTGCAGAGACTCTCTCTGAGCGTGCTCACGTAGGTTCAGCCGCATGGGTAGAAGCACCAACATTCCTTGGTGAGTTCGCACATGGCACCTATGGCGACAACTCAGCAGCAAAGATTGAGACCAAGGTTGTCTCAGGCGGACGCTCACAGCGTCAATCCGCAACAGTCGTAAACGACTAAGTTAGTACAGACACCGATACGCCCCCGCACTAGTGTGGGGGCTATCGGGTTATATTTCGGAGGAGATAGACATGGCTAGTAAGCCAGCGAATATTAAGTTGTACAACATGATTGTTGCACAAGCGAAAGCAAAGTATTCCACTTACCCAAACCCAGGTGCTAGTCACTGGGTTCATAAGCGTTATGTCGAGAGTGGCGGAAAGTTTATCGAAACAACAGAAGATGACCGTAAGAAGACAATGCAGAAGCGCAAAGCAGAAAACGAAAAGCGCAAAAAGTTTTCAGAAAAAAAGGTAGACGATAAAAAGTCTGACAAGAAGGATAAAGGCAAGAAGTAATGTCATTTCTTGATTTTAGTCCACCGTCCTACAGAGCAGCGTCCTCTGACCTTACTATTTCCATTTCCCCATTGGGACTTGTTGAACTTGCTGACGAAGAATTTGAAGTACACGGTCCTCGACTAAACCGTTACTCACTTAACTGGGCGATGTACCTTGGACACCATTGGGGGTATCGCCGTGAAACTGGCGAAATGCAAATCGCTGTTAACTACTATCGTGCGTTCAACGATTATCTATCCCGTTTCGTTTTTGGTCGTGGCGTTCATTTTCGTTCTCCTAAAGCGACAGAAGCCATCGTCCCTGACCGCCTTGAAAGAATCTGGGAAGTAGACAATGACAAGATGCGTGTGCTTCTTGAGATTGGTCAACAAGGCGGAATTACTGGCGACGTATTTGTAAAGGTTGCATACGAAGAGCCTTGGGAAGACACCGCAGGATTAGCACACCCAGGTCGTGTTCGCATCTTGCCTATGAACTCATCATTCTGTTTCCCTGAGTTCCACCCACATGACCGCACACGTTTGCTACGTTTCAAGCAGAAGTATCGTTTCTGGGGAACATCCCTTGAAGGTACACGCCAAGTATTTACATACACAGAAATCCTTACTGACGACGTCATTGAGGAATACATCAACGATGAACTAATTGATTCACGCCCTAATCCACTGGGTATCATCCCTGTAGTTCACATTCCTAACGTTCCCGTTTCGGGTTCACCGTGGGGTCTCGCAGACGCACACGACATCATCACTATCAACCGTGCATATAACGAAATTAGCACTGATGTCGCAGACATCATTAACTACCACGCATCACCTGTAACGGTAATCGTGGGTGCTAAAGCCTCTAACCTAGAAAAGGGTGCTAAGAAGGTTTGGGGCGGTCTTCCAAAAGATGCTCAAGTCTTCAACCTAGAAGGTGGCGCTTCAGGCATTGACGGAGCCTTGAAGTACCTCGAACTTCTAAAGCGCTCAATGCACGAAATCATGAACATCCCAGAAACCGCACTGGGACAAGTTCAACCTATCTCCAACACCTCTGGTGTAGCGCTTTCTATTCAGTATCAACCACTGATGAACCGTTACTCACAGAAGATTGCTCAGTACGGCAAGGGCATTGAGAAGATTAACGAAATCGCTCTTCGCACCCTAGCCATCAAAGAGCCACAAACCTTTATCTATGACCCAAATACAGATGGTCCAATCAAGGAAGGTCAACTAGACCGCCTTGACCCTAATGACCCAATTACCTACATGAACTACGTTCAGTTCCCTCCTCCACTTCCACTAGACAAGTTGATTGTTCTCAACGAAATCCAGACGAAGTTGGGAATGGGCCTTGAGTCCAAGGAAGGCGCTTTGCGTACCCTTGGAGAAGAGTTCCCAGAAGAGAAGTTGCAAGAGATTCGTGAAGAACTCAAGGCCGATGCTGAAGCAGATGGCGCTCTACAACTTATCAAGATTCAGATTCAGAAGCAGATTATGGACATTACTGGCATGATGCCAGGACCTGACGGTAACTCTGCTATTCCTATGGAACCACAGCAACTAGGCGATGGTGACGTTTTGGGCGATGGAGTTACTGGTTCTGCTGACCAAACTCCAACCACTCCAGAAGACCAAGCCATCAACCTAGAGGCTGAGGCTGACATCCGAAACAAACTTGTTACCGATGCGTATGGAACCAAGATTCCTCAACGCAGAAACGTTGACAAGGACCAATAAGTTTCTGATAAAAAATATCAGGATATAGCGAGACAAATCATTACAAATGTAATGCAATTGTCTCATAACAACCCAGGGATACGCCGCAAGGCATTCGGACAACTAACCAAGAAAGATAAGTGACCTAAATGGCAGATAACGAAGTAATGGACACGCCAGAAGTGGCAGTCCCAGAAGTTAGTGAGGCACCTATGGCTTCTTATAGCGCTGACGATATTGCGAAAGCACGTGAGCAAGAGAAGGCTAAGTTGTATCCTCAGATGGAAAAAATGAAAGAAGAACTTGCTGCATTGAAGAAGGCCAAAGAAGAAGAGGCTGCAATTCGTGCAGAAAAGGAAGCAAAGCGTGCTGCTAAAGAAGCAGAACGTGCTGCTAAAGAAAAAGAAAAGCAAGAAAAGGAACTCTCATTCAAGGAACTCCTCAGTAAGAAGGAGCAAGAATTTCAGACTCAACTTGAGGCTGAACGTCTTGAAAGAGAAAAGGCTTTTGCCCTCCTTGAAAAGGAACGTGAATACCAAGAACTAACGAACTACCGTCAATCACGACTAGAGCAAGAACGAGATGTAATCGTTCCTGAACTTATCGATTTGATTCAAGGTAATTCAAAAGATGAAATTGAGCAGAGCATTTCAGTGCTTAAGGAGAAGTCCACAAGCATCTTGCAATCTGCACAAGCGGCGATGCAAAACGCAAAGCAGCAAATGGCAGGCACACGTATCACTGCGCCTGCATCAGGACCCCTCGATAATGATTCGGACCAACAAATCGCTACTCCTGATTCGGTCAGGGACATGTCATTGGCGGACTATGCGAAGAATAGAGCCAAGTTACTTGGCAGCGCAGCCAGCAATCGTGGTCAGGGACTGTTCGGTTAATCCCCCCATCAACAACTAATGAAAGGACTTGACCTCAATGGCAAGTGCAATTACAGGAACAGGGCAACTCGCAGGCGCCCCAACCGCTTACTCAGGTGCTAATAGCAGCCTGAACCAAGCAATCCAGACAATCTGGTCCAAGGAAATCTTGTTCCAGGCAATGCCAATTCTTCGTTTCGAGCAGTTTGCAGTTAAGAAGACTGAACTTGGTGTAGCACCAGGTCTTCGTGTGAACTTCCTCCGTTACAAGAACTTTGCTGTCGATGCAACACCACTTACAGAAGGTGTTCGTATGACAACAAATGCTCTTACAGCAGAGCAAATTGCAATCACAGTTGCAGAACACGGCTACGCAGTAGCAGTTTCTGA